AGAGATCGAGTTTCACCAAATCCTGCATGAGATATTTGTTTGCCAAAATAAACTCTCCGGCCAGGGTTCGGCGATTATAAATATTCGACGTAATGGGTTCAATGCACTCATTATAACCGAGAATTTGTGACGTAGACGCAGTGGGCATAGGTGCCAAAAGCAAAGAATTTCTTAACCCATGCGTTTGTATCTCTGTCTTCAGAGTTGTCCAGTCATACCGACCTGGTTCCGGTTCCACATTCCACATATCATATTGGAGAATACCCTGGCTCGCCGGAGATCCTACGAATGTTTCGTAAGCACCATCTCGCATTGCCAAGTCACAAGACTCTTCTAGCGCAGCATGGTAAATGGTTTCGAAGATTCGCTTATTGAGTTGTCTTGCTTCGTCTGAAGCAAATGGGAAACCCAGTATCATGAAGACATCAGCCAGACCTTGCACACCAATACCAATCGGACGATGACGCAAATTACTACGCTTGGTTTTTTCTGTGGGATAATAGTTGATATCAATAACACGATTTAAATTATAGGTGACGACACGGGAGACCTTATGTAGTTTCTCAAAATCAAAGGAGTTGTCCGCGGGGGAAATAAATGCGGGGAGGGCGATGCTTGCCAAATTACAAACTGCCGACTCTTCTTCGTTTGAAACCTGAATTACTTCCGTGCATTGTGACGTTAACACGCCATTAAAAATTCCCGCATGGCGCTTCGGTTCTGTAAAACAAAATGTGTTGTCTCGACGCTCTAATGTAGTCACAGATGCAATCTTCACAAATTGTGTCGCATTTCGGTTCGGTGCAACAATGTTTTCCATCTTCAACCGCTTGGGGGAAAACCCCAAATCTTTCAAGGCGATGAGATCACACGAAGTAATTAGCAAACGATACACGGGTTGTGTTGCGAAATCTCGATGACCACCCTTTCCGTCGGGCAAATTGCTCGTGACCGCATCGCGCATTTTCCTCAGTTTGGGATTTACACCACATGTTTGTAACATCATCTTCACATCGAATAAAAACTCGGGGTTGATGGACGATACTTGCAGTTGCTTGTTTGTGCCGTTTACAGCGATGCTGCCATCCGCGTCGCAATATCCCGCAAACCAAGCAAGTTTGTCCTGTAAATTCGCATTTTTAGGCACATAAAACTTTTCATCCAAATCCAATGGTAATTGCAAGACAATTCGAGTGTCGTTTTCGGTCATGGTTCTATATTCCATATGTTTCAACAAGTCCTTCTTTTCTCCATACAAATAAGCAGCCGGCTTTTTTACATAAGACATGGCATTGCATTTGTCTATTCTCGTGTTCGGATTATTTTTGATATCTTCCATGGTAAATTCAGTTTCAAAACCAAGGTGACGTTTGCAAAAATAATGCCCGTCCAAGGATCGCCACTCACACTGTTTGTGTTCCGAATGGTTATTTGTATATGTTCCATCTCCGCAAAAAAAGCCGTGAGTGTAAGCATGCTTCATTTTTTCGTTTCCGTCGATCACTGGGTAAGCGCATTTCTGCAATTTATCCCCCATTTTTAAGTCTTTGGCCTCCACCAATTGACAACTCTTTTTGCTATATGAGTTTTGAATGAAAAATTTATGATAAGGGGTGCATGTCAATGTGCAACCATCGTCCGTTTTCACTTCCATGAGTTCTTGATTTTCTCCAGTTTGGAATACTTCCACTTCACTGAATTCTTGACCGTTCCATACATTTGCTTTTTGACCGGCAAGTTGTTGGATTTCCATATGCCCCTTGTCTGTTAAGATTTGGGTTTCGGGAGCAACACATAAATTTGACGACTTTATGGTGCCAATATTTTTCTGATTCGACTTTTTGTTACACGCGTCTTTATACAAAAGATACGGGGTTCCGGTTTCCATTTGTGCGTCTAACACTTGAAACCAAAGTTGTCTTGCCTTTACCGTTGCGCGACCTCTCCCTTCGGCCTCATATTTTGTATAGAGTTCGACAAATTCGTCCCCATACACATCAGAGAGACCCGGGCATTCGTTTGGACACATGAGCGTCCAATTTGCATCGGCCTTTATGCGTTCCATAAATAAATCTGGAATCCAAAGTGCATAGAACAGGTCACGCGCTTTGAGTTCTTCATCGCCATGATTCTTACGCATCTGAAGAAAACTTTCGATGTCTGCATGCCAGGGTTCAAGATAAATCGCGAACGACCCATTGCGCTTACCTCCACCCTGGTCAACATACTTGGCCGTGTTATTAAACACACGTAACATGGGAACAATCCCGTTCGACGAACCATTTGTCCCGCGAATGTGACTCCCCTTCGCACGAACATTATGAATATGCAATCCAATACCACCCGCCAACTTCGAAATCAACGCACAATCCTTCAATGTATTAAAAATGCCATCGATACTATCCTCCTCCATGCTCAATAAAAAACATGAGGACAATTGCGGTCGTGGTGTTCCGGCATTGAACAATGTTGGGGTCGCATGCGTGAAACACTTTTGGGACATATAGTCATACGTCTCCCTTATTTTTTCCAGATTGTCACCATGAATACCAATAGCAACACGAAGCCACATATATTGGGGGCGCTCCACTGTTTTTTTATTGATTCTCGTCAAATACGCGCGGTCCAACGTCTTGAACCCAAAGTAATCGATCAAATAATCGCGGTCATGGACAATCATTTCCTCCAATTCAGTGGGGTATTTGCATACAATTTCATACAATTCTTGGGAAACCAGGGGCGAATGATTTCCTTGTTTATCTAAAAAACGATAGAGTTCCGTCATTGCGTTCACAAATGAGGGGGTCGTGTTTTTATGGTGGTTTGAAATACTAATTCTACCAGCTAAAGCGTTGTAATCCGTATGAATCGACGCCATCGATGCGCATTGTTCTGCGGATAATTCATCGATTTTTGTCGTTGAAATTCCGTCATAGAGTTGATCGATGACCTTCATCACGAGAGCCGTGTAATTGATTTTAATATTGGCCTCTTGACCTAGATTTTTAATGCGTTTCAAGATTTTGTCGAAAGAAACGATCTCTTGATTTCCGTCACGCTTTGTAACATACATTTCATCCGACGCGTCAGTTGGTGTAACATCTCCCATTCTTTTATAGAATATAGAAAAAATGTCTATATCATTTTCGGTATAGACATTTTCTGGCGAGGGGTCGAAAACATCGATTTTTACTACATGCAATAAAAATAAAAACGAAGTTGGCAGTGCCACGACGAAAATCATTTACGATTTGTCTTGTTTCTTCTCGTTTTTCTACCATACTTGCAATATTGGCGCTGAGAAAATCCTTTGGGTCGTTTACAATCGATGGACTTCTTATACTTGGTTGACCACGTTCTCGATTTTTTTACTCTGTTCACAAGTTGAAGGGGGTTGTTCATATATACATATAAATGATACAATTTTTCACAGTTAGATATGCTTGCTCATCGAAAATAAAAGAGTGAAGTAAAAAATTGGAAAATAAGATTATGTCGCCATAGGATATATGCTATAAACTATATGGTGAAACATAAACCACATCGAGAAGCACCCGTGCAATCAGAATCTTATGGAGTTCACACGGTCTATCATTGTGTTTGCGCCGAAATCGTAAATGCAATTACGATAACCTTTTCCTTTTTCGAAGGAATGATCGTTGGCTGTGTAGTAGGATATTTCACAAAAGACGACTATAAACACAAGGAAGAATTTGCCGATGAACTCGAAACCGGATTTACGTATGGATACAAAGAAGGCCACTGGTTTAGTGAACTGTAGAATTCACACGTTTTCTCATTGGGAATTCTTAATCCATTTTCACGCACCGAACCGAAGATGTCATATCCAAATTCTCAATAATATAGGATTGTATATGAGAATTCAATGTGGTTTTTGGTTCGTCTACACGAACCACCGTCGTCTTCGGTTCCCGCTTCTTCGCCGCACGATGTTCAAATCCCTCTTTCCGTTCCTTCTCAATGGTCTTCCATAGTTCTTCAATGTGAGGCTGTGCCTTTTGAAACCACTTGCGATTTCTAGGAATAAACACACAAGAAAATTGTTCCAAATACCAATAGATAGTATTCAATAGCGCCAGTCCTCGTTCGCGTTGCGTTACCCTTTCTTCTTCTATCCATGCAGATATGGACTCCTTGTCGAGAGAAACGGACAGTGGCATATATATGTATATCGGATCATTGGATGACGCAGTAGTGTTCGAATTCACTGTGTTTTGTGGCCTTGAAATGAAATGCAAAATTACGCCTTTATATTCGTGAGAATCGTCTTCATAAAACGAATCTTCCTCGGAATATTCACCAAATCGTGTTTCCGCGAAGTCACATTCGTCCAAATCACATGTCTCCATCTGAATTTGTGTCTGTATCCAATATTCTTCTTTCGGAATACCCGTGATTTCGCGATTCACAATATTTTTGATTTCTAACATGCGTCCGTATTTCGGCGACGTCTTATCTATATTGATGCCATCCGGCGAAGCACCAATATATTTGAACGCGGGGTGCTGTATGCAACCAAACTCACCCACTTTTGTTTGATACAAATCTTCATAGATTAAAACGGTTACGGGCTCATATTTCACTCCCCAATGCATTGCCCCTGCTGTATTCGTAAATAACCTCTGTGTATGCCCCTTGCATTTCTCATAAATTAGACTATTGCGTTGTGCCTCGGAACTGAACACTTTCCATAATGTGCTTGCGCTAAGTAAGCCGTCACGAAACGTATGCCACTCTGGAGTCTTTTGTTTCGGTTGTGTTTCGTTTATTTTTTGCAAATGACACAACTGGTTTTCTATATGGACGAACGCATTTGTGTCCACATCGGCATCCACATTTTTCATAGACCGCAACGGTGTTTCGCAAAATTCTAGGTAAACCTCGGTAACATCCTCTACAAAGTCTTTAAATTCGTCGTATGCTTCGTCGTCTGCGTCATTCAACAAAAGACCCGCCCCACAGAATGTCTGAAATAAAATTTCCGTAGTATAATTTGTCATGTCCTCATAAAAATTCGGCGAAGACATGTGCAATATGTTATTGTTTATATATTCATCATGTGTATGATAAATAGATTCTATGCATTCCGCAATATCGTCTTCTGTAAATTCTATTTCTATGGGGTCATTCCATACGTCATCGGACATTTCTGACGTTTCTGATCCATTCGATACGCTGGTGTCAGACATTTTTTGATGGTCTCTTTTCTTCTATACTATAGTAGTTGTCGAGATGTTTCTATATTTGTTTTCCAATAGTAGTCGGAAAACAAATTCAACGACCATTTTACAGAGATGACGCCACCTCTGATACATTTTCGTCAGTCTGTGACGGTGTGGTTCGTTTCGGTGTCAATGACTTTAGGGTGGAAACCCGCTTTGTGTCCATATTCCGCAACGTAAAATTACGAGATAAGGAGTTGAAAAAGAGGGCGGGGATAGAAAGGATTTCATGCGTGTCTTTGTCATAATTGACATCCTTTGCCTTTTGGATCTTATCTTTTTCCAAACAATCGATGAAAAACTGTTTCAATGCTTTTACTTCTTTCACAGGAAGAGCGTTTTCCTTACCATAACGCTCAGCGAACTGGTGTAATTTTTGAAGTTTCACGGTCTTGTTCAATTTGTTCCAGGATTCCGTCTTATTATGTTGCTTCTCCTTTTCTAACAATTTATCCAAATTGTTCACATTCGCCTCGTTTATTTCCGAGGAAGACAGTTGGATTATATTTCTATATTTATTTGACTTACTGAGATCATCTGTGTCTTCTTTTTTTTCTGCGGGGGTTTCTGTGACTGGTTTCGTTGAGAACATTGTATAATAAATTCCTTTTTATATGGATATTTACAGGATATATGTTTATCTCGTTTCAATAAATATATATTCTACGGGTCTACATTTTTATGATTGGCTTAGGATTGACGAAAAAAAGAGTAAATCATGGATTTATCGGGCCCATTTACGTGAACAAATATCGGCGTTTTTTCTTTATAATACGCAAGGTTCTCTTCCGCGTCCCATGAAAACTTCGTGTCATCAAAACCCACCGTGTTCAAAAACAGCGCATTGTTATAATCCAGTTCTATCAAGTCGGAATGTGCAAAAAATTTTCTCGTCCAAAACAATTGGTCGTCGTGTTTGTCATTATATACATATCCGGACATGCATGTGCGCAACGCTCCTACACGGCCAATAAACAAACCACTATTTAGGTAAGGAAATTCCGTGGAGCGAAAGGCATATTGGGTAGCCAATTCTGGCATAGGATTACAATAGAGTTCACATCCAAAGACAATGGGTTTGGAAAACGTCAAATAACGTTCCAAAATTGTTTGTTTTCTTCCACAATAGGCGACATCATAGGCATCTGTAAATAAAAGAATATCGGACTCGGCAATATCCGGTCGATGTATAAAATCATACACTTCTCGTAATTTTATACCGAAGTTACCATGCGAATCCCATCCGATACGCCGATCTTCCTTTTCTCCCAAGACGGTTATTTTTTCGCCATTTTTTTCGACCACTCGTTTCAGGTTCTCCAACACAGGGTGTGGTTTTGTCGCGATTGTGATATAATAAAAGTTTGTTGTTTCCATGATTGTGCTATGTGTATATAAATGTAAATATAGACATCCTTCTGTTTAGGCCGTTTAGAATAATCAATATAAAATATAAACAATCTATATCCCAAATGGAGCCGAATGAAACAAATCGAACCGTGTTTACTTCGGAATTGAAAAAAATAAGGTCATCGATCCCCCATGGATCGATGGTTCCAATCGATTATGAAAGAGAAACTCAAATGGGACACCTTCGAAGTCTTATAGAGAACCCAGATTCGACACCTCAAAATTCAACCTGTAAATTGATACAACAACATATTCAGCAAAAAATAAACGGGTATCGCGCACAAGATATTCAAAAATCTCTTTATAACGAGCAGGATTTCGTTGATATTTCCTATGTTCTCCAATTGATGATCGAATCGGACAATTTTTGTTATTATTGCAAAAAACCGGTCTATGTTCTCTATGAAATTGTTCGTGAACCGAAACAATGGACATTGGAGCGACTTAACAATAAAATCGGGCACAATCGAGGAAATGTAGCAATCGCATGTTTGGATTGTAATTTGCGCCGCAAAACGATGTATCATGAACGGTTCGCATTCACGAAACAATTGAATGTTGTAAAAAAAAATTGATTCGGTTCGACCAACTTTTTTCCAATGCAAACTCCGAAACATGTTTCGCTTTCTACTGTCGTTTTCCGTTCTTTCGATCGCCTTCTCTGGATTAACGTTGATTCAGCGTTTCGAGCACTGGGCAAAGTCATTCGAGATTGCCTTCCAAAACAGTGATCATCACGCACTGGTCTTCAAGAAGTGGGTCGACAATGATAACTTTATCGAATTGATCAATGCACAAAATTTGTCATATACCCTTGGTCATAACCAATTCTCTGGTATGAATATCGAGGAATATCGTGTTTATTTGTCCTATAAGAGTGAAGAAAAGCCGTTGCGCACCGGAGGATACTCGCGTGGATATTATGCCGCGAACACTCCACCCAAGTCCGTGGATTGGATCGCGGCGGGTGCAGTCACGAATGTGAAGGATCAGGGACAGTGTGGCTCCTGCTGGAGTTTCTCAACCACAGGTGCGCTCGAGGGAGCGTATTTCAACAAGTTCGGAAAACTCGTTAGTTTTTCCGAGCAGAATTTGGTCGATTGTGATACGTTGAAGAATGGCGGTAGAGATCATGGGTGCAATGGTGGTCTCATGGATAACGCATTCCATTGGATTGAGAAGAATTTCGGACTATGTGGTGAAGTAGACTACCCTTATATTTCTGGCACAACAAAGAAGGCGGGGCCGTGCAAGACGACTTGCACGAATATTGAAGGAAGTCGAATTGTGGATTTCGTGGATGTGGCACCCAGTAGTGACACGGATATGATGTTGGCTCTCGCCAAGAACCCAGTGTCGATTGCCATCCAGGCCGACCAGCGTGAGTTTCAGCTTTACCAATCGGGTGTATTTACGGGGGCATGTGGCGCAAATCTAGACCATGGAGTTCTCGCAGTGGGTTATGGCAATCTGAACGGCGTGGACTATTATTTAGTGAAAAACTCATGGTCGTATTCTTGGGGACAAGATGGGTATATTCTGTTGGGTCGCGGACGAAACCCGGATACTGGAACTGTATATAACGGGGGAGATGGTCAATGTGGAATGTTGCTCCAAGGTAGTTATCCTGTGCTCTAACTATAATTCTCTTCTTTTCATCTTTTTTATTTTATGCCATATAATATATAACAGTATAGAGCAGAACTAGTTCCATATGGCGCAAACGCGAAAAAATAATATCAGAAAGCGAAACAATAGAACCTTGCGCGGAGGAGCCGTGCTGGGTTATGAAAAAAAAGATTTTACGAAAGAATTGCAAATCTTAGTAAATACATGTGTGGGCAATGAGAAGAAGAATAAAGATGCAAGACAAAAACTTTTGCAAGACAACCTCCTTTTCGCGGCGTGGGTGTTCGCCATCATTGCTTCCAAAAATAAATTGGATTTTCCACCTCTTGGTCCGCGTTCTCCTGACAAAGTCGCATACCAAGATAAGCGTATTCGGTTGATTTTACAAGCCATTTCGGAATACGACAAAAACGCACAAGGCACCACACCTTTACAATATACACTTGGAAAATGGGGAGCAGCCCAACAAGCGATTATGAACGTTAGAACACTTGCTTCAAAGGGAAAACGCACGGGTAAAGCTGTTGCAAATACGTCGACATCTGCTACAAAAGATTATACCAGCAAGGAAAACACGGCCTTGCTTAAAAAACCCGAAAAAAAGAGCTGGTTGGTTGGGTATTAGCCTTGCTTGCAAAACCCGAAAAAAAGAGCTGGTTGGTTGGGTATTAGCCTTGCTTGCAAAACCCGAAAAAAGAGCTGGTATGGTATTTGATTTTACACTTTTCTCATTTGCACCTACAAATCATATAGAACTTACACCTTCTATAGGATTATCGACCTTCCCATGGAAATCCATGCCACTATTATTGAAAAACTAGACTATTTTTATACTTCGAATAAAATCCCGCATATTATATTTCATGGATCTTCTGGTTCTGGGAAGCGCACCATCGTGAATGATTTTTTGAATAAAATTTACCAGGGCGATAAACAGAAACTTAAAGGAAATGTCATGACCGTAAATTGTGCGCATGGAAAAGGCATTAAATTCATACGCGAAGAACTCAAATTTTTCGCGAAATCCAATTTACAGTCGAACACCGGCGTTACCTTCAAAACCATTGTGCTACTCAATGCGGATTCATTAACCATTGATGCCCAATCAGCGCTTCGTCGATGCATCGAACTTTTCAGTTATAATACGCGGTTTTTTATTATCGTGGAGAACAAGCAAAAATTGCTGAACCCTATTCTATCCCGATTCTGTGAAATCTATGTCCCGGAACCCATGATCGACGGTAAGATCGTAAATTTACATCAATATGCGATTCAAAAGAACTACCACGTCCAGGCGAGTATGGATATATCGGGGTGGATTACTACAAAGATGGACGAACTTATGAACAAAGATTCGGTTTGTCACGCGGATTTGACAGCCCTGGCCACCGAATGTTACGAAAAGGGCCTGTCCGCACTGGATGTCGTCCATTGGATAGATTCCGGAAGCGCAGATGTTTTGGATAGCATTGACACAACGGCGGTCACCATGTGTTATGATAAAATAAAATCGGAATATCGGTGTGAAAAATTGTTGTTACTCTATTTGTTTGACCTGATGTTTTTGCGCGAAAATAAGAACATTGCGGATAGTATTGCATTCTGACAACGGTTTTTGTGTTTTTGTTTTTTTGAATGGTATATATTACCACCAAAAAACAACATAAAGTTGTAGCGGGTTATTTCCAATAAGATAAAAAGAATGGACGACTTTGTATTATCGAATCTTCATGAAGCGCGCAATGAATGGTCCAGTCGTCTAGTGAGCATTTTCACGCCCCTTGTGATCGACGGTGTGAAGTCCATTTTTAACGAAGCATGGAAACTCTGTGTCGACAATGACGAGGCCAATAAATATCTTATGACATTTCAAAACTTGTTATCTCGCGTACCAAAGTGGAATAACGCGATTATTGAAGAAGAACGTCAACGTATTATTGAACGAAGTGGGTGCAATTATTTGGAGGATTTGATTACGTGTGTCCATATCATACAATTGAAGGTGCTTACCAGTATCCGGGTTGGAAATAAGCAGAAGAAAATCGATATTTCCATTCCCAAATTGGACACCTTCATTCATAAAGTATATATTAATGTGGCACGCAAGGTCTATAGCAATGTCTATTTGTTTGAAAAGAACATTACTCCATTGCAAGCACAAAAGAACAATCGCGAATTGGAGATCATCATCCAAGAATGTATTTTGTTGGCCATTCGCGAAAGCATCCCTACAGAGGCGATTATTCGTGCATACATGGACGAAAGCGTGGAGCAAGAGGAGGAGGTCATCATTGAAAATATTGAAGATCCTACACCGGAGCCAGTAAAGGCAGTGGGTGGAGATGTGGCGATCGAAACGCCATCGCCCATTAAAGCGGAAGAGGACCTTCCCTCGGTTGTTCCCACTATTCAAAACATAGATTCTAACGATGTTGTGACTCGACTCACGTTTAATGACATAGATTCGATATTGGACGATTCAAATAAAGTGGAGGCTGTGTCTGCCCCCAAGTCCATTGAGCGATTGGAAGAAATTAGCACATCGCGTGCCATTGCTCGCAAATTGGAAGAGGAGGAAGAGAGTGCTGAAGATAAAATACAAATTCACACCGACCATATTGATTTAAGCGGGTTTGATATTTTGGATGAACTCGATAGCCAACGGGCATCCGAAGATGTGTTATTGAATGATATTGAAGAGCTCTAGTGCGGGGAACCCAATGTTCCCCTCCTCGTCGTTTATACCATTGAGCGCGAAGCAGTGCAAAGGTGTATAATGAAAATCATAACTCTAATGCGGGGAACCCAAGGTTCCCACGCGTCCCCTCCTCGTCGTTTATACCATTAGGCGCCAAGCAGTGCAATCAGCATCATCTCGCTTCGCGATTCTAACCTTGTTACTGCTATTGGCAACTTAGGCGACCTTCGTTCCTTTTCCTTGCGAATGTGCAAAGGTGTATAATGAAAATCATAACTCTAATGCGTTGGATTTTTTATATAAAAATTGTATGATTTTGTATACAATTCTTATTCCATGGAAAAGGCATTCGGAATCGCGATTCTTGTGACCCTCGTTTTTGGCGTAGCCAAATTTTTGGAGATGAAATATTTAGAAAAAACGTGGAAACCCTTGAAGGTTCTCATTCGCGATGCCGTCATTGTGTTCCTCAGTTGTTTTATGGGAAGTTTTCTTGTTCTTGAATTCAATGGTTCGATCCAAGACTTTTTCAATGTGGTAACAGAAACCAAGACGTTGAACCCTGCATCCACGCAGGTGTTTACTGATGCTCCTGGATTCTAAGTTTTTTGCAATATGTATTGAAAATTATATAAAACTTTATACAATAATTTATATATGGTTTGTTGTGTGTGTAAAAAACCATTTATACGAAGTGTGGATTTGACAGAATATTATCAAAAAAAACAGGAATTTGATAATAAAATCACAAGGGTCATTGATTCGTTAACGGAAGAGCAATTGTCAACAAAAAATGATGAAATTTGGGATACATTGTTGAATTACGAAGCGTTGCTTTTACTTCCGAATTATAAACCAAACAAATGTAATACGGAACATTGTAACTCGTTGATATGCAATTATTGCTATAAACATAAAGGATGTGTTTTATGTTTGGACTGCAGTTCTCCGCCTCTAAAATCATGACTGCATCCGGCATCACAAATAATTAGAACTATTTGTGATTCGTTATTTCTGATTTACGATTCGTTCAATGCAACAACATATGTCGTCACCAACCCTATATTTTTCAAAAATATGTTGTTTTTTTGTGTGTATTCGACAGGGAATAAAAATTCTGTGTCCTCCGCATGTTCATAGATATGCCTGCTTAGTTGCATTGTATCTGGATCGGCCGTAGATTGCAATCTAGCTGCCATATTTACCGCATTTCCTACGACACACAATCTTGGGACTTCGTTTCCTAATATACCAACATTTACATTTCCAATATTCATTCCAATACGAATACATAATGGAATATCATCGGGTGTTTTTATTGTCTTTATTTCTTTGATAAATTCGAATCCCAACTGAATCATTTCTTTAACGACTACTTTATGGTTCAAGTTTTGTCTATAAATATCGCCCACGACCATATACGCGTCGCCAATCGTTTCTATTTTTTGTAGATGCGAGTAATTTTTTATGATGTTGTCAAAATGGTTATACACGTTGTCGAGTAATTTGAAGATGATATCTCCACTTTTATACCGATTTGCTAATTCTGTATAATTCACAATATCCATAAACATAACACAAATAAAAGTGAATTCTTTGTTCGCACCTGCACCTGCACCTGCACCTGCACCTGCACCTGCACCCGCGCGTACATAATCGTTATCCAAGTCAAAAGGTAAAATTTTTTTCAAGAGTTCTAATTTTAATCGTTCATTTCTTTTTGGTATTTTATCTACAAATTTCTTTTTGCAATAATGTATTAAATTGTTGCAAGTAGTCGTCATTCTTTTATTCTTTGTTTCAAAATCACGAATGTTTTTTATCATATGCGAAATAAATTTGACACTTTGTAAATCCATGTTTTCACGCATTATTGTTTCTTTCTCATTGTAATTTGAGATTACCACATTGCAGATAAATTTACACAAGGTATCTGCCAAATTATAAAATGCATGAATCATTGTCGGGTTACACAATTGAGTAATATCAAGAACATTGATCACCATAAATATTATCCATATCAAAACATATAAATTCGTAAACGGTAAACCATTGTATTTGCGCAAGGATTTCAAAAAGAATACGGCCAGCATAGAAAATACAATGGTGGACAATAGATAAATTGGTTGGTTTTTGAACGGAATAATAAATACATGTGGAACAATAGCAATCATGTGATACTGTATATTTATATCCCATAACGATATATCATTCGCGTCGCAATACATTTTCAGCATTAACGGTGTAGTAAATACCCACATTATGCCACGACTCAATTCGTATTCCACAATATACATGTTGGGTGTAATCAGAATATCCACAAGATGTTTCATATATACAAACGATAATCCCATGCTATTCCCGTCATTTTGTTTTGATACGAATAGTCTATAGAAAAGCGTATATGAATATAATGCCAACATGAAATAACTTGTAGCGGTCAATGAAAAATATAGTCCTTCGTGATTTGAAAGCAATTCTGTATTGTTGTTGGTCTGTTTCGAAACATAGGGCAGATATACATGTTGAAAAAACTTGTCGATATTATAATACATAACCACATAACATAATGTGGATATCATGCGAATGTGTATATTTTTACGATTTGAATGTATATATACTATACACAAATTTCTATACCATTGTACAATCAGCATCACCTTGTTCCTGGATTCTAAGAAATGAATATCCACCCGACGTATAATTTATCGAGATGCTCTCTCGTTTTTTTGTCATCCTTATCGTAAGCATTATACACGTCTTGGACATGGTAAAATCGCGCTACAAATCCCACCAGCATCACGACGATAAGTGACAATACCAACCGAAGTTGCACTGCATAAGCAAGCGCCTTTCCGAAGAAAATATAACTCGCTAAATTCACGAAAAATGCATATATCAAGGTATGAAATACCACGGAAAACAGTATTCGAACCAACATGTTCGGCTGGACAAATTGAGAAAGAGACAAATGCGGGTTTGTGGTGTCTAAATACAATTCTGTAAACATTTTTGTCTATACTATATACTATATACTATAGACAAAAATATGATTTTAGATACACTTTTTTCGTTTCACCAAAAGGTTGTGTTTTCGGTTCTTTGTGCTGGCCTGTGGATATTTTTTCGAACATCCGACTGTTATAGCATGATACCGAGGTTACACGTATTTCCAGTTATATTTGTAATGTGCTGGGCCTATTTGAACTACTATGAACCCCTGTTTTTACCGATCGGTCTTATCATTTTACTGTTGTATTCCAAAATGTATATTATTATTTACTCTTGATGTCTGACCCGGACATGTAGAAAATCATAAAAGTTTATTCTATAGGATATATAGAATGAACACCGGCACAGAAGTCGAGAACCAGAAAATTGAAAAAAAGAATTCGAAAGAAAATAGAACACAAAAAAAACGGTCTCCCGTGGCAAACACTACCCGAAAACGGAAATTGCGAATTGTGGAAACGTTGCCTATCAGCATGTCCACTGTACCGCCTGTTGCAACTCGTCTCAACGAAACCATCGTCGATGTCCTCGGTCGACTCGCCACCATGATGACAAAAAAGGGGGACTATATCCGATCCCGCGCCTATACGAAAGCCCAAGATACTGTGTTATCCATTACCACGGATATTACGAACGTTGACCAACTGAAAGGGAAACCCAATATTGGACCCACCATCCTCGAAAAAGTAAAAGAATATGTTTCCACGGGCACACTTCGCTTATTTGAACGTGAAAAAGACAATCCAGAATATATATTGTCCGAGGTGTATGGCATTGGTCCGAAAAAGGCCCATGAATTGGTGGTCGAAAAGGGGGTGCGAACCATCGCTGATCTTCGCGCTCGACAAGATGAGTTGTTGAATGAAACCCAAAAGATGGGTCTCCACTATTATGAAGACATTTTAGAAAAAGTTCCTCGTTCCGAAATCGATGTGTATAATGCGCAATTTGGAAAGGCATTTGACAAGTCCTTGGCGAGTCATCCTACACAAACGAATTCCAATTATGAAATCGTGGGTAGCTATCGTCGCGGGGCCACTGTGTCTGGTGATATCGATGTCATTGTGACGAGTAATTTGCCGGACGTTTTTGTCTCGTTCGTCGATGCGCTGATTTCCGCAAAAATCATTATCGAAGTATTATCACGTGGCAAAACCAAGTGTTTAGTGATCGCGCGATTACCCGGACACAAAGTTGCGCGTCGGGTGGACTTTATGTTTACTTCGCCGGAAGAATATCCATTTGCCGTATTGTATTTTACTGGAAGTAAGGGGTTTAACACTGTAATGCGTGGACATGCATTAAAACAGGGGCTATCGCTCAATGAGCATGGTCTCTATAAAAAGTTACCGGGGAAAGAAAAGGAGGAAAAAATCGACACGACGTTCAAAACTGAGCGCGACATTTTCGACCATTTACGCCTTGTCTATAAACATCCTGTGGATCGTATCGATGGCCGCGCGGTTGTCCCCATGGACCCTTCCGTTTCGACAGAGATCGTGCCCGTGGTTCCATTACCGAAGGCAGAGGAACCTGTCCCAAAAGCAAAGCGATCTTCCAAGAAAACCGACATAAAAACGAGCCCGCATACTATTACAATTAAAAAAAGGGGAATGAAAAGCGTAGCGGCACAAAGCGTAGCAGCACAAAGCGTAGCAGCACAAAGCGTAGCGGCACAAAGCGTAGCGGCACAAAGCGCAAATCAACGTATAGACGCATTCAAAACCAACGGCATTTCTGTCTTGGAAAAACTCAACGAAAAGGAGTTGAGTGACATGGTTGTGGCTACGAACGATGCCTATTACAACACACAAACACCTCTTCTCACGGACAATGAATATGATATTCTCAAAGAATACATCGAAACCAAGTTTCCCAAAAACGAGGCGATACAGCAAGTGGGTGCGCCAGTTACCAAAAACAAAGTGACGCTTCCTTATCATATGCCATCGATGGATAAAATCAAACCGGACACGAATGCATTGACTACATGGATGACGAAATACAAGGGGCCTTATTTATTGTCGTGCAAACTCGACGGCGTGAGCGGAATGTATGATTGCACGGGAAAAGAACCCAAATTATATACGCGCGGTGACGGTAAAGTGGGTCAAAATATAACCGGGTTACTGCCTCATCTTCGTTTGCCTGGGGCAAAGGGATTTGTAATTCGCGGTGAATTTATCATTCCCAAGGCCGTATTTGATGCGAAATACAAGGAAACCTTTGCCAATCCTCGGAATTTGGTATCGGGTATTATCAATAGTAAGACCATGGATTCCAAGATTGGTGACATCCACTTTGTCGTCTATGAAATCATCCATCCACAACTGAAACCCAGCGAACAAATGAAAAAGTTGACGGACCTCGGTTTCGAAGTCGTCCAACATCGAAATGACAAGGTGCTCAGCAATGCGTCTCTGTCGGAAACATTGATGGATTGGCGCTCGAACTACAAGTATGAGATTGACGGTGTCATTGTATCGGATGATAATGTATATCCCAGAAAGGAGGGAAATCCGGAACATGCGTTTGCATTTAAAATGGTGATTTCGGACCAAATGGCCGAAGCGAAAGTTGTCGATGTGGAATGGGCCGCAAGTAAGAGTGGATATTTGAAACCCCGCATCCGCATTGAACCCATTCGTCTTGGTGGTGTGACCATTGAATATTGCACGGCATTTAATGGCAATTTCGTGGAAAAAAATAAAATTGGCATCGGTGCGGTCATACAAATCATTCGTTCTGGGGATGTCATTCCCTATATTCAAGCCGTGACTAGCCCGGCTAGTCAGCCGAAAATGCCGACCGTTCCTTATCACTGGAATGACACGCATGTGGATATTATATTGGATGACGTAACCACCGACGAAACGGTATTGTTGAAAAACATTACGGCATTCTTTGTGGAACTCGAGGTCGATGGATTATCCGCGGGAAATGTGAAACGGATTATGAATGCCGGATTCAATAGTGTTCCGAAGATACTAAAAATGACACGCGCCGATTTTGCCAATGTGGAGGGTTTCAAAGAGAAAATGGTGACGAAGATTTATGAGGGAATTAAAGCCAAAGTCGACTCGGCCACGCTATTGCAAGTGATGGTGGCATCGAATTTGTTTGGCCGGGGAATTGGGGAGCGTAAAATTCGCCCAATCATGGAGAAATACCCCACGATACTAACATCCGCCGAAACGCCTGCTCAAAAAACAACCATGCTTTTGAGTGTTCCCGGCATCGGGAAGGAACAATCCAAATTGTTTGTGGAGAACATACCGCGATTCTTGGCGTTTTTGCGAGAATGCGGATTGGAGGGCAAACTGACCCCGGGGCCGGTTTCGCAAGTGGCTACCGTTCCCGACGTGCCCCCCGTTCCTTTTGAAACTGTGGATAAAACCAATCCTCTCTATGGTAAAAAGATTGTCATGACGAAAATTCGAGACAAAGATATCATCGCGTATATGAAGACTGTGGGTGCTACCTTGGAAGATGCGATCAAAAAGGATACGTTTGTGTTGATTGTGAAATCGAAGTCGGATGTTTCCAATAAGACCAAATATGCATATGACAATAGTATTCCGATTATGGAACCCGCGGAATTCAAGGAGAGATTTATGTCATAAATTCGATGGTTTATGCTCTCATGCACACATTTGTGAAGGTGTAAATGTTCATCGGTGTAAAACACATTCTTTGAGAATATGTTTTATAGAAATCAATTAGACAGATCTTATTATACAAATAAACATAACGACGCTATGTCCGAATTTACGTCGTCTTCTTCGACCCAGTCGTCCGAATCTATAACACCATTGCGCATGTTAAATGCGCAATCAGCATCATCTCGCTCACTCATAACTTCCCACGAAGTGGGTGTTTTGAATGTGCAAAGGTGTGAAAACACGGATTCCCGTGGCATTCCCACGACGACCGACACACTCTATGTGAACCCGCCCTCTTCCAAATTTACAGAAATAAAGTCCTTAGATAACGCCCTTCTACAAAAATACGATGTCAAGTTATACGGGAGTGACCGTGATACCTATGATATTATCAATGACTTTTTAGAGGATAACCAAAGCGAACGCGCCTTTTATATTATCGATTTGGGGGAAATCACCGCATCCTATTCGAATTGGATCCGATTATTACCCAATGTGAAACCCTATTATGCTATAAAATGCAACCCGAACCCCGTGATTTTGGACGCGTTGGCCTCTTTGGGGGCCAATTTCGACTGTGCCTCTGAAAACGAAATGAAAACGATTATTGAGATCACCAAGGACCCCAGTCGTATTATCTTCGCAAACCCCTGTAAAATGTCCTCCCAAATTCGGTATGCACGCGCAAATGACGTGGATTTAATGACATTTGACTGTGAGGAAGAACTCTACAAAATCAAACTGTATCACCCCTATGCGAAACTTATATTGAGGTTGGCAGTGGATGATAGCAAAAGCGTATGCAAATTCAATAAAAAATTCGGTTGTAAATTAGATCAGGTAGAGGCCCTATTGCGTATTGCGAAGACATTGAAACTCGATGTCAATGGCTTTAGTTTTCACGTAGGTAGCGGGTGTTCTTCGGCCGATAATTTTTATGAAGCCATTCGGAGTTGTCGGACCGCGACGGACATTGCGATTGGTATGGATATTCAAATTAACATGATCGATATTGGTGGTGGATTTCCCGGGCTGGACCGCAATGTGAAATTCGAAGAGATTGCCAAACGCGTGAATGACGGCATATCCGACTTTTTTGAATTGGAACTCGAGAAGGGCATAGTGCAATTCATCGCTGAGCCTGGTCGTTTTTTTGCTGAAAAAACACATACCCTCGTATTGAATGTCATCGGTAAAAAAACCACGATGGACGAAGAGACGGGAGAACCTGTGATTATATATTATTTAAATGACGGTATTTACGGTAGTTTCGGATGTATTTATTTTGATCATAGTTTACCAGTCATATTGCCATTCAATGAACGCAATAACAAATTACACCGTAGTCGGTTGTTTGGACCCACGTGTGATAGCATTGATTTAATCGCTGAAAATATCATGCTTCCCGAACTTGCCATCGGAGAATGGGTATATGTGGAGAACTTTGGTGCATATACAGTGGCTTCCTCGAGTAATTTCAATGGGTTTAAAACCAATGTGTTCAAATATATCTTCCGATCCTAGAGGGCCACTGTAACAAAACAGGGTTGTTGCATCGTTTTACGTAGGTTTTCTATAATTTTTACGTAGGTTCTCAGAATCGTGTATTTTTCAAAACAAAGAAAGTGGTTGGGTTTTTCAAAATGGACAAAAATATTTGTCCAAAAACCGATTTTGCAAAAAAAAATCTTGCAAAAAAATCCACGATTTTCATTTTAAAGCATAGTCAGGCAAAATCCAGAAAAAATAATTTCAATTCCCACTGCGATGTTTTTTACCCCATTTTCCGTTTTGTCCTCCTAGGAGGAATTTTCACCAAAACGTCCTCCTTTAGGAGGAAAATTAACCAAAACGTCCTCCTCTTTTTGCAAAATTTGCCAAAGTGTCCTCCTCCCCTTTTGGCCACGTTCCTTTGTCGTTCCTTTTCCCTCTATATTATATGTGTATATACTATAGAAGACGCCTATATATATAGTATGATGGAGAAAGACTATATGGATGATGCGGAGAACCCTGGGGGTTCGAAGAAACAGGTGGGTATGCATTTCTGTTCTATGTGCAATTATACTACGGGATATAAGAATGATTATGCACGGCATCTGTTATCTAATAAACATAAAAAGAGAGAACAAGAAGAAAAAGCGCGCGAAAATAAAGAGAAATTCGGGTGTGACATTTGTCAATATTATACCACGAATAAATATTTATATAATAAACACACATCCAGTACGAGACACAAAACGAAGGTCTATGATAGAGAACACCAAATTGACCAAAATCAATGTGAAGGATGCCGTCGTGTATATAGTTCTCGTAAAAATTTATGGCGACACAAACGACGATGCCAGATGACTACCACAAAAGAGGACACGGAGACAGATGGTATAGAAACCACATATTCAGAGGAATCCGAATATGAGAATGAGAACACGTATGATTCGGCGGAAGAATTCTCCGATGATCCGAATTCCGACGATGACGAGTCAGATAAAATGAAAAGGAAACGTGGACAGAAGCCGGTGGTAACGCCAGATTTGTTATTGGAAATTATAAAACAAAACAAGGAATTACAAACCTTGTTGCTGGAACAGCAAAAATATGTTGTCAATAATGTCGGCAATACTACGATCAATACGAATAGTAATAACACCACGAACAAAACCTTCAGTATACAATTCTTTTTGAATGAACACTGCAAAAACGCGATTGATATCAAAGACTTTGTGAATTCATTGGATTATTCCACCAAAAATTTGGAGGAAACCATGAAACTCGGATATGTGGGTGGCATATCGAAAATGATGACCGATAAAATACGTGTAACACCTGTCGAACAACGCCCCCTGCATTGTTGTGATGAAAAACGGGAAAAACTCTATATTAAAAATAACGGGGAGTGGATTACCGGCATTGATTCGAGAGAAATGCTCCATTCTATCATTGCGGATATTGCAAACAACAATTATCGCACATTTCAACAGTGGGTTCGCGAAAACCCATCTTGTATGACATTAGATACACCTGCGTATGAAAAATACATGACGATTTATCAAGGCGTCATTGGATCAAGAACGGACGAAGAAGAAATAAAACATGTCAAGCGGATCTTGAACAATATTATAGAGAACATTGTCATTGAAAAGGACCGATTTTTACAACCTTGATCACGCTTTCTCAATCAAAATGATTCGCATACAAATTCTATGCAAATCATTTGGTAAGTTTTTATTTTTGGTCTAGACATATACCGGAATTTCGTCGATATCTATGATAGGTTCTCCTTGTATATCCGATGGATGCCGGAATTTTTTGAAACAGGATTGGTCGAGTTGCTGTTCGGGTGTGTGGCGATGCACCGTTCTTGCGATCATTTTGTATAATTTGAACCCAGGGTAGCGTTCATTACCATTTTTTTTATACAATACATTTCTATCTTGATCATCGAGACACCATCTTGAAATAATATCTTTGAATTCATCCTCCTTTTCTTGGTCGGAATAAAAATCGTAGATCGAGCAACCCAATCTACATAAATCAAAACTGGGATTGGGGTCTAGACGAGGCTTGTTTTCATCCATATAAGGCTCGCTATTGTATTGTGTGGATGCGTCTCCCCCGCTCGCAAAACTATCACTGCAAAAGAGTTGCCCCTTGAATTTATAAATAGCACGCCCGAAATCTATGATTTTATAGATCTTACCATACGTCGGAACACGATACACTTGCTTTTTGTATCTATAATACAAATAGGGTATGTCGGTGTGATTATACATAATATTGTTTGTATGCAAGTCGTTATGTGTAAACTGGAATGACTTTTGATAAACAAGCAGTGTCATGATGATTTGGAATAACATCGCGATACTTTCTTCCGTGTCGATTTTGCGATGGACGAACAATTCGTCCAAGGAACCATCGCATTTCTCTAAGCATATCATTTGGACAGGGAAGTTGTTGATATACGCATATTGTGCTATCTCGTCTTCGGTGGAGCAAGATCTCGACGAATCCGTGGCCCACTCTTCTTCGGAACTGGCACTACCACTACCACTTTCTGAGTCACTTCCACTGTCACTTGATGAGTCACTACCACTATCGCTCCCGCTATCGCTACTGCTATCACTTCCGCTATCGCTTTCTGAGTCACTACTGCTATCACTTTCGGACTCACCGCGACTACCACCATCACTTGTCTTCTCCGAATCTTTTTCATATACCAAATTCGCATCGTCAACTTCCACGGGGTTATGCAGAGAAACATCACCCAAATCATCCAAGGAATCCAACAACAAAACGTCATCCTCAGACGATATCGTCAACTTGTTTTTGTTTGCACGTGACGACGATGTGTTTTTAACAAATTCGTTCATATAGGGGTGTGTGGCGGTATACAACTTGTTATAATGTTCAACAAAATAGTGCGAATCCGACAAATATTCCAAATCGTCCGTCACATTCATTTTATATTTTTCCTGCACACCCAAATAAGAGCCATAATACTCAACACAATGGGGGATGTTATGATGATGCAGAAGTTGTGTGGATAAATAATTGAAAAAATTGTCCACATAGGATGCATTGTTCGGATCTTTGAGTTTTGGCAAACATGATTTGACGGTGTCGGTAGAAATTGCGGGCAAATTCGTGAGGATTTCCGATGATTTCGCATATTTCCCGGTCATATATTTTATGGGATCAAGGAGTGGGGCGAATTTTACAAATACGTTACGAGGCACCGTAACATGGGTCTCTATGTCAACTACTTCAGAGAGGGACCCGACGTGATATTTATGATTCAGTCCGATCCGATTGTAATTGGTAGCAGACAATTCAAAAAAATGGGGGTATACCGGGTTATAAAGTTGCAAGTTCTCAATTCGGAAGGGTTTATATCCATGGGCGATGTCATCCTCCGAATACGTGGCACCTTTTTCTAAAGCATCCAGGTTCACAGGCTTTAATTTTACATAATGAATATCGAATTTAGGAACATCCATTTTGCTAAACTGTATACCTGCTCTATATATTTTCAAATCCCAGTTTGAACACACCGTTTTTGTAATCCCCTACTTAGTTCGTTGGTTTGAAACACTTTTTTTGATACTATATTGTATTCTACAACACAAACCATTTGTTCGAACAATGACGTTGGAGTTAAAAAAGTTTGATATGAAGTCGATCACGTTCAAGGCGGATGAAAACAAGGGGCCTGTGGTGGTGTTGATTGGTCGTCGTGATACGGGCAAATCTTATTTGGTGCGCGACTTGCTTTTTTATCATCAAGATATTCCCATTGGCACTGTGATTTCGGGAACAGAAGCGGGAAACGGTTTTTATGCATCTCATGTGCCAAAGTTGTTTATTCATGACGAATATAATACAGCACTTATTGAAAATGTTCTCCGTAGACAGCGGACGGTTTTGAAGCAAGTCAATAAAGAGGTGGAAATGTATCGCCGTTCCACGATTGATCCGAGAACGTTTGTTATTTTAGACGATTGTTTGTATGACCAATCATGGACCCGCGATAAGATCATGCGCCTATTATTTATGAATGGTCGCCACTGGAAGGTCATGTTGGTCATCACAATGCAATATCCTCTAGGCATTCCGCCAAATCTCCGCACCAATATCGATTACGTTTTTATCTTGCGCGAACCATATTTGGTAAATCGCAAAAAGATCTGGGAAAATTATGCGAGTATGTTTCCAACATTGGAGTCCTTTTGTGCAGTCATGGACCAAACAACGGAGAATTATGAGTGCCTGGTGATAAACAACAATGCCAAGTCCAATAAACTCAATGACCAAATTTTCTGGTATAAGGCACAAGACCACCCGGATTTCAAGTTGGGATCGAAAGAATTCTGGGAAATTTCGAAGAGTATGGGATCGGATGATGAAGACGAAGCATATGACCCAAGTAAGTCGAAAAAGAAGAGCGCGCAACCCATAAATGTAAAGAAAACGAAGTGGTGAGACGTATTTTATGCAGAGTCAATGCATAATATTTAAATTATAATGGGTTAGATATTTGGCACTGCATAATGGAGTCAAATCTCGCTTTTATATTTAGAAAGCGAGATTTTAAATAATGCTCTGCCTGGAAATAAATTTTAAATAAAATCATAAAAACAACCACTGCATAATGGAGCGGATCTCACTTCTCATTTGGGCGAAGCGGTTTTTGTTTTGAATCAATAGTATTTCTAATTATTTCTGCTTGTTATAAACCACTTTCTAATATAATAAGCGTCCAAAACAACTTAAAGAAAATTCTTCAATGAAGATTATAGAAACATGGCGCAATTTACTAGAGATTTGGAAGACCTTTTATATTTATCAACGCAAAAGATTAGAATTGTTACTCATTTGCGAAAAAATTATAGAGAAAACATTCACTATATTGTTGAAAAAAAATGCTTGGGGTTAGAAAAACCAAAACAGAACGGAGGTCAAAATAAAATGATATTTAAATTAACAGAAGAAGCATTTGATTTGTTAAAAAATTCATTCAATTTACGAAACCGATATATTGTGGACATAAGTGATAAAGTCAAATGTGTAAATATAGGCATGTGTATTGAAAATCAAACGATCGGATTTATCGAAAATGCTTATAAAAAATCAATGAATTTGAAACGGCAACACATTTTCGGAAAATATAGAGTAGATTTGTATTTTATTGACTATAATTTAATTATCGAGTGCGATGAAAATAATCATGAAGACAGAGATCCCATAAAAGAAAAAACCAGAGAAGATTATTTAATTTCATTAGGAAACAAAATCATTAGATATAATCCCAACGAAAAAGGATTCGATTTGTCCAACGTTTTGAGTGAAATCAACGCAATTTTATTTTCATAAAAATATTATACCGCTTAATTAAAACCACTTGTTTAAATAATAAGCGGTCAAAATGGCTTAAAGAAGAAACATGAATTAAAGTATAATAAGATGACCGAATTGAACATCGTTGATCTTATTGAAAAAAACCCAATTTCGCGTCTTTCCGCCACCTACAACAACAAGTTGTTATTAAACATCCAGAAAACCTTTACTGGTTTTGAACAAAAGTTATTTGTGAGCAGTTTTTATTGTTATTTAAACTATGACAAAAACCTAGATTTTGTCGTTGATTTAGACAACATTTGGATATGGCTTGGATTTGCCTCAAAATTTAATGCTATAAGAACATTGGAATTGCATTTTCAAGTTGGTGTTGATTATAAAAAAACCATTCCTCAAATCGGAGGAATATTTTCGGAACAAGAATCCGCCACAAAAGCGAAACAAAACGGCGGTCAAAATCGCCAAATCATCATGCTCACCATCAAGTGCTTCAAATCGCTATGTCTCAAGGCTCAAACCAAAAAGGCGGCGGAAATCCATGAGTATTACATGAAGATGGAAGAAGTGTTACACAAGATCGTCGAAGAGGAAACTGACGAATTGCGCAAACAGTTGGAACAAAAAGATACGGTAATTGCAAAAACTATAAAAGAAAAAGCCCGCGCCGTAGAACAAGCCACCATCGCCCAGTTCCCTCTCAACACGGAATGCATCTATTTCGGCACGATCGACAACACAAACGAGGAAAAGGAAACCATGATAAAATTCGGGCACACGAACGACCTAGCAACGCGCGTCCAAAACCACCACAAAATCTACGATAATTTCGTTCTAACCGCGGCATTCCGTGTCCAGAACAAAGTCGAAATCGAGAACTTGATCAAGGCACATCCCAAAATCAAGCGTCACATGCGTCATATCGAAGTAAAAGGAACAACAAAGACAGAAATCATCGCTTATGACGCAAATCTTACGATTGAGAGACTCACGAAACACATCAAGGACATTATTCACTCGAAAACCTATAGCATTGACAATTTCAATCGCATGTTGAAGCAAAACGACGAACTGGAGGCCGAAAAAAGAGCATTACAGGAACAACTCGAAAAGCTAAAGATCGACCTGGAAAAAAAGGAGGTCGAAATACAGGAACTACGCGAAACCGTGGAAACCCAACAGGCTTCGATTTCCGTAGCCGTGGCCGACAACCAATCGGTCTACCAAAACGCATCGTTGCCCGAGGACGAGCAGACCAAGAAATTCAGCGAGTTCGTCGATGCCATGTGTATTGTCCGACCTGACGTGGAAGAGTCCTCCGTCAATATGGAAGGTCAATTCCGTATCTGGAGCCATACAAAGCCGAAAAAGGAAACGTTCCATGCGCTCAAAAACTATCTGGATACTCGATTCAAGCCTTCCCGTTTGACAATACAAACGAAAAATCAGGTGGTTCATGGTTATATCGGCGTGAAACTAAAGGAATTGGTCTACAAAAAGAAGCATTCGAACCATCCCACGGAAACCTTTTTATTCCAAGTCTGTGCATTTTCGCCATGCGGAAAGATATTGAACTCCACACTCTTGACGGAATATCAACGTTGGAAAAAAACCGTGGACCTTCCAACCTCCGACACAGATCTAAAAGACCTGAAGGACTATTTGAATGACTGTGAATACGCGGTAAAGGCAACGGTATGGACGGACCGTGGGTCCAATGAAGGATATTATGGGCTGTCTCTACGAAGCGATGAACCGAGACATAAGGCCACATCGGCCACCGGCAAAAAAGTGGAAAAGAGAACCGTAAAAGAAAATTTCCTGATTACAACATGGGAAACGATCGCAAAGGCGGCAGAAGCGGAGAAGTTTAGTCCGGCAAAGATGAGTAGAAGCATAAAAAACAAGGTCACGTTTAACGACGAATACTATTATTGTGCATCGGAAAAGTAAAGCATAAAAACGGACAAAAAATACACATATACAACACAAATGACGACTACTACGTTTAGTTCAAGTGAATGCGAACTGGAATGGGAGCGCCAATACGCCAGACCCGCTCTACTTCTACCTCCTGTCCTTCTTCGACCACACTAGCCTCTTCGTCGTCTACCTCATCATCTGAATCTGACTCTTCGTCGTCGGACTCGGCCGTGTCATCATAGTCCTCTGTATCGACTTCCAAATGACTCTTTTCAAAATTACTCTCATAACTCGTCTTCGAAAAGTCCACATGTTTATCATTAAAATGCGTAACCAGTTTTTTGTCCGAGGATCGCGCGAGATATTTCCGCCCAAATTTCGGGTTGAACTCCGCAAATCTCAGCAAATTCCCCTTCAACAAAGACAGGCTGGTTGTGCGCGCATTTATGTCCAACGTATAATAATAGGTATAATACAACTGCAAATAAGGCCGAAAGATATTCATCAACTTTTCGGTCGGGAAATCATCATCAATCCTAATTTTCTTCGTGCAAGTGAACGACTGTAACATGCGAATACATTCATCTCGCAATGTATTGGCATCCGTGTTTCGCACATATTTATCAATGTAGGTTTTGCGAATGAGAACAGAATTCTCAGCGCGAAATCGGCACAAGTTGAAATTCGCCAGGAAATACTGGTGAAACAACGGCGACATCACTGAATACCCCCGCTTCATCTTGAAATAAATCGTATACAACATTCCCTTGTCAAATGGCATGTTGTTATAAGGATTCTTTGTCACCAGTGGTTCGGCAAAGAAATAGGGGGAATTCGACAACGAAGTCTCCAACATGTTTTTCAGGTCCAATGTCGTAAACAAATACTTGTTATTGTTCTGCAGAATCGCAATCACATTATGTTGCTCCTCGGAAATGGGATTCAAAATCAAATCCGCAGCAATGCGATAAGGAGCTTTTTTCCATCGAAACAGGAATGCGAATCGAGACATGGCATGGTAGGTGCACTGTGCCTTACAAAACGCATCTAGAAATTCGGTTTTTGCACCCGGGAGCAGAAACGCATCGTCCAAAATACGCTTTACATATCCAAACTTGTTTTTTATAGGGGTCATGCCACCGATGTTGCGCATGAGAGTATGCAGGTGCATTTTCACGACAGAACGCGAAATGGAGTTCGAATTCAATGTCGAATACTCTTGGTGTTTCCAAGCGGCATCGGTGAACTCGGATGTCGTTGCCGTGCAGGGCAACTCCGACAGCGCCTTGGTGTCCGAGGTCAGTTTACGAAGAACTTGGTGAAATGCGTAAGCGTCCATGGTAAAGATGGTGATTTGATTTGTTTTTGCAAATTGCTTTTCGCAAAAAAAGATTTCAATTTTTTGCGAAATATATCCGAGGGGGTGAATACAATGAACGGTGGGCACAGGGCGCGGTGGTAAAAAATTGAAAAACTTTTTTCCAAATCGAATTGGATCAAAAAACCGTCAAACAATAAAAGTATGTCTTGCTGCCCGGGTTGCTCGCCGATCTTTCAGGATGGCCAAATGGCCCATATGGTGCCAGGGGGGTGCATGTATGCCGACTATGATGAAATCATTTCTGTGAGTTCCGAGGACAACGATTCTTCCGAATCGGATAGAAGCATATTATGCACAACTATCACCGCAACCGATTCCGGTGTGTCTGAATCCGGTGCCTTGGACACAGAGTGTTGCATTTGCTATGAAATGATCGGTGAAAAGAACAACTGTGTCACGGAATGTGGACACAAGTTCTGTTTCAAGTGTCTCGCTATGGCGATGACACGTAGCAATGCCTGCCCCTGTTGCCGCAGTCCGCTCACCGATGAGCCAGCCAAAGAGGAGGAGGAGGAAGAGGAGGAGGACGAGGATTACCAAGAGAACGCAGACAACATTGTATATGATGACGACGACGATGATGACTTGTCTGAATACGTCGAGGGGCCACATTCGAGATGGCCAGATGTATCCTTGACCGTTCCTGCCGAAATCATCGCGGAGAGATTGGAGCGCAACGGATTCACCATCCTGGACCTAATCTCCTTGTATACGCATCATTTCAGTAAGACAAACCCGGCATACACCGACCTACATATCCAGCATCTGTATAAGAAGTGTGACGACATTGTAGGGGACGCGGACAATGAGAACAAGGAAAATGCCCAATTTGCAATGGAAGATCATCGGGCACAACTCATTTCGCTCGCATAAAATGATCAAAAGGCCATAAAAAGAGGAGGATGTATATATTGTTTTTTTACGCACCGACAATCAATCACTTATACGTTTCCATCGAGCAAGGGTATTGACAAATCGGCGGCATTTGCAATGGGCACAGGTTTCGTTTCTTGCGAATCACCCACTGATTTATCAGAAGCACTATTCACTGCGTTTTTCGATTGTGCATTGCCATCTTCTTTTTCTGGCTCTACCGCCAATCCTTCGTCCACATATTTCCCCTGTTTTATCGCAACGATGTCTTTCATGATCCGTTTCGACATCGTATTGTTGGTTTGTTCGAACACATTGATCAGAGACGCAACAATATTCAATGCAATGCCACCCCATACCAGTTCTTTGATATTATATCCGGCAGCCAATGTTGTTGTGAAAATCCCTGCGGATTGCACAAAGTGAAACATGTAGTTCAGCCAGACATTCGTTTGGTTCAGGCATTGGCGTTTCTCTAAAAAACGCGTGAGATCATCGATTTTGTTCTTGTTCAATATTGCATTTACTTGGGCTTGAATATCGGGCGTGTTCATTGTGTTTTGTATATATATATTTAGAAAAGAAAATATATATAAAATATATAATACGTTGGAATGGCAAAACGGAGTAGCACTGCAAAACGGAGTAGCAATGCAAAACGAAGTAGCAATGCAAAACGGAGTAGCAATGCAAAATCATGCAAACATCGACGTTCTACTAAAAACAGGACATTAAAGAGAATCGGTGGCCATCCACCTAAGCCAAGGACGGTTTATACTCACCGGCGACCACGTTCTACTCCCCGGCGACCACGTTCTACTCCCCGGCGACCACGTTCTACTCCTCGGCGACCACGTTCTACTCCTCGACGACCCATCTCTACTCCTCCGCTACCCGTTTCTGCTCGCGCTCTACCAAGTTCGGATGCGAAAACTCTAACCGAAGACGAAATAGATGAAGTATTATCAGGGGCGGCAATCAATGCGACGGAAGATCAAAAGGAAAATTTGCGTCTTTTTTTTGAAACGTATGAATTAAATGAGGATTATGACTACGAATATGATAGAAATAAAGAGAATCGTAACGTGGTTTTGGGCCAAGCCATGGATATCATGCAACATTGGAACCGAGAAGGGGACAGGGTTTTGCGTGTTGAATAATCAAATGTTGTCCCATTTTATTCTTCACTTACGCGTCGGCACTCACACTCGAAGATGCCTGGTTCATTAAGAGTTCATTCCGAAGTTGCGTCGACTCCACTTCAGAAACCTCACGGTCCTCAAAGTTCACCGTCTCCTTTACACCCACAAGATTACCCTCCTCATCCATAGTCTGGGTGAGCACATTTCCACTCTTCTTGGCGTTTTCAATGTTCTCCAAAATGGCCTTCTTTTTGGTTTCGCGAATGCGCTCCTCAAACTCCTTTTTCGCCATCTCCTCGTTCTTCAACTTCTCCTTGTGCAGAGCATTGAGTTCTTCTTCGATATGTTCCACACGACCCGTCTTATAGGCATCGGGGTCCCAGGGCACCCACACACCCACGGGTGCAACATAGATGTCATGATTCGGGTCCTGCTCACGCACCTTTTTACAGCGCATTTCGGCCTCTTCCTGTGTGGCGTAACATCCACGCACCTTTAGGCCACGCACGGAAGTTTGGAATGCATGCTCGCGGTTGAACTTTTCGTTCACCTTCTCCTCCTGCTTATCCATAAAGTTCTTGTAATCGTCTTCAATACCCGACTTCTTGAGTTTCTCGGACTCTTCGCGAACAAACTCATTGAAATCATCGATCAATTGAGATACGTTTAAATTGTATTTGTAAGCCACAAAGTGAACAAAATCGAAATAGCGTTCCATGGACTTGGAGAATTCCCATTGACGAATGAATTGTTCAAACAGGAACACCTCACGCTTCTTTAGAATTTTTTCGGGGGATACGAAGGACATGCAAACGAACTTTTGGCCAGCGATGGGAGCATCTTCGTCACAGAGATCTACGTATTTAGGGTTTTTTTCGCCATTTTCCAAGGTCTTCTTTTCAAACGATGACATTTTCTATAGGTTCTTAAGCGAATTTTGTTTAAGTGATTTGCAGAGGAAACATTATTTAGGAAATGTTTCTTGTGGTTTCGTGTGATTTTTTTGTTTGATTATTATATAAAGAACAATGGATCTTACCGAACTCGTGAAGCGCGCTATCAAGTATCTCATAGAAGGATTAGCAGTAGCACTCTGCGCAGTTTTGGTGCCGCGCAAAGCATTACATGCTGAGGAAATTATTATTATTGCGTTAACCGCCGCCGCGGTATTTAGCATCCTTGATGTTTTCGTCCCTTCCATGGGATCCTCTGTGCGCAACGGAGCGGGCGCAGGTCTAGGTGTAAATTTAATCGGTGGCCTGAGTGTTATCTAGACCATAAAAGCAGTGACAACAAACTAAAACATTCCACCGGTAAATTTTATCAACAAACCCGTTGATAAAATTATAAAAACGCTAAAAAAACGTATGTATCCGTATCGCTGTCATTTTTAACCTGGATAAAAATTTCATCAAAAACTAAACCGTCGACATTCCCATAAAAACACTTTCCCACAAAAACCAACATAAAGATTTAGGCATTTCTAAACTATAGTAGTATAATACCCCATAATATTATCTCCCGCTAATTTATAGAATGGAAATCGAAGATCCCCCGCTCGAAAATGCTTTCATACCTACAATTCCGGATATTGTATCGGCACCAAAGCCAAAGAAAAAACAGGCAAAACGTCTCTATTTCGATTTCGCACTCCTTCAAACGTTTTGCAACGAAAATGGGATAACACTCTTAGAAGATTATTCGCAAAAATTTGTTACCAGAAATATGATGGTGAATGGCACATGTAGAAACCAAGATTGCAAAGAAACATTTACACTTGGGTTTCGGACATTGTATCGAAACAATACAGGATATTGCATTGCGTGTTCAAAAAAAGATCACGTGTCTAGAATGCAGAAAGGTTGTTTATCGAAATATGGTGTAGATAACGCAAGAAAATGCCAAAGTATTGTTGAAAAGGGAAAACAAACTTGTCTTGATAAATATGGATGCGAGCATCCTTCCCAAAACGAAGATGTGAAACAAAAGATAAAGGATACGTGTGAAAAAGTATACGGGGGTCATCCTCTAAAAAACAATGATGTTCAAAAGAAACGTAAAAAAACCTGTCTTGCAAAATATGGTTGTGAAAATCACCAACAAAATGCAGATGTTAAACTCAAAACAGAAACCACTTGTCTCACAAAATATGGACAAAAATGTTCTTTCGAATCCCCCGAACTCAGGGCAATAAGTAAACAAACTGTGCTTCTAAGATATGGTTGTGAATACGCAACTCAAGCAGAATCGGTAAAAGAAAAAACAAAACAAACTAATTTGAAAAAATACGGAAAAGCTCATCCACTGCAAGTTGAAAGCATCAAAGAAAAATCAAGACAAACCTCCATGGCACGCTATGGCGTGGAACATCCAATGCAGTGTCCATCGGTTTCCGAAAAATCACTCCATAAAGCCCATAAATACAAACTCTTCACCTTTCCCTCCGGAAACGAAATCTACACACAAGGCTACGAGCATTTCGCATTGCGTGATTTGCTTGATGTCCATCACGTTTCCGAGGAAGACATCGTAACCAACCGCAAAGATGTCCCGAAACTCTGGTATAGCGACACCAACAACAAAAAACACCGGCATTTTGTCGACATTTACATACCCTCGCAAAACAAATGTATCGAAATAAAATCGTCCTGGACGGTTAATATCGAAAAATCCCATGTATTTCAAAAGCAAGTGGCAGCAAAAAAGGAGGGATTTTTATATGAAATCTGGGTCTATAGCAGTGTCGGAAAATTAGAAACCATCCACCCATAAACAAAAAGACACAAATAAAAAAGACTTAAAAACAACCATCTATATATAGGAAACCCCCAAAATGCGCCTGAAATCGGAACTCTACAAAAAAGAGCAATTGGAAATCCTGGACAAAATCGTCGCGATATTAAACATCAACAAACAGCCCGCGATGACACTCTTGGATCTCGATAACGACACCGAAAAACAAACCGCCATCATGGAACTCCTGCCCGATGTATACAAGTATTTCAGCAAGTCCTATATCGAGGGAGCGAAGCGACCGGGTAGAGTAAAGCGCCCGTGGTTATCGATCGCAAAGGCGATCCTCAAACTCAAATACACACTTGTCACAAGTGGTTATAACCTGACGTTGCCCAATGGAAATCGATTCCAAACGGTGAAATATTATTTTGTGCGAACAGATACGATACAACAACAACACACGAATTCCGCATAGTTTACAGGGATTCACCCTATAATAAAAACACACCTACTTGGGTTTCTCCACAAGAGTTTCAGTAGTTTTCACACTTATTTTTTCTAATGCATATTGACCACAAGGCCCACAGTGGTCTTCGTTGGATAAGTCGATTTTCTGGTTCATTGCTGTATTACATTGCTCGATTCTCCATCTACCCACGGGTTTTGGCAAGTCTTTGGGTAGGAATTTTTTTAGTATATTTGCGACGAATTTCATAATAGAATATATAATATATTATCGAGTCCTGTTTTTATACCATTTCGTATTTCAAACACAGATTTATTATAAATAAATTATAAAATGGTGACCGATTGAACTTATAACATGCATAACAAAATGATATGTTTGAGCAACACATTTTTTATCACAAAAACAATATTCTTTGACGATAAAACCATAAATATATAGATATATGCAAAGCAGAAATGCAACAATAATAATTAATAAATTCAACCATTTGTTTGTATTTATTTTATTGCATAACACATATCCTCCATATAAGACAATTGATAAAACTGCTATCTTATCAATAACATTTGTGTAGAAATTGTCGTTGTAATGAACGACAAGTGATGTTATAGTAAGAATAAAAAATAAAAACGAATATAAGTATTGTTCGTTAAAATATGCGGTTACTATATTTGTAATAAAAAACAAAGATGATAATAGTAAAATACTAGGTTTTTCAATATTTTTATCTTGACGTGTTATAGAATTATCATGTATTATATTATTTGATATATCTGTTTCCATTCTGTAATTATTTTTTATATTTGTTTTTTATAAAAACCACGCTATTTCTATTACATTTTAGATATTTGATAAAATATCGGCATGTGAAAAAAAACAACATATACACAAATTCGGCCATCGTCTTATCCGATATAATATCCATATTTCTTCACAAAATCCACCATATTTTCGGTTCCCATCGAATAATTACACACGGAACAAATCGGTCGCAAATTGCTGATTTCTAGTGTTCCTCCGTTTTTCTCAGCAATGACATGACCAACGTCGAAATAGGTGACCTTGATCAATGTCTTCTTACAACAAATGCATCGGTGTTCGTTAATATGACTACCGATGTATAAATCCCACACATGAGTCTTGACGCTCTTGGGAATGGATTGCTTCTTGCGCTTTTCTCCATCGAGAGGCTTCGACTGCTTTGAGTCCGCCTCTTGTCGTTGCTTTTCCAACTCCGCTAGACGAAGTGCTTCGACTCGCTCTGCTTCGAGTCGCTCTGCTTCCAATCGTTGCTTTTCCAACTCCTCTAGACGAAGTGCTTCGAGTCGCTCTGCTTCGAACCGCTCCGCTTCGAACCGCTCCGCTTCTGCTTTTTGTTTCTCCAGATCTTCATGGACACGACGCTTCTCCACGATATTCGACAGGGGTGTTTCTGATTGATACACAAAGACTGCCGATTTACAACTCGCATTCTGGGCCATAATCATCAGAATCAACCCCTCCTTCTTGACACCCGCAATCCCCTTCAGATTCAAGTCTTTGCATATCGCCCGCAATTCATCCATCTTCTTCTCCTTCAACACACCCCACAATGCATCAAACCCATTGATCAACGCAAGAATCAACTCCGGCTTCTTCAACTTGGATATCGAAATCCCATTTTGCCGGCACTTCTCCTTGAGATAATCATGGTTTAGTTTATTCAACTCGGTTTCAAACGTGACATTTATCGCCAACTTATTTCTATAAAACGCCTCGTCGCCATCCGAATTCGATGTAATTTCGGTAATATCCGAAATCACAGTTTGTGCGTCCATGTTCTCTTCCGTCATCATCATTTTCGTTTTGGTAATCGAAACCAAAGATGTCGATGGAATTCAATTTTTCCACCCCGATTTTCCGCTATGCTTTTTCATAAACAACCACATAAACCGATTTCGCATATACATACTATATACCGCAACCCGCGCGCATGAAAACCCTAGTATTATACGTATTTCATGAATACACAAGTCGCGTCGAACAATTCATAAACACGGCCATTTTCGAAGACCCACATACGGATTTCATTCTGATCTACAATAACAACACCAACAAACTCCATATCGATTTCGACCCCACGACAAAGTCACTTCAAATACGCACGCCCGAAAACACGCAATTCAACATACCATCCTACGCCAAATTCTTTCACCGTGAAAACATCGGTATCGATTTCGGGGGCTGGAGCGACGCACTCCTCCTACACGATTTCTATAAAAACTACGACAATTACGTCTTTGTAAACTCATCGATCGTCGGCCCCTTTTTACCCAAAAACAGCACCGTATCATGGACACAGGTTTTCATACAAGGATTAACAGATACGGTGAAACTTTTCGGTAGCACGATAAATTCATGCGACGACCCCGACAATTATAGTCACCTCCAATCCTATGCATTTGCCATGGAAAAACCCACGCTCGAATATTTAATCGAATGCGGGATATTTAGTAATACACACTATATTTCAGATAAGCACAATGCGGTATGGCAAAAAGAAGTATTGATGTCAAGAAAAATCATCGAGCGGGGGTGGAATATCGGATCGCTCCTTCCTTATTATAACGACGTCGAGTTTCGACCACAATGCAAACCCTTCTATGAACAAAACAAGCACGCATTGGGCGATGTCATGTGGCCCCATTACGAAAACGTTTATTGGACGAAAGAAGACCTGGTATTCGTAAAAGGGAATCGCGGATAACTTAGATAAGACTTGGCCCGGTGCAGAATATTCGCGAAATCCTTTTTCCAACACTAATATAGAAAGACTCATGGAAAATACGTATGAAACTCAATTTCTGGCACAAATTTTCAATGCCCAAAATCGCCTTGAAAACATATTAATTGAGATTGTCCAAAATATATTTAATTTATACGACGATGATGGTGATGGCAAATTGGATATCAATGATTATATCAGTTTCATTAGCGATTTGATGTATATATCTATATTGATGAACCGATTGGACGGGACAGCATATACCATGGATAATTTAATGAAATTCGCAAGGTGGTCGTCCTCGAATTTCGAAACGAATTTGTTTCGAGAACCACAGGCGGAAATCAGTTACGAAACGTTTGTGCGCGGCGTAATATATGCAGTGACGGAAAATAAACATTTACCCATTTTAGGTCAGGGCGGATATTTATGTTTGTCGTCTTTTGTGCCGGAGATATTGAATTATTTCAGTTATTATACAAAGATTGCTACCCGACGAGGGTGGCCAACCATGAATATACCCGAGGAATCACCAAGTGAGGCAGATAGAAATGCCGATGTTATACATTGTCCGTTTCAAACAAGACTAGCATTAGTCAATGCACAACAGCATGCCCAAAGTGCACCAGCACCAGCAACAGCGCCAGCACCAGAACCTGCACCACCACAACTACAACCAGCACCGGAACCAGCACCAGAACCAGAACCAGCACCAGAACCAGAACCAGCACCAGCACCAGAACCAGAACCAGCACCAGAACCAGAACCTGCTTCTCATGATGAACCCGAAGAATCCGGACCATTGACCCCGGAACAACAAATACGAGAATATCAACGCAGACGGCGTATACAATACGAATTATCAAGAAATCGAATGCAACATGAACACGAAATGATGCATGAACGCGAGCAGGTCCAAGCACAGCAAGAGCAGGTCCAAGCACAGCAAGTGCAAGAGCAGGTCCAAGCACAAGACCAACAACAACTCGAAGAACGCCGTCGCCAAATCATGGAACAACAGATACAACAAGTTCAACGATTGCAACAACAGTTACGAAATCATATTCGCAGACAGGAAGTAGCAAACCAAAATATAGATCAATTTGGAGACGATATTCAATTTACCACACCACCACACATTTTAGAAGATGCGGGGGAAATCGTCATCACAAAAGAGACAATGGGGTATGATCCCATCGACGGAGATGTATCCATCCTTGATTATATCGAGACAAATCCGGTCGATAACATTGTGTTCCGCATGAACGAACATTATTATATGGCGAGTAAAGACCGAATTCGCTCGATGATACAGGTCGGCGAAAAGGACAACTCTATTTTTTACGGATGTATGTGTGAAATTACGGGAAATTGGACGGACCCTGCTACATGGGGCCTCCTCGAAGAGACGGTGATCCCGGAAATTCGCTATTTTAATATTCAACAACTAGGGTTACCCATTCGCTATGTATTATTAAAAGACATCCAGGCAATCTTGGACGGAGAACACCATTTTTTTATCGTTGAAAAACCACAAGACTATACGGTTGTGCCATCGTTTGCAAGTGATAATATATTAAATCATGGGGTGGGGTCTATGTCGGGGGCACATTGTCAAGATGGGCAATCGGATATTATTTATACGATCAAAAAATTTACACCAAAGGACGAGAACGCGCCTCTCTCCATTACGGGAATTTCGATGTAGGTCCGAGAACGTCGAGAACATCTTTTTTTCGCAATTTTGCAAAAAATTGAAGCCTTTTTTTCGCCAAATAGAATCCGCAAAAACCAACCAAAGTCCAATCTTTGAAAATGTCGTCAATCCAAGCCATTCGTATCGTCTCTCTTCCTTCGGAGTTGCAGACCACCTACGACGTTGCTACGTTTGTCGAAAATGTACTTCATGTAAAGGAAGTCGCCGGCGTCAGCATTCTGCAGTTGCAGACGGATGCCGGAGTTCGTTACAGATCGGCCATCGTCGACATTGCGACGTGGGAGGAGGCCAATCCCTTCCAGGAGAAGTTGCTGGCTACCGACAACACGGGCGTTGTTGTTTCCGACAAGGATCTCCCTATGCCGATCCATTTCGACAATGGAAAGCCTATGCCACACCTCAAGGTTGTGGTAGCCAAGCCCCAGCGCCCTGTCGCAACTCCTCTTGAGTTGGCAGATGACGACTGGAAGAGCATTTACATGCCAGTTCTGCCCGGGGATTTGGCGATGGACAATGGCGATGTCAAGTATTCCGACGAGGCTTCGTTGGCGGCATTCTTTGAGGATGAACTCAAGATCGGGCAGGTGTCTCGCGTGGACTTTGTTTCGAGAACCATTCCTGGTCAAGAGACCACGGTGCGCTCTGCATACATCCATTTCGATCATTGGTATGATAACAATGTGTCGAAGACGGTGCGAAAGAGCGTCAATGCACGTGGCGAGTTTGTTTGCCATGGATACTACAACGGATTCGATTTCTGTAAGTTTGACAGAAATCGATTCATCACCTTCAAGGTGAACTACAAGCCGATTCCGACGGCAGATGCGTCGCTCAACATTCATCAACTTGCTGCTGCGAAGGAAGCGCTTGAGAAGCGGGTGGCCGAGTTGGAGGCGAAGAACGCCGAACTGGAAGAGTTAGTCGTCTTCTTCAAGGGAGTAGCGAACGATTCCGGATTGATTGAGATGGATATCGAACCATCCGTTAACAACAAGCCAATGACCATGGACGAACTGGATACGACTCAACAGCAAGTAGTTGAGGTCTAGAGACGTAGCAAAAAAATAAACCGATAAAAAGTAGTAGTTTGAACCGTAGTTGTAGCATAAAAAAGGGTCTAACCCACCCTTTTTTTACATATTTTCAATGGTAAACCCTTATGATTTGACCGGTGTAATTCAATAGATATTTGAATCATACACCATAGTTTTCGGGAGACGCAATATAGTAAATTCCATTCGCTCTATCATTGGAATAATAGTGAGAACTTGTAAATAATTATTCGTTTTATTAGTTGAAATATACCCCAAAATCTCATATATGTTTGATGCTTCAATCTTGTCCCCTTTACTCGTAGTAAGTTCAATTCCAATCCGCGTAATTATATTTTCTATCATTTTCCAAAAGAATATAGGAGAACTTTTGTCTGTAAAAAAACAATTTTCAAAATCCATTATAACACACGTATAATTATTGGTTTCTATTGCTATATTGCGCCCATCCATTTGATAATTATTCTGTGTTCGTTTAGTCCGTTTTATAAGTATATTATCTAGATGCGAATCATTATGTATAAATCCTGTATTATGATACGCTACAGTTAAACAACATATAGTCTGTATTACTACGCTACGTAAAATATGGAAATTAGAATTCGCCCACGCATGACGTTTGACCGAACCTTCATTAAAATAGTTCATTATAAGCACCTCCTTTTTTGTATCTTTTTCTGGAGTTCCTTGACAAATTTTATCGGAAGAATTGTTATCATAACAGTCAAATATACATAAAAACTTTATGAATCCGGAACAATTCGTTTTATGTAAGTGTTCCGAAATAGAATATTCGTTTCTTATTGTGCCGTTCTCTCTTCCCATTTTTACTACTATATTCACTTTGCTATGGTTCTTCTCTAGATAGGCTAATAACAGTCTGCTATCTTCATCTCTTTGTTTCTGCAATAATTTCACGATTTCTATTCTATTCGCAGTATCAATAGCATCACACTTTATATAATATTTTGATGTTTCAGATGATATTGAACTACTTCTATTTTTATGTAGGAAATGACTGGACATTATAGCATATACATTTGAACATTTTTAAACCTTTTGCCGATAAAATACGAAAATAAGCTTTTGAAAAATTACACCTTTTCGCTGGTATAAAAAGTGTAACGCCTATATGATGATCATGCATCATAATAAGGGTTATCATGTATCGTCATGCCACAATATTCCCGAGGCTCTTTTTTATAATCCACGGGACTATGTAGTCCCGCTGCCTTGGCTTCTTCCAACAATTGTTTAAAGTTCTCCCAGAATTCGCTTTTATGCCCAATCGATTTCGTCATAATATGCGCCAATTCATGAATGGCAACAAACATCAACGTGTTTTCATCGATCAAATCATTGTTATCTTCTTTTTTACGGTTCAAACAAAACGCCAACTTTTCACCCTTGTTCTCACTATACGCAGTGTATTCGCTCGTGGGCAAGGTTTCCATCACCTTTTTCGGATTGAATCCTTTGACTAAACGTTGGATGTTCTCCTGCTCAGGATATTTTTTATCCACATAGGCCACCAACTGTTTACATTTTTCAGTGACGGAGGCCAATAAATCGGACGCTTTCTGCACCTTTGCACGTTCGCGAACACAATATTTATTCCCATCTACACCAGACACAATGCATTTAAGTTGAAAACTATATATATTATCGAAATACATGTAACCACATACAACCAACACGAATCCTAGAATAAAGAATCCTAAAATGTCATGCTTATGCATATCCGATTATGTATAGGTAAATCTACGTATACATAATTGTCCGAAAAGAATCGTTACCGGAAAAAGTTATTCTGCCGAAGGCCTATTTCTTGGCGGCAGGTTTAGGTTGAGGTTGAGGTACAGGGGTTCCGTCATTGCCTTCTCTTCCCGCAGAAAGTTTCCACACAAATTTGTGGGTGAAGTGCCAGATGAGGGCGAAAACAAGAGCATGGACGGCGGCAACCGTCATCAATCCCGCCTTGGGAGGAAGACGCACGAACACACCAGGTGTCAAGACGAAGAACAAAAGGGCAATGTAGATGGTGATAATCCAATTCATTGTATATACAATACCAGATATAATAATTTATGCCGCTGAAGATTTTTACGCACCGCTATAAACTACGCACCGCCGTAAACTATGGAACGCTGTAAACTATGCACCGCCGTAAACTATGGAACGCTATAAACTATGCACCGCCGTAAACTATACAATCTTTCGAAAACTCTCTTGTATCCTTCCTAAAGAGGGCAATTTTTCGGATAATAAACATACGGTCATTCTGTCTCGTGTAAAATAATTACGGATCAACTCTTTCATATCCGAGTGTTTTATGGGCTCAATATATTTGGTATAAACGTCATCGTAGGATGTTATATCACAAACGCGATCACGCATGATCCACTCCAACCCGTTGTATTCTGCACGATGTTTATCACGCGCTTGTCGCAAAATATAATTCCCTTTCTGATTTCCTTTCGCCGTGTCAAACTCTTTTTTCGTAACGCCATTAGATATCAAATCGCATATACAATCCACAAGCAGGGGGAGAACCCCCTTCCCTGTGTCTCCGTTTCGTAATAATTTCGCAGAATCGGTTTGTGTAAATATCGTAAAATCGCCCACTCGTTCATGGAATTCAGTTTCCACTTGGATGCCATATGTCAACCCATGTTTTTCGCGTAATAACATGAACAATTTGCCACTCATCCCTCCTATCAATATCGTTTTTAATAATTCCAACTTATATTTATCGGGAGAATCCATACCACAGGTTCGGAACCCAAGAGTGAGCAACGTATTTGTAACCCCCTTTTTGGTTTGCAACTGAAACTGTATATCGGATTGGGGTGCGATTTCGTGACAAATAGACAATGGGCCGGCACCAACACGGTTGCTTTTCTGTTTCGCGATCAGCGTGGAAGAAACAAGGTTTTGAATTCGCCGGTAAGGCAAGGTGGACACAATGCTCATTACCATATTATCAGGTTGATAGCATGCGTGATAAAATTGGAGAACATCTTCATACTTTGGCGGGGTTTCCTTGGGGTGATATTTTATAGAGTCAATGGGGTGTTCATAGGAACTTCCTTTGTATAATAAGGCATCCGAATTCTCATAAATAATGTCTTGAAAATCGTTACTATCATCAATGTTCTCTTCTACGACAACCGCAAACTCTTTTTCATAGTCTTTTTTCGGAAAGGTGGAATTTAAAACCATATCGCCCAATATAGAAACACAGTTGTGTACATAGTCGTTTTGACAAACCACAATATAGCATGTGCTGCGTTTTATGGTAAATGCATTGAATTCGGCACCGATTTTATCATATTCTATAAAAATGTCTTGGGGGTTCGACATACGACGTGTTCCCTTGAAACACATATGTTCTATGAAATGCGCGACGCCGCGTAGATTGTCAGGTTCATGCACGGATCCCACGTTACAATATAAATAAATATAAGTTAGAGGCAGTGTCGTTTTGGAAGGTTCATAAATAACACGTAATCCATTTGGGTAAGTATGATGACGGATTGGCATAGATATTATAAATGGAACAGATCTATAATATCTAGAGAATTCATTTGACCACAATTTTATTGAGGTCCTTGGCCAATTTCTAAGGGAACACGGCCATAATCGGGTTCAATCGTGCTTTGGTTCCAGGGTCCAATATCGGACTTCGCGATCACAGGGTCGGAACGGAGTTGAAGATTCGGGTTGCGAAGGGTTTGGCCGATCGTGTCTAAACCAATGTGGTAACCCGCTTGGAGAAGATCGGGCATAAGGATGTTTCCTTGGTTCATGGTATTCGGGTTCAACGCGCTCCATTGGCTATTTTGGTCTTTGGGAAGTAAATCACTGGGGTTGGCGACAGGTTGGAGGGCATATCCAGAAGGAACGCCGGTAGTAGCGAGAGCGGAGGCAGGGACAGATGCGGGACCAGCGGGAGCGGAAGCCACCTTCGCAGAAGGGGTGGCGGCAGCAGTTCCGTCCGTCATCAAATCATGAATGTTCGTCTTGGACCCGGAATAGGTGAAGAGACCCCACATGAGAACTAAAAATATAAGAAAAACGATCACGCGTTCTTTGGTAAAAAACTTTAAAAAACCTCGTTGGATATCCTTAAACATACCTTTATATAAACGCTTGATAAAATTATTTTGCGCGATATGGTATTATTATTTAGATCGGACATTCATGTCTACAATGATCCCGCCCCCCTTTCCCTTTATTTTTTCTCTAAATCCATTGCGGAATCGGAAATCGTTTCCATGTTCTCTTCCTCCCCTTGTCCTTCGCCATCCTCGGATCCCGCCTCGCTATCTTCATCGCTATCATTTATGTCATCTAACATATATGTGTTTTTGATACGTTTTGCTTCTAAATAAGAGGAAAGTGCTAAATCTCGCGCAATTTTCGCCTTGCGTCTGGCCTCTCTATACATTTCGTAATACACATCATTCCTTTCTTTAATATGCATGGGTTCGCTATCGACCAATTCATCTAAAGGAATTTCGATTTCTTGCATACCATCGAGAAGATCGATTTTGTCTAAAGGATATTCTTCTAGGGAAGGGTCAGCAACAACACCATCGGTTTCTTCATGCTCGTTGGATTCTGTGATCGTGGTGTTCTCATCTGTGGCATTGGTTTCAAGTGCACTGGTTGTCTCATCAACTTCCACTGTAACATTCGAGTTCTCTAGTGCGGGAACCTGCGCAATCTCAGATTTATCTGGCGTAGGCAATACCACAGTCTCTGGTTTGCGAGTGAGCAAGCATTTTTCAAAGATATCGACAGGATGGAGAACCAAGATTTGTTTTATTTCCATTTCGATTTGAAAACTACGAGCCGAGCATTTTATGCCTTGTATTTCCAAAATTGTCATGATATCCGTTTTATCGGTCAATGCGTCCATGGCCACTTCTTGTTCCTGTTCGTCATAAATTTTGAGAACAGGTTTTCCTAAAACAGGAGTAATATTTACACGTGCATTGTAGTATTTCCCGGATTTATAAATTTTCAAGGGGGAGGAGAAATAGGTTTCAACGTCATGCATTTCCATGTCACCGTCAAACCATTCCTTTCGATTCTTATAAATATATTCCTGGCAATAAGTCTCTAAATTTTCCATCCATTGGATGAACTTTTCGTTTTCGTGCGTAAACACCAAATCGGTGTAAAAACGTTTACCTACACGTAAGATCCCCTGCTTTGTTTTGCATTTCGGCGGTTGAATATAAATGGGTTGTTGGTTCACGAGAAATCGTATAAAATGGTTGCCACCTGCCATAACCGTTGGTTTCACAAGTGTTATGTTCTCAAACTGAAACGTTTCATTGGTGTCAAAAATATGTTGCATAATTCTATCTATTCTCTTTCTGGATAAAATTCTATGCGTGGGCTGACGCATACATGCGAGACAAAATATAAGAAAAAACGAGAGAGAAACGAATATGAAAAAGAAAAATGGTTGCGTGATATCCGTCGCCATAATAAGAATAACGGACGGGTATGGGATAATCCAGCTTGTTCATCATGCATTTTCGCAACGTGTCGAGTTTTGTAGAATATTTATTTAGTTTATACGTAAGTATGTGTCGGTATGTATAATGCGGAATCCAGAGTTGATCTTCAAGTTGTGTCTTATAATATAAAATTTTATTCACAATTTCGATGGGTAAATTTTGCATAGGTGATGTCCTACATTTGGGCCGTAAAATCTAAAATGCAAAAAATATACCTCTTCCATCTAGCAGTGCTTGCTTCGCCACATCCGTGCTTCGCCACATCTGTGCTTCGCCACATCCGTGCTTCGCCACATCTGTGCTTCGCCACATCTGTGCTTCGCCACATCCGTGCCTCGCCACATCCGTGCCTCGCAGTGCGTTTAACATCTATATCCATTTTGTTTGGTTTATGTAGGAATGAAAAATATAAAAGACACATGTATTGAATTTTTTCAGAATGAAGATATACGAAAGGATGTAAAAGACATCATAAAACCGATTGTGAATATTGTATACAACGAAATATATGTATATCTCTGGTTGATATGTTTGTATAATGTGTTTTTAATTTTCATCATTTTAGCAAATCTATTTTTGTTATTGCATTTTCTCAAAAAACCAAACACAATCGTTGCTATGCTTTCGGATGTCTGATCAGTGATTTTAATCTTTCTATAAAGTATAGGATGTCGAGAAAAATGCAAAAAAGGGAAAAACGTTCTATGCGCGGGGGAGATGGCGCGGCTGATTTTGCCAAAAGCGTATATGGTGATGCTGGTCAACAACATTCTGGTTCTCAACATGGCAATGTGATTGCTATGACTAGCGCACCTAATGCTATGGTGAATCCCGTAGTTGGTGGCGGAAAACGCTTTAGCAAAAAACAACGCGGGGGGGATGGCGCCGCCGACTTTGCGAAAGCTGTGTATGGCGATGTCGGCCAACAACACCCTGGATCTCAAAATAGCAATATAATTGCTATGAATAATGCGTCTGTACAAGCACAAGTGCAAACAAACGGCGCGATGAAGGGCGGAAAGAAACGCAACATGTTGAAACACAAGTTCAAGATCCCTGCGTTTCTAATGTACATCAACCCTTTTTCGAAGTCACAAAAAAAGGGAAAAACGGCCAAGAAGCGTCATGGCAAAACACAAAAACGTTAAATCGATATCGAATGACTTTAGCAAAATACATGTGTCAGATAGGCAAACGTGCCGACATGACATGACTATTGTATAATATTTTCTGCCAATATTATATAGATAAACTATGACAGCCTGGACAACATTTGTCACCAAATTGTTTCGCGACCGCAGCAAAAAAAACCCGGACTATAAATTCAAAAATGCATTGAAAGATGCTGCGAAATTATACAAGAAAGGTGGTAAAAACCCCGAAGATGGTGATGAAGAAGAGATAGAGGAAGAGAAACCTATCGAACCCGAGTCAGCAGTATCTGAACCTGAACCTGAACCTGAACCTGAACCTGAACCTGAACCTGCGCCTGCGCCTGCGCCTTTGACCGACGAGCTAGCACAGACGGCTGGGTCGGAATCTTGTGGATTCGGTGGCAAGCGCAACTCGCGCCGCAACAAAAAGAGTTCGCGCAAGATGAAAAAGGGCGGCAAAAAGAGTTTGCGCAAATCGAAGGCGTCGCGTGCGTCAAAAAAGAACCGCGCGTAAATGACTTATATGCAAATTTGTTATGATTATATATATTTTTATGATAACAAATCAACCTGACACACCACCCCAGCAATCCATTGTTGTCCAACCCAGTCGAGAACAATTCGCGGAAGATATAAAAAAATGGGTAACCTTAGATACACAATTGAAAGTGGTGCATGAAAAAACAAAGCAAATGCGTGAAATGAAAAGCGATCTTCAAACCCGAATTTACGACTACATGGAAAAGGCGAACTTGTTGGATAAAAAAATAGGAATTCATGACGGAGAACTTCGATTTATAGAAAAGAAAGAGCAAACCACATTGAGTTTCGGATATATTGAGCGTTGTTTAGGGCAAATCCTTTCAGAAAAGGAACAGGTAGACTATATTCTACAATATCTGAAAGAAAAACGTGAAACACAGGTGATAAAAGAATTGCGCAGAACGTATACGAAAAAATAAATATACAAACACTATATAGCAGATTTGAATATGATTTCGCACGAACAACATCAAAAAGAGAAAATGTTTATTGAAAAATATATTTATGGAAAAGACGAACATGGGAAACATATATCCGGTGGATGTCCGATAAAAGAATACGTGGATTCAACAATGACTTCGCATATAGGACTTGAACGATTGCAAGATCTCTCTGTGCCAATTGGTTTGGTGCATATCCACTCCAACTATAAACCTCTTTATTACAGTGGTGGCGGTGGAAACAAACGAGGGGAATCGACTCTTTGCCATGAAATCAAAATCATGGGTAATGATCAACTGGATAAAATGTTACAGGCCGTTTGTCACAGGGGGTCGAATCGGACCTCTAGGAAAATACGTAAAAATAGTGCATGAAAAAAACCAATAGAATATATTATAGAGAACAAAGCATGGAAGAACTAACAAACACCTTGTATAATACAAAAGTGATCCTATTTCTTCTTCTGGCTATGTTTACGTATTTTCTATGTTCCGTATATTTTATAGGCTATGCATACAATAAGGCATTTATTGTATATAATAAAAAGTTAGACCTGATTTACGAACGTATTGTCGAAAAAAATAATCACGAATATGATGAAGAACATAGTAGTAAATAATAGACCGACGAGTTATACACACACATATTTTTTATGATTATATTCTACAAAATATGTCAAAACAAAAAGACAGTGGGCAAAGGAACGAGCCAAGGAACGGGCCAAGGAACGAGCCAAGGAACGGGCCAAGGAACGAGCAAAGGAACGAGCCAAGGAACGAAAAAAGGGACGCAAAAAGAAACGAAAAAAGGGACGCAAAAAGAAACGAAAAAACAAAAGAGCGTGAAAAAAAGAGTCCGTTGGGAGAGAACATCGTCCGCAACATTTCAAATTTCATTCAGCCTTATATTCAACCCGTGCTAGGAATGTATTATGGCATTTTACACATCATCATTATGTGTATTGGATCAATTATCTTATTATTCGATACAAATATATATCATCTTCTTGTTTTATTAATCATTGTTACACTGGATGGGATAGCATGTGTTATTCTACATAACTGTCCATTAACAATTTTAGAAAGAAAATACTTAGGGACGAGTATCGTCGGAACACACATGTTTTTGTATCAAAATATGAACGTTTGTTATACTTGTGATCATGAATACGAAATCACTCTGGAGTTTATATTCAATATGGCAGCGCTACTTACTTCAAAAATTTTCCTACTTATTGTGTCGAAACTATTTTGCATTGAATTCACAGTATCTTTTGCCACACCGACCCGTTGAACAAAATGTTTTCAGCGTCGAAAGGTGTAAAAATAAAGGGTGTGTGTATCATATACAACGGCCCAATCTTTCTTTGTATCAAAAATGAAACAAAAATGGAACGACATCATCTGGTCCGTATATGAAAACGCTATCCCATGGACCTTACTTTTCACATGTTCAATATGGCTATGTGACGGGAACATAGTTCAGGGCATAGTTGCATTTCTATATACATATTTTATCAATTATTTAGGACACACGCTATTGCATTCCGAATACACATATTATAACATGTATTCTATACCTCATTGTTATCATCATGTCAATGATGATTGGTCTACTTTTATTATAAATTTAATTGCTGAGGTTTCTTTGATGACTGGCGGATTTATGATACCGAAATATATTTTCTCTACTTTTTTCTTCAATCCATGGACCTTTTGGATTAACGAATGGGTTTCATGTTTCAACTCCATACTATATACTAGCATTCATTACATAAATTACACCTATTACAGAGTCAATACGTATCATGGCAAACATCACGAAAAAGACGATACGAATTATTTCCCGGATATTTTTGACGCGATATTGGATACAAAACACAAAGATACCGTCGCACAAGAATCCATCGGTCATAAAATACCAAATATTATCGTTGCGTTTCTCATTGCATTTCTCATGAAAATCCTATATGACAGCCAAACCGAAAAAAGCCAACAAGTATGGAAAGAATTCGTCTTTATTTTGTGGATGATGACCGCCTTTGGATTAACACTTGTCTCGGTGAAAATAGTAAAACAACAAATCGATGATAGATTTTCGGCGACGGAGTGGAGTTCGGCTCAATAATGTTCCAACATGTTGTTACCATAGTATGTAACAAAATGTGTGCCCGTCTTAATATTGCGACCATGTTTTGTTATTGTAGGAATTCAAGGAAACCGTATTTTTCCATTGGTTTATTTTATTTTCCATTTCAATGTCGGCAGCGGATTGTGGATACACTGTGTTTTGACGCGCGTTCATTTTCACCAAATCGTCGGCCGTGGGTTTTGGTTTTTGTCCATAACAGTTTACGCCGAATTTGATATAGGGGTTTGCGATAAACCCACCATTCACACCGGGTCTTCCACAATCGTTTTTATGGTTGTCCGTAGCCTGTAATTTCGTCCAGGTAGACTTTTGTGTCGGAAAAAACGCCATTTGTCCGTCGGACCATCCGTAATTACACCATTCTCCACCCTTTTGATAGGCCTGTTCAATTTGATCATAGGTGGCCAATTTTGCACCATACATCTTACAGACAGCCTGTGCATCGGAATAGGTATATACATTGTTCGAAACATTAAAGACTTCGTCGGTCGGGTTTCCCGTAGTTGCAAGACAATTCGACGCATCCGAAACGGTCGGTTTCGGAATTCGATTACCCGACGCATCTACGAGATTGCCGGATGCATCTATCAAATGGCCGGACGCATCGACAGAAAAAGTAGGGTGTGTTCCCAAAATGTTGAGTTTCGAAAGAACATCCGTGATCGAAACGCCGAGAACATATTTGAAAAAGTCTACAAACATTATAATCATAAAGACAACCCATAAAGCCGTTTCGATCAAATAAATGGAAATGGGTTTCGTAGAATCTGTCATGGGTAGTTGAAACAAATATACGACAATGTAAAATAGAAAAATGGAAAGAATAGCCGTGAAAAAGGAGGATGGGTCATTCACATAGGTGGTGAATTGAGAATACGTATTCTGTAAAAACTTGGTCTTGTCCGTTTCTGTAAAATAGGTGATGATCAAATAAAGAAGCAACCCTCCTAAAAAAAGAGCGTCCAATATTCTACCAATCATACTAGGTGCTCCGCCAGTCTCCCCATTTTTGGAAAAGAAAAACTTCATGATAAAATATGCTACAAAATATATTGCTAAAAACCATAAAATCAAAACCACGTTGGATGATGTAAATATGGTATTGAACATATCTTGAATAGAATTCGTGGATGATGAAGCCGATGCTGAAGTTTTTTCTATGGTATTACCAGAAGAATCGACCACATTTCCCATTCTAATAAATATTCAACGATGTATTATATTATATCAGATTATTTTTTTTTACGGTAAAACAAACAATAGGCCATTGGTGTTACGATACTCGATGTATCGTCAATGCGGTTGACATTTCGGTCATTATAATGATACCATTCATTCGTAGCATTTTTCACAAACGAAGTATAGTGTCCACCTGCCGGACCACCCATATGATTACACACGCCATATAAATCATAGATGTAACTTTTCGCATTATACCCTCGCACATATTTCGACAAATTCAGGTTTTCTAGCGGAAACTCAATACACTGGGTAATTTTTCCACGACCATCGGGCGTAAACCGCTTCAGTGAAATCACGAGGATATTGGGAAAATTCCAAAAGGAGATTTGCTTCCGCACGTTCTCCTTTTGTTGACTCGTTTCGTTGAACCATGCATTTTCCCCGTCTAAAAATTCGGGTCGCACAAACAAATCAAAACACCCATACAAATTCGTCGCCATTTCGTTTCCATACAGAATTGGTAAATCCAATATAAAATAGGATTCGGGCTTTATGATGTGTGATACGTTTCCATCGATCGATGAAATTTCGGACACATACATACCATAAAACATTTCCATAATTTCAGAATACTCCTTTTCATACGTCGCTTTTAATGCAGTGTAACATTTCACTGCAATTTCGTCCGTTAACGAGGATGGATTTCCAAGAACACGCATATTCACCGTTCTGCAAATAGAATTGTGTATACAATCCATCATGAATAATAAAAATTCGGGCATGTCATTTTGGGCGAATCCGGTGAATAAATCTCGGTTTTTCAGTTTGGCGATTTTATGAACATTATATACAAATTTTTTAGGTGTTACAATTCCATTTCCGCTCCACATAACGTTTCGTAAATCATTCCATTCATTCAGAATCGTCGTATCCGGTGATTTAGCCTTGGACAATCGGTTATATTTCTCGGAACTCAAAAACTCATTTAGTTCATAGGTATGATTTAATACTTGTAAACTTGAATTCAAAAAGCAGGTGTTCCCCAGATTTTCCAAACCTGTCATCCCTTTATTGTGATATTTTGTCAAATCCATATAGAAAGAATATTTTTAGATACTGTAATAACTTCACAAATCTTTATATAGATTCCAAAAATGTCAAATGGAAATTCGGCCGACTTGAATAACGCAATTCGTATAGAAATTCAACGTATAATTCAATCCTTGAATGACACAATCCCGGATACACCTCCTCCTCCTTTGCGAACAAATACCGCTCCCCACGAAAACACGATGTATATTCAGTTTTTAGAAACAATAGCGCACGATTATAACCAAAACATACGTGAGTATCAATCGAATATCCGGTGTATATTTCAAATTTTATATGAACTTCTTGTTCAACAACGACAACGACAACGACCCGTTCAGGAGACGGCATATACCTTGCCATCATATACGAATCGTTCGCAACAATATTATCAAACAGACCATTCACAACGTTTTCCGAGGACAGGTTCTCGACCACAACCCACGCGAAGCACACCCCGTTCTTTTCGTGAGCCCACACTAACACAAATTCTTCAGAATTTATCGTTTCGCCCAACTACACAACGAAGACAACCCATGCAATTTCAAGATGTGATTGTTCGCCCAACGCCCGAGCAAATTTCATCGGCCGTAAACCGGTTCCGATACGAAACCACATTGCAACTGCGAAATACCAATTGCCCGATTACTTTGGAAGACTTCCAAGAAGGTGATCCGTTAATGCAAATTGTATATTGCCAACACTGTTTCCATGAACATGCATTGGAAAATTGGTTTCAACAGAATGTAAGATGTCCCGTTTGTAGATATGATATTCGGGTTTCAACCGAGAGACCAAGGAGTTTTCGAAGTGATGCACCGGCAAATGCATCAACGGATCGAGAACATTCTCCGGAAAACAATGAGGATTTACCATCTGAACACGAGCAAGAAGAAGAAGAGGAAGGGGAGGAAACAGCAGCAACTTCCGATTCTCAACCGAGGGTATTTTTTCGGGGAAATGTAGAGTCGAGTCCAAATAGCCACCCCCTAGCACAAACATTTTTTAATGGATTGTCGGAAGAATTTACAAACATTTTAAATGAATATATGAACCAGGCAAATGTATCTATTCCTAGAGATATTTCGGAGAACCAGATATACCGGTTTGAAATACCAATTTATTACAACGAATACTATGATGGGTCAGATAATTTAATCGGAATAGAACCCGTGGATTAAAGAAACATTAGGATTATAATTTCTAATTGTAAATTATAATACAACAAATACAACAATGGATTGTAAAAAACTAGCGCGCATTTTTGAAAAATGTGCATCTCCTCATTATTCTTTCCCCAAAAATGCACAAGAAGTTATTGCCAATGAAGCCCAAACCTATAATTGCATTTTATTGTCGAACACACTCCGTAAGCAATGTGATGAATACAAAAATAAGGATTTGTCGTTGCAAGACATTACTATTTATGATGAAAAATAGCCATACATCGTTTTCGGCATTGGAAATGCAAAAGAGTGTATAATCTTCGCATATACACCGATAAATAAATTAAAATGGGACAAACCGCCACCGTTCCTTGTGGCGGTTTGCCTTTTAATTGATTTATCGGTAACGTTGCCCTTAAATCTCTATTGAGACGCCCGTCGGGCGTCCCATTATAAATCTTCAAGGGTGTATAAACAGTATAAAAACACGCACCGTTGGAAAACCATATGGATAACAAAGTGAGCGTATATATCGAGATCGAGAAAGGGGATTGTATAAAATACGAGTTTGACAAAACCACGAATAAATTAGAAGTGGATCGTATTTTACCAGATCCTTATGTTTACCCCTATAGTTATGGGTTTATTGAAAACACATTGGCCATGGATGGTGATGACTTAGATGCTCTTATTATAACCGAAACCCCGTTAAAAAACGACACACGCTACGATGTATATATCATCGGCGTGTTAGTGATGGAAGATGAAAAAGGCATGGATGAAAAAGTGTTATGTGTCTTAGAAGAACATCACGCGCGAATTCAAAACATCCATGATTTATCGGATGAAATAAAAAATAACATCCACTGGTTTTTCTCCAAGTATAAGACAGATACTCCAAATAAATGGTCTCGTGTACATAACTATGAAGACAAAGATAAGGCCATTCTTTTATTTCAAGAATCAAAACGTCGTTTTTTTAGCGCTGACCAAAGAACGATGTAATCTTTTGAATACCATGTTTCTCATTGTAGATGGCATTCAAGACATCCCGAAATAGGAGTTCTTCCACTTTCTTGGAACACAATTTCTCCCGCTTTTTCATGAATTTCTCAACGTCTTCTTCCTCCTCCATGAGTTTTTGCACATCTTCACGGTGGCGTTTTATGGCCAGCGTTTTCCCCTTTATCCTCCATATATTTTCCAGGGCCAATCCTAAGAGTTGCTGCAATGGTTTCATGAGCTGGTTTGTAATATAATGCGTATAATCCAACCGAATGTTGTTTTCCAAGATATACTCCGGAGTCTCTATTTTCTCACCCATCAATGCTTTCGGTGTGTCGTTGACAATAAATGCGAACTTTACGCGATCACCAGATTTGGGTTTGTTTCCTGCGTCGCGTTTTCCAATTCGGTCTGCCAAAACAAAATGACCGATTTGTTGTGGGTTCGCATAATAACTACGTAATTGTTTTGTAATCGTAAGTTTATCGATCGGAACGTGACCATCGATCAAGTCGCGCAAACACTGATTCAGAAAGACAATGGCCTTTTCCATATCCCCTTCTTTCATCAAGATATTCAAAATACCACCATATACGTCTTTCAAATAGTCGCAATTATCACGGCGCTTCAGTGGTAGACCCATGTATTTCAACTTTCCCTTGTTGGGATCGTTTTCATAAAGCATACCGACATAACGCTTTTTGGATAACAAAATGAAAGGCATGAGTGTTTTTTCATAGGAAAGTTCCATGGGTGGTTTCAAATATTGTGTGCATAGTTTCGCTGCATCTTGTGCGATTTCAATGGTCATTTCCAACGCCGGTTTTCCACGAATTTTTTCTCCCGTCTCTGGATTCTCTAGATTGAACGTAAAGAATACAGAATCCGTGTTATGAACAATCATGTTACCAACACCTGCTGCAAAGTGGTGGTTATCGGTGGTCAAGTCATAGACAAACCCAGAATATGGAATTTCGTGAAGTTTTTTGACGGCATTCACATTTTTTCGTTGCGCGTTCTTTGTCATATTGATTCTGTATATATTTATCTTGTCGGACCTCGTATTGATCGCGGTTTTCCATCCCAAACTCGCCGCCAACCAACAGATTTGGGAAGCACTAATTTGATTTTTTTGATCGATTCTCACGCATCCGGCAGCATTTTTATCGCCATCGGCATCGTATAACCCGTCCCAAAAGGCCTGTCTCACTTCGACCGACCCCGACATAATTTCGTGTGGGATTATCTTTTCCTTATTGGAATACAGTTTCTCGCGGTATATTTTTACAAATTCCGCGATCCCACCGTATGTTTTACATCTTGGGGAAATTTTATACACACCTGAACTCTCGAGTGTGTTCATATATACCCATTCATATTCGGGGTAAACCTCTTTGCACAAATCGAGATACTTATTTATCCGATCCATCGATTGGTTATTCAATGCCCAACTGTGTTTTTTACCAGAAGGACACTCATAAGAACCACAACTGCCGTCACCGAAGAAGAACCCCATGATTCTCGCCATATTCGGCGATATTGTCGACATTGTATTTTGTGGCGGCGGCAGTGTATGGTGCAAGAGTTCTGTGCCAAGAGTCACGTCTTTGGGTGATATTTCAGACCCGTTGTCGAGAATCAAGGAATGATCATCCGTAACATCCACCACGCCAGAATGCGTCAATACACGAATCATTTTCTTATGCTCGGCCAATTGGTGACGAATGACTCGGAACAATTTCGTCCACCCCTTTTCTGTCCAAGATTCCACACCATGGAGTTCACAAACCTCCTTCTCTTGTTTTCCTTCTTCCAGACAGCGAACCCACTTCCCCTGTCCATATTTTATAGCCAATGCCTCAATGGTGCATATATCGAAATTGCCATTTACGCGAACATATACTGGCGTGTATGCAGCAACACTATCTCCGTATACATACTCCGCCTTACACTTTACAGGTCCGCCCAATGCCGTCTCATAAACTAAATTTCCATATACTTCTTCGATCATACGTTTCGCATAGATGATCATCATGCGACCCGTAGCCGTGGTGCACGCCGCAACATCTTTGTCATAAAATGTGGATGTAGATGAACCACATTGGCCATATAAAGAATTTGCTGTCACTTTATAGGCGAGTTGTCGCTTATCCAATACATTTTGCATGAACGGGTCTTTCTCCGATTTTATTTTTTTGCGTGTATCGGACCGTGCTTTCAAAAGTAACATGAGGATCGATGGCATAATCGACTTTTTATTCTCGGGCAATTGTGCCCACCGCACAATCATTTTTCCCACCTTCGTTTTCACGGCTTTCGACTTTGGGCGTGCGGGGTTGCGAATATATCGGAAAGAGTCAAACTCGATGTCAATATAGTGATAACCAGGCATATTATCATATATATATTTACCAGTCGAATCCCGCTCACCGGTTTCCCGAATTAATTTTCCCAGCAAATCATATTCCTTTGTCCATACTTTACTATCCTGTGAAAAGTTCTGACTAATCATGGAAGATGGATACAGAGACGAATAATCTACACAAGCAACCGGATTATCCATGTAAATTGCGCACTTCGGTGGTAATACAATCGCTCCCTCGTATCCATCTTGTCCGCCCTTTTTCTCCAAATCGGGCATGAGTGTGTTATATTCGCGACACATTTTCGCAACAAAACTCGTGAGTTTGATGCCTTGGCCGCGAAATACGAGGAAACTAATGGGCACGCTACAAATTGTCGACATTTCGATATATCCAGTCATGACATCTACTTTATTCATGAGATGTTGGACGAGATTACAATCCTGAATACAATATTTTGCGACTAGCGCGCGATCTGTCGACGAACCATTCGACAATTTGAAAATGTCCTTGTAATGAATATCATCCTTTGCCATGCCCCACCGGACGGATTTTGATCGATCTATAGTATGGTGACCAGCGATGACAATCACATTATAAGAGTTTGTCACCTCCTTTCCCTTGACAACTTCGCAAACCTCTTTTCCCCGTTGTATCTCCAACACACGAAACTTCTTTCCATCCATATAATAGTCGGTAGTAAATGTGGTAATGGCGATATGGATGAAATCTCCAACATTCAACCCCATAATATTTTGGGTATAGAGTTCAGTCACCGCGCCCACATCCTCTTTTTCAGTAAGCACCATATTTTTAATATCATCGCTGATAAAATAGCCTGCAACATCATCCAATTTATACGACGATAAATTCTCATTTCTTCGAAAATACGCCAACAAATCGATCTGTAATCGACCGGCCATTTGAATATATCGCAAATCATATTCACCAGACGCAAGCGACACTTTTGTATTCATAATTGTCAGATCATTCGGGGCAGCCTCACGGAGATGCTCTGTTGCGCATAACTCATTTTGCTTTCTGGACAATAATAAGAAGTCGCGTTCACAATGGTTCTCTTGTGCGCGCCGAAATAGAAACTCATAATCAAAACCAAATATGTTATACCCAATGATAATATCTGGGTTTTCGGTTTGAATCAATTCTGTCCATTTCAATAACAGTGCCTCCTCGGTTTCAACGGGTTCGATAATTGCACCGGGAACATCGTCACAACTGCCAACCACAATACAGTGGTTCATATATGGATCTTGTTCACCATATCGCAAAAACGTTGTCCCGATCATGGTCACTTTATCTCCTTCCAATTCCGGGAGAATGCGTGTTAGGACGTCATTCAAGATTTGGATTTTTTCGTCAGGAGCATGATCCGCAGATACCAATACATCAAGCAACGTGACTTTGGGTTTGACATCGAGTGTCTTCTCGTTGATTTTGTAGACAGGATCAACTTCTGCCTCTCGATCTACACCCGTTTCATCGTCATGATCACCATCGTCATCTCCACCATCTTCGTCGACGTATCCTTTTCCCGCCAAATTTTCCCCCGATGTTTTATGTAGCGCATCGAACATCCCATCGATCGTGAGCAAATGGGACTTGGAGGAATCAGACGCCACCTCCTTTTTCACATCTACAATAGAATATTTGGATAACTTTTGGATCCATCGCTGAACCTCTTCTTTCGTGGGCTGATATTTCGGATATAAAATGTCAACATCGTCAAAATTCGCATATCCAAACGCGGTCATCACAATTTTTTCAAACAACACGTTTGACATGTCCGTGTTTTTCACCTGTTGATGGACAAGAAAGAGATCTACCAAATTCTTCGCCAGTTTTTTATAGGTTTTCACCGGGACGGGGAAATCACCATGACTACTACTGGCCTCAATATCAAAACTACAAATTTTGTAGGGAACACGCGTTTCTTTATCTTGAACCGGTTTGAGTTCAGACAAAGGGCACATGTATTCATAGGTGCATGTTGTTGTTTTCTCTGTAATTCGAATGGCTCGGCTCGTGGAAAAGGATACCCATCCTGACGGACTAATGTTTTGTATATGAAAGTATCGCAAAAGGGGCGGGATGTTACTTTCATACAATTCCAAGGAAACATTCTTAAAGAAGAATTTTACGCGTTTCCGATATTCACCTTCGTTTTCTTCAGGATTCTTGTTATAAGCATACCAAAGGCGTTGTGCTTTATTCATCGCCAATATGTTTTGGAAGACAATTTTCAAAAACCTATGCTTTTTCCCTCCCGAAAATCCATACAATTTATGTTGAGAAACGACTTCGTAGGAAACGATGGCGTTTTTACACTGCTTTCCCAATTTGGATTGGATTTCGCGAATCAGCGCATCGGCTTCCTGGTTTCCCCAGGTATCTCCAATTTTAATATAAAAGAATGGGTTGTAATCGGTGACATAAATACAACAGGTTTCCCCCTTTTCATTGACACCAAACATTTGAATCGTAAACTTCTTTTCCGGAGGGGGGCCATGTTTCTTATATGCGGGACCACTATCCGAATCGGAACCCGAACTCGATGATGTAGCCGACTCCTCCTCCATTGCTTTGTCGTAGGTCTGGAAATCAAATAAGCGGAACATTTTTATCACTTGGGGTTTGGGTTTACGTTGGATCTTGACGACATTCATAGTGTCAGACACATTCATATTGAAGAAGTGGTCAGATACACTATAAACGCGGGTTGTATTTACTTCGTTTTCGGAAAATGATTATTCGCATCTTGCGGAAGGTCGTTTTGTTCAATTTTTTGCTAATTTTGTGATTGACGCTGAAAAACCATCTACACCGATGAACATGTAAAATGGGACAAACCGCCACCGTTCCTTGTGGCGGTTTGCCTTTTAATTGATTTATCCGTAACGTTGCCCTTAAATCTCTATTGAGACGCCCGTCGGGCGTCCCATTATAAATCTTCAAGGGTGTAAAAAATTGAAAACGCCATATAATACATTTGAGCGCGAAAACAACAATACATGATTATTCTACACTGTGTTCGTGAACATGGAAAACTCCGTGTAAAATTTCACACATATATCAACCATGAAAATAAATTGTTTACCAACGTGTATGATAATCGATACAACTGTATGTTTCCGAAAGATATCCGAAAAGATGGTGTGTTCTATAAAGTAAACGACGCGGATATTCGATTGGCCGCGAGATCAAATAGTGTTCCGTATTATTCGGTAAAACGGAAAAACATTGCTGTCATGACGGAAGAAGAAAAACAGCAGTTTTTGAATCCTCCTCGTGTAGACATTTCAACCATAAAAATTTACGACGCAGGTGATTGTGTGATATGCTTATCTACTGCAAGTGCGGTAGTGTTTGTTCCATGCGGACACCGGTGTGTTTGTTCGTTATGCAATAGCACGTTACAAAAAACGAAATATTGCTGTCCTGTGTGTAGGGAATCGATTTCCGAAAATATTACTACATAAAAAGGTTTGTTGCTCACTTCGAATCCCTCGATGGTTTGGATGGTTTGGAAGACCTGGATGGCTTCGATGGTTTGGGTCGAGGTGTGGGTTTCGGGGTAAGCGTTCCACTTTGAAACCCTCCGAAAAAGTAGTTGCGCCATGTTTTTTGATGAACGGGACGCTTTTCTGCGGTTTTCCCGAGAACCCAGTTTTCCATTTCTACCGCAGTTCGGCCTCCTTCATAATATTCAATCTTTCCACCTACGTTCTTGAAAATGGTGGGGTATCCGTTTGCCTGAAGTTTTCCACCATGAAACGTTTTGTTTATATCTTCTATTTTGGCATCTTTATCCGGGTCGGATTCTTCAATTTCTACAATTTGACGAGGAGATACGCTCTTCTTTTTCAATATATTTTGTTTCATGCTTTTCCATTCGGGTTCTAACGCCTGACAATGTCCGCACCATTTTGCATAAATAAGCCCAATAACTAAGGGTGTTTTCGTGTTCTCTTGGTGATGTTTCATGGTTTTACGCAATGGTTTATGTGTAATTCCTCTTTTTTTTGATGTAGTGTGGTTTTTCGGCATGATATACAATAGACGTAGAAATTTTTCCTATCTATATAATATAACGATCCTTACATTATTACCTAAATCGAAGATGAAAACAATGCGCATACTATTTGTATCTTTTTTAATCCTCGTTTTTTTAGCAGGCATGTATGTGATATCTACGTATGGAAAAAAAGAGGGGTTTTCGAATCCGAAAAACGAAGGTTCAGATTGTCCTGATTTATTGGTTCAAAAGGGGAATGTTCTCATGTTATATAACACGAACAAACCCATCGTGGATGGGGAGAACCCCATCCCCTTTTTTACTTTAGATGACTATATTCGATATTTAGAAACACAACGCAAAAATGGAACTGTTTGTCCCGTTTTATATTTACAACAAGAATACAATACGCAAGGACAGGGCGTATATAGAATGCGCCCTAGCCCCTTCGATACACAAGGCGGGCTTCCGGCGATGGTTTCCACGGATACCACAAACTCTATAGTGCCGGAGCAGATCACCAAGTATTTGGACGCGAGTCGTGAGAACGCCCCTTATAATGCAGGTAATTATGCGGGATTTGATCCCCAAGGGTTATATATTGGTGTGTATACCGACATCGATCAACTCCATGACTCCACGAAAACAGATTCGATTAGTGATAACCCGATGGATCCCAATTGGGCAGGGGTAACTTATACGCAACAAATGGTCGAATCCGGAAAATATGAAGAGAACAACATAAGCAAACCAGTGTTATTCACCGCAAACAATGTTGAATTTCGACCAAGTTTCCCGAGCCATATGCGCGCTCCTGTAGATATTTTATAATGGATACAATAGAAATCCGTTGTCTCTATGTATTTTATTCTTTCGAAAAATAAAACCAAACACGGTGTTATTTTTCCATGTGTATACTTTGTTACATACGCACATATTTTCGAACTCTTCTCTTTTTGTATGTTTTCTTGCCGCCCACGTTTTTTTCGGCGTGAATATCATGAGCCGATGATGATGTCAGACCCATGTTAGAGTGTTCGGTGATTTTTTCTTGTATATCTTGAGGAAGCGCGCCCGTTTCGAATGTCTTTTCCAAATCGACTGCTTCGTCTAACTTGCTCATGATTTCCACAGGGGTTTGCGTTTCGTTGTTTATTGATTCCACGCCTTGAATCTCTAAAACATTGTTTACTATCGGAATTATTTCCTTCGTTTTTTCATCAAGTTCCGTTTTTTCGGAATCGGACAAATTCTCTATCACCGTCGCAACCTCTTCTTTTATCTCTTTGGATTCAGTCACATCCGTATTTATTTTTTTTACATCAAATGAAAGGTCGGTAGGTAATTTGTGTTCGTTTAACCAGGCATTACGGTTATCCCAACTTATCGTTGATATTTCTTTAGATGGAACGCGCAATGCTTCAATAAATTTCAAACGATCCTCTGTGTCTACGTCTTCATCGTGGCTAGTCAATGCCGTAACGATTCCTTTTATACGTTCCGTTTTGTTTTCATCATCCACATCTTTCCATATATGAGGGTAGGAAATGCCTTTGAAATCCGGGGATTTGGTTTTATCATAAACTGCATATTTATTTAACATCTTAATTATACCAGTTCTTGCCAGTGCATTTATTTTGTTATTTGCCACCATATTACTAAATAGCAGCAGTCCAGTGATAATTTTTACAATAGGAATACGTTTCGTAATCTCATGAATTCCAGAAACTGCGGTTATACTTTTCAAACCCGTTAATAGAGTTGATGTAACAAAACGTTTTGCGCTTCTATCAATTGCTTTTCGAATCGCATCGTTTATTGGGTCATATATGCCACCGTATAATATATTATTAAACAACCCACCTCGTTGCTTTCTCTTGACAACTTTTGTTGACCCGCGCCTAGCCTTCTTTGTTCGCTTCGTATTGCGAGTCCCGTTTGTTACGTTTTGAAACATTCTATAGAATAACCGCCTATTTTATTCTATGGTTGCGCCACCCTATAGTTTTGAAGGTGTATCTGAAGCAATAGTCGCTGTGTCGTTGGTTTTCAAAAAGAATTTTTTAATGTTCTCCACAGACGACTTGTTTATTTTTCTAGTTTTGCCATTGGTTTCAATTGTGATGCCCTCTAAACAGCCCGGGTTGTTTTGAAGTTGTTCCAAGAAATGCGGGAATCCAGTAAATTTTTTCATAATGGTAATTGCGGTCACCGAACTGATGCCAGGAATTTGACACAATACGATTTCGCCAATGTTTTCTGGGGTAACGTTCTCTTTCTTTACCTTTTTTACTACCGAACAATAATTTCCCACGGTCAAAGACGCACCAACAGTTATCGACGGGTCCTGAGTAGCGGTTGGATCATTGGCTCCGTCCAACACGGGTCGACGATACATTCGACCAACGGGTTCGGTCAAATAATAAGGGACAGTTCCCTTGCCAAATTCGCGTTCTATTTTATCCGCCATGCAAAAAATCCATTCTGCGGTCTCTTTTGTAGATGCAGTTCGTTGGACACTAAATCCTTTGAAAAAATTAAGGCTCGTCATTGCAGAATAAAGAATCTTTTTTTCAGCGGGGTGAAACACTTGACTCATAATACCTTCTAATAAATAAACAATAGAATGCGGTGGGAATCCACTCGAATGAAGTAATCGATAAGATTGTTCCTCATAACGCCCGTCCTTTATGGAAGACAACATGTCGGAAAATGTTTTGCGCTCCACCAACAAGACATCTTTCCCACCATCGGTTTGGATTAATATATCACCAATGGGGAGAACCTCTTTGGACAACACAATAAACGATGGGGTTTTTTGAGATGCTAATAATGCATAACAAGAATCATACAATGCGATTTCACGTTCATCCAAAATAACCTTCATTTACAACTGGACACTATATAATAAGTCCTTGGAGAACTTATTATATGGTTTACATAAATACTATTTACATCGTTCCGGGAATATGCCAGTACCTGTTGCCGACTTGCGCAGAGCCAATCGGGCGAGAAGGACGAACATTGGGGAAAAGAGTCATCTGCATGGATTTCAATTGGCAGCAGCGACCATGCACGGGATCAGTCATACCAAACGCAACCGTGCTCCAGGACGAACGGCCCACTTGGTAAGGGAATCCCGCCTTCTTGTTTCCACCCCCTTGATTTTGATTTACGATGCTAGAAACGTGTCTTGCCTTTTTGCTACCGTTGCTTAAAACCATTTTTAAGATATATACTATCTAAATATTTTTCTTTGTTGGAAAGGAAAAATTGAATTCCAAAACGACATAAACCCATTCTAGTATACTCACCATCGACCTCTTCATTTTATTCAAAAAATAAAATGAATATGGATGACGACATTCGTGTAGAAAAAAACAGCAATGGCGTAGAAACCTATATTTTCGACCCCTATAATTCCCTAAATAAACAAATTACGGAACATGACGTGGCAAATCTATTGTTGGCCTACGGAATCGACGCGCCTATTTATAACTTGACCTTGTATAAACGCGCATTTATTCATCGCTCCTATATTAAACGCCCGAATCTGGAAAACGAACAAAACAATATTGTGATTGTGCCTAAACCCGACGATTGTCTCCCGTTGTATACGAAATCGAACGAGCGTTTGGAATTTGTAGGCGATGGTGTATTGGAATGTATTACTAAATACTACTTGTATCGTCGTTTTCCAAAAGAAAATGAGGGGTTTATGACTGAAAAAAAGATTGCTCTGGTAAAGAATGAATCCATCGGTAAAATGGCATATGAAATGGGTCTGCATAAATGGTTCATTCTATCGAATCACGCCGAATTGAAACAAACGCGCACAAATTTGAAAAAACTGGGGTGCTTGTTTGAATCCTTTATTGGAGCGCTCTTTTTAGATTTCAATAAAATTTCCGTAAAGGATGAAGAGAATTGGTTTCAAAATATTTTCCTTACAGGGCCTGGTTTTCAAATGGCGCAGATTTTCATTGAAAATGTCTTTGAAAAACACGTGGATTGGATTAACCTGATTCGGAATGACGACAATTATAAGAACATTTTGCAAGTAAAAATACAGAAGGAGTTCAAAGTTACACCGGATTATATGGAAATTCAAGAACACAATACAGACAGCGGTTATCATATGGGTGTATACTTGTGTTTGGGACAACCCATCCATTGTGTGCGCCCGGATCAAGCCATACCTGTATCAAAATTTCGATCTTACTCGGACATTCATCAACATATGTCTCAGCATAACAAAATCTTTGTGTTTTTGGGAGAAGGGATTCATAAGATAAAGAAGAAGGCCGAGCAAATTGCATGTGAGGATGCGATTCGTCATTTGGCAAATTTCTAACGAGAATGACAAGTTCATCTACATCAAATATTTCTCTTTTTCAATCACGATGTCATGTAATATATTGGTGAGTATTTTTTTCACATGTTTCGTTTCTTCGTCATCAGTTCGAGACCCGATCACACCTCTGTAAATTACCATATATTTTTCATAAGCAGGCGTGTCCAAGGTCATACAAGAAGGGTTTTCACGAACCCACTGCTGAAATGTGCGATAATTATTATTTGCAATATCAGCAATGATGGATTGGAGTATTTCTGTAGAATCATTTCCGCTTACCCATTCGCCATTGTTTCGAATATATAATTTTTCACGTTTTTCGTCACAGCAATGAATCGGGCGTTCTTCTACGGGTGTTATTCTTATTTTATCAGTCATCATTTTTGATATTCCGCCCACATACCCCAATTTCATAGTTTCCTCCAAGTTTTCGGTGGAATAATTGAGTGATCTCACAAAATCGTGAATGTCGATTGCATTTTTGCAATATTCATTCAAAAAGAACTGTATATTAAATGTTTTGTTATTACTATTGGTCATGGTTATACTATTGTTGCTATTTGTATTGTTATTGTTGTTATTATTATGATTTTGGTTGCCACTTAGAGTCTCCATTTTTTCAAGAATATATTTTTGTTGCTCCATCATCAGCATTTGAAAATCACTGTTTTGTTTATACATTTGCATAAACAATTCGGGGGTAATGGGACCGACCCCCGTTCCCTGCTTCTGCCTTTCATTATATTCTATTTCATTGCAATCAACATCAACAGAACCAGTGTCAGAAATGTCCGCCCCACAAGAAGAATCGTCGGCTGGTTTATGTTTGCATATTTTTTTATGTCGCCATAAGTTTTTGCCATTACTATAGATTTTCCTACAAAATTCGCATTGGTTCTCTTTTATATTCTGCATGGTGTTGTTCTGTTTCAGCAAATGTTTTTGGCTTTTCACATGGGCATCATAGTTATACTTATATATGGTTTGAAATTCGCAGCAATCGCATTTGTAAACAGTGTCTGTGTCTGCTTCTTTATTCTCCATACGTTTCATATGTTTTTTCGACAACAAGTGACGGTGGTAATCTTTTTTATAGCCTGTTGTATAATCACAGTTCGAACATACAAAAAGCACTTGCTCAACGTCAACATCCATTTCTATATCTATACATTATTTATATGGAAATAGGACGAATGGAGGACAAAGGGCAATTTTTATTGCCGAAATGAGGATCAGGGGCAGTTTTTTATGCCAAAAAGAGGATCAGAGGCAGTTTTTTATGCCTAAAGGAGGAAAAGGGCATGAAAATTCGCCCACCCCTCCTTTCCCCAAAATGGGGTGAAAAACATCGCAGTGGCGACAGAAATTATTTTTTCTGTATTTCGCTCGATTATGCTTTCCTATGAAAATCGTGGATTTTTTTGCAAGATTTTTTCCGCGAAAAACAAAAAATGGACAAATATTTTTGTCCATTTTGGATCGGCCGACCACTTTCTTTGTTTTGAAAAATACATGATTCTTAGAACCTACGTAAATATTATATAATCTTAATATAGAAATTACGTGAGAACTATGCAATGTTCTCAGATACTACGTGAAAATTCTGTGTTTTTCGAATTACTGCGTAGAAATCACGGACTCCAGTTGCTACGTAGACATTATGTAAATTTTACAGATTCTACGTAGAAATTATAGGCGCCTACAGATTCTGCGTAAAAACTATATGTATTAGATTCTGCGTAGAAACTATGAGTTCATCTATCTATTCCGTCAACAGTATAGAATGACGCAGATGCTACGCAGAAACTACTAGTATCAAATATTGCGTATAAATTATTCAAATTTTACAGATGCTACGTAGAAATTACAGACAGCAACAGATGATGCGCAGAAACTATTGATATTGGGATACTACGTAGAAACTATAGGATGATATACCTATTCCGTCAATAATATAGAATGCAACAGATACTACGTAGAAACTATTCACAACCACAGATACTACGTAGAAACTATTCACAATCACAGATACTACGCAGAAACTACATATATTCAACTGCGAAAAAAAATTGAATGGGTTTGTGATGTATTACTAACATCAAATCGTTTGAAATGATTTTCAACTATTATGTGGCCACTGTCCCACGGTATTTGGACACGAATGTGATGGATTGTCCATTTGCATATTGTTTGCGCAAATATGATCTGGAATATTCTCATCTTCTACCAAGACCATGCCGAGAAGGAAATTGCGAATATGTAGTCTGCATGCCGTCTCATCTTTCTGATCAATGGACATCTATTTTGAAAGAAGGGGAATCCATGACGTTTGAATATATGAGGGCGGATTGTTATGAACTCACAGATTATACAAACACATTTGTTATTGAAACACGTAATCGTGCAACATCAAGATATATCCTTGTAAAAGCGACATAAACCACCGATAAAAAATACAATAGGTCAAATTGTATTTTTTATTTTACGAACTGTAAACCAATGACCCAACTACCTGCATATTTAGTATGGCTATATTGTATATATATTCAGAGGGTCGGGCATGGAACAAAACAAACCATGTTACCACTATAAAAAACGAGTGTATACAGACGGATTGTTGAACGGCGCAATAGATGCAACATATATTATACACTTAAACGACAATGGTCGAGAACCAGACATTGAAAAACAATTGTCCGCATATCATCCCACAAACATTGTATACATAGTAATAAATAAGGGGTATAAAACATGTCCGAAGAATTTACCGGATCAAACACCACCCTATGACTTGACAGACGCCTTCTTACAAATATTTCAACATGCCAATAAAGAAAACTATAACCACATTTTGATACTGGAAGATGACTTTCTATTTCATCCCAATATAAAAGACCCCACCATTCAACGTGATGTATGTGAGTTTTTACAGACAAAAATTGCGAACAACTGTATGTATTATTTGGGGTGTCTTCCATATATACAATCAACGGGATTTTCAAATCATAATCGACTTTATTTATCGTCAGGAACACATGCATGTATTTATTCAAAACCATTGCGTGATTATATAATGGAATCCTACACACAATCGGATATTGTAGATTGGGATCTGTTTCATAATTGTAATAGTTTTCGATATCCGCGATATATCTATTCTCAACCACTATGTTATCAACTATTCCCACCTACGGAAAACTCCAAACATTGGTATAATCCACTAGGACTGGCGGATATTATAAAATATCTGCATCAACAATTTGACTTGAACAAACAAGTCGAGCCCGGTCACCAATTTTTTTATGGACTATCAAAATTCATCTATGTAGTCGTGCTTTTTCTCATTGCATGTTTTATCGCCTTTATTCTGAAATGGTTAGTAACACCGGGAAGAGGTGTGCAAAAACAGAGGAAATAGAGTTGTTCGTCATGACCGTGTTCGTGGCCTTGTTCGTGTCATTGTCCACATTGGTATCATATTGTTTTATATACCCACCCAGCACCGGAAACTGACAGGTTACATGCTTTTGGAGTTGTTTCACAATCATAGGTGATTTGTCAGTTTGATCGAGAACCTTGTTATAATTGTTATAAAAATCGAGCGTTTTCCGATCCTCCACATGGGATAGTTTCATTTGTATGCGCATGTTTTTATCGGCATTGTTTTCATTCAACGACCCATTATGAACCATATTTGCATTAAATAAAATGGCATCACCGCGCGAACACTGCACAGTTTGGGTTTTGTCTGTCCAATTGTAATTATCTTTCATAGATAGGTGGGACGCAGGTAGAACATCCAAGCAATTTCCCATATCATTCAAATAAAACAAGATGGTATACGATGGAAAATGTTGATCGGCATTATAGAGATCTCCATTATAATCTCGATGACAAGTATGAAACTGAGATTTTTTAATGAAAAAGATATAGTCTTGGAATGCATAATCCTCGCCGAACATATCAACCACCATGCGTCGAATTTTGGGGGACTGTAATATATACCGTTTTGCATCAAGAATTTTATTCTCCTTTCCATAATGAGTTAGGATTTTAATGTCTACTTCGGATAAAAGACCAGAAAGGCGAACCACGCCCTCTTTTTCGAGCTGTTGTTTGGGTGAAAGATCGGGCGCCACATAGACGGGGTTTACAAACCAATATCGTGCAAGCATTGAAAGTAGAAAAAATAATAAGATTACGATAAAAATCCAGAGAATCCACCACGCAAACCATATAAATCGTTTCATATAGATACGTGTGCTAAAATATTTCGCATGTATAAAAACGACTGCATTTGTAGTGTTGTATTTACAATATTACAAATCTATGATAATTGCACTAAGAGGGAATCGAACCCCCAGTTCAACCTTGGAAGGGTTTTAACAGTTGCCATGAATGTTTATAAATGAGAACTTTTAGGAACATTTGAGAACAATGGTTCATAAAAGAAAAACATTTAGGGAAAACGATTTAGAAATATTTTCTCTGGTTACTTTATAGGAATGCCCAAGGATGAAACCCAGAAAAACTTCATCTCCACTCGAGAGGCTATTCAACTCACTGGTCTCCACGCCCATACCATTCGGAAATATGCTGATCAACAGCAAATTCAGTGCTATAAAACACCATCCGGACAAAGAAAGTATAATCGAACATGTTTGGAAAAGTTCTGTAATCCTATATTGGTTGCTACTGCGGTCCCCCAAAATGAGAAACTTAATTATGTCTACTCACGTGTTTCATCGAAAAAACAACTGGATGACCTTTCTAGACAAACTCAGTACCTTCAACAAGCAAGACCTGAATACGCTTCCTATTTATCTGTTACGGACGTTGCTTCAGGAATCAATTTCAAAAGAAAAGGACTTCAAGCCATTTTGGACTCCTGCTTACAAGGAACTCTCGGAGAAGTTGTTATTGCCCACCGAGATCGACTTTGTAGGTTTGGATTCGAACTCCTCGAATACATTATCCAGAAAAATGGAGGGAAAATTACCATCCTTGACCATGACTCCCATAAAAGTTCAGAACAAGAACTTGCAGAGGACTTACTTTCCGTTGTCAACATCTACAGTAGCAAACAAATGGACAAACGAAGTTACTCCCGCCGGGCACCTCAAAGTTCTACAAATCAAGTTGAAACCCTCGCTGAATCAGAAGAAAATTCTGAATGAATGGATCAATACAAGCAACTATGTATACAATAAAGCAGTGGAGGAAGTCTACCAGAAAAAACATCCGGCGGATTTCCAACCGTTACGTGATAAGTTGGTTACCGCGAATACAAAGAAAAACAACAAAAAATACATGGAATTCTCTGACAAAGTAGCCGTTCTCCGCAAAGAAAAGAATTCTCTTATGAAAATCCGTTCTGACTATTATAAAAACCAACCTACCATGTCCCTTCGTAAATTAAAACAACTTTCTAAGGAGATTGAAGAGAAAGATACCGAAATAAAAACCGCAAAACAAACCCTGCGTGATGTTACCAAGGAATTACCATCGGAGAAAAATGACGGTGTTTATGAGTGGGAACTGCGGACTCCAAAAGAAGTTCGTGCCGGGGCAGTAAACGATGTTTGTAAGGCCATCAAGACCGGCATTGCAAACATAAAAGCGGGGAACATCCGACATTTCCGACTGGGATACCGGAAATACAACGAGAATTACAAGAGCGTGGTCATTCCGAAGAATTTCTTGAAGAACAAAGATGGTGTGATTCAGTTGGCACCTGAATTTTTCAAGGAAGACTGTAAGTTCGAGATGGGAAAGAAAACATTGAAAAAACATAAGAACCTTGTGATAAATAACGACTGTCGTATTGTAAAGCGGTTCCATGAATATTGGTTACTCGTTCCTGTTCCCATGGTTTGCGCTGATAAAAAACCACCGGTAAATTACAGCGGAGTGGACCCCGGAGTAAGAACATTCATGACTTCCTTTGGAAATAATGGATGTTTGGAATACGATTTCAATGATTCCGAGATAAAGAAAATCGATGCCAAGATCAGAAAATACACCGACGATCGAACAAAGAAACCAACCCGGGTTTACAAAGCCAAGTTGGTAAAGATGGAACAACGAAAAAAACATTTGGTGGACGAACTCCACTGGAAAACTATAAATCACCTATTGAAACACAACGACTTCCTCTTTTATGGAAATATCAAGAGCCACGATATAGTAAAAGATGGAAAGAACCGCACATTGAACAAAGGAATGCACAATCTGAAGTTTTATACATTCAAACAACGATTGTTATTCAAGGCAACAGAACGAGGTAAGCAAGTTTATGTTGTCAATGAAGCATATACTACACAAACCTGTAGTTTTTGTGGGAATACATACAAAGGAGAAACCTCGAAAATATACCACTGTTCCCAATGTAAGCGGAAGATAGGAAGAGATGTGAATGCCGCCAAGAATATTCTGATGAAAGGAATTCTAAGGAATTTATTCTAGTGGTATAAAACATCCGTCGTATGCGTTCATTTACGACGTAAAACAAGAATCATGCAAACTTAACAAACAGAACATTATTTGTTACATGGAATTGCTTATACATATTTATAAGAGTTTGTAAGGATTTTTTGAACGATTGCGTGTTGCCACTACACTATTACTGCATAAGATGGATAATGCGGCAACATTCTTTGTGCCGAATGGTGCAACATTCTTTGTGCCGAATGGTGCAACATTCTTTGTGCCGAATGCTGCAGCATTCTTTGTGCCGAATGCTGCAGCATTCTTTGTGCCGAATGCTGCAGCATTCTTTGTGCCGAATGCTGCAGCATTCTTTCCGGGTTACCTGGATCGAACAGGTGACATTTTGATATCAGCAAACTACTACAGTCAAAAGCTCTACCGCTGAGCTAAACCCGGTCACAATATAGAATGGCTACATTTTTATATTGTTTGTGCGGACAATAGTATTTTGGAATCCGAAGCAGGGGGCCTCCATTTCGAAATAGATATATTTTTTGTCGCATAACTATATAGGAATTCGTCATTATATTCATAAAATATGTCAGAAACAGTATTTCAACCTTTAGTCGTTCTTCAGAGGAAACCAAATCCAGACGAATTTAAAGGTGTTCAGATAAATTTTATAAATGCGGATGTTACGGCAAAGCGAAAACCAGCCGTGATTCAAGATAAGAGAAAAACAAGCACCATTGATAGAGCGGTTATTTTAGATAAATTACGAAAAAACGATGCGTTATTTGTAAAGGTGGAGACAGAAAAAATGAAACAGGCTCTGCCTTTGCCTTTGCCCTTGTCGGACACCCGCGAAAAATTGGTGATCCCCGAAAAGTCTGTAAAAAAGTTGGTGTTAAAAACCGAGGAAGAGATCCCTGTTATCGACACCGAGGAAGAGGATACAAAAGCGTTGGAGGAGGTTGAAAAAATGTTAGAAGCACGAGAACCTATATTATTAACGGAAGAAGTAGAGGAAAAAATGGTTGAACAACCGGTCAAGGATACGGCCAAGGTCACAGAACCTCCTGCAAAACGTGGTCGTAAAAAGAAGTTGATCCTTGGAGAACCCACCGAAACGGACCCGTCAACCATCGATATAACAAAAGTGGCGATTCGCAATCAAAATGTCGGCGAACGTTTACCGAAAGAGCGCGAAAAGATTGTGATCAAGGCACCGAGTTACTATATGAACAATCGCAAAATTTTTGTTCAGAAGTTGGCCGAACTTTTCCAACCTTACCGCAAAGAATACATGGAATCTATGAAACAACCAGCGGGACAAACGCTTACGAAAAGAGAAGAAGCCGAGGAATTCAAAATGTTAATGCATCAAAAATTGGTTCGTGACTACCTGAACTTGTATTCTCCTTACCGCGGGTTACTGGTGTACCACGGTTTAGGAGCGGGGAAGTGCATGGCAAAAGACACGCCGATTCTTATGTATGACGGGACAATAAAAATGGTCCAAGATATTCAAGTTGGTGATTTATTGCTGGGAGATAACTCCGGACCACGCACCGTATTGTCTTTAGCAAGAGGAAGAGATAAAATGTATGATATTGTTCCAGTAAAAGGTGATAAGTATACCGTGAACCAAGAACACATATTGTGTTTGCGCGCTTCAGGATTTCCCAAATTCTCTTGCAATGCGAGCGCCCGTGTTCACAATTATAACATACAATGGATTGAAAACAATACGTTTATGTCAAAATCGTTTTCGTTTACCGATGAAAATCGCGAGGAAAAGAAACAACTCGCCCACCAGTTTTTCAAAACAATTCAGCAAAATTCAGGCACGAGTGACAATGTTCTCGAAATCGAAGTCAAGGAATATGTAAAGTTGCCCCAAAAAACAAAGGCCGCACTAAAGGGATATCGCACCGGCGTGGATTTCCCCGAAAAAGAATTGCCCATTGACCCTTATATGATTGGCTATTGGTTGGGAGACGGAACGTCTTGTCGTGCGGAAATTACCTGCCAAGACTCTACGGTCTTATATTATTTTGCGAAACAATTGCCCCAATATAATTTGGGGTTGACGTATAGAGGCGGGTATACCTATTACATTGGCGGAAATGGAAAGCCGAACAAAAACGTGTTTTCGGATGTTCTCAAAGATTTATGTATGATGAACGATAAACATATTCCTCATCTTTATAAATGCAATTCTCGCGAAAATCGATTAAAATTGTTAGCAGGATTGATTGATAGTGATGGATGTGCCGGCCATGGAGGATTTGAATTCACAAATAAAAACGAACGGCTTATGGACGATGTGATTTATGTGGCACGTAGTTTGGGATTCGCATGTTATAAATCTTCCAAGAAAACGTCATGGACATATAATGGCATTAAAAAACAAGGAACTGCTTGGCGAATCCATATAAACGGTGAGGGAATCGAACAAATACCCACAAAAATTCCAAGAAAACAAGCGGAACCTAGAAAACAAATCAAAAACGCATTGGTTACCGGAATCAAAGCAATTGACGTAGGTGAAGGGGATTATTACGGTTTTATGTTGGACGGAAACTGTCGTTATTTAATTGGTGATTTCACAGTGACGCATAACACTTGCACATCCATAGCAATGGCAGAGGGCATGAAGAGCGAAAAGAAAATCTATGTTCTCACCCCCGCTTCACTTAAAATGAACTTTTTCAGCGAAATGAAAAAATGCGGAGATGACCTCTATCGCAAAAATCAATATTGGGAATTTGTCGGCATCGATGGAAACCCGGAATATGTCCCCATATTGGCACGCGCACTTTCTCTGACCACAGAATATATTCGCAACCACGGCGGTGCATGGCTCGTCAATGTCCAAAAGAAGGCGAATTTTGAAGACCTAAAAACAGAACACCAGCGCGATATTGATGAACAATTGAATGCAATGATTCGCACGAAATACGTGGACATTAACTACAACGGCCTCAATATGAATAAAATGCGTTTATTAACAGGAGACTTCCAACACAACCCCTTCGATAATGCAGTGGTGATTGTCGACGAAGCACATAATTTGGTAAGCAGAATCGTAAACAAAATAAATTCCCCGTCGTCGATATCTTATATGTTATATGACTATTTGATGAAAGCAGAAAACGCCCGTGTTATTGCATTGTCCGGCACGCCGATTATTAACTATCCCAACGAAATAGGTGTTCTTTTCAATATGTTACGCGGATATATTAAAACATGGACCATGACAGTATCGGTGAAAACGTCCAATAAAATAAACACTGAAACGATTCTCGGAATCTTGGAAAAAGAGAATATGAAAATCTATGATTATGTCGAATATAGTGGCAATAAACTTACCATTACTAGAAACCCATATGGATTTGTAAATGTAAAAAAGCGCGGTGTTGCAAAAGGAACGAAACGTCAAAAACCTTTGACCGGCGGAAAGAAAACAAGAAAACATCGCGGCTTGCAATTGGATGAATATATTCAGGGAGCAGAAACAGATCCACAAGACCCCCAGAACACCTTTGAACACGATGCCGATGCGGAACGCGCTTATCGCATCGGATACAATCAAGAATTTCACCCCCACAAAGGCGGTGCTGCCGATTATATGGAAAATTATAATGGAATAAAGCGCAATGATGCAGGTGAGATGTCGGACAATGACTTTTTAGATATGATCTTGAGAATTTTACAAAAACACGGAATCGAAGTGACAAAATCGACGATTCAATTGACCTATAACAAAGCATTGCCGGATGATTCGGATGCCTTTTTGAAAACATTCGTCAATGGGGATTCCGGTGAGTCTCAAAACCTGAATCTATTTCAACGTCGCATCTTAGGGTTATCGTCTTATTTCCGCAGTCCACAGGAAGATTTGCTTCCGCGGTTCGAATTGACGGATGATGGTGATAAATATCATATTGAGAAATGCGAAATGACACTCCATCAGTTCGGTCTGTATGAAAAGATTCGCAAAGTCGAGGCGGATAAAGAAAAATCATCGAAAAAACGAAAGGCAATGAAAGATCCCGCGAAAGAGTTGTTCACAATTGCATCCACCTATCGCATTTTTTCCAGAGCCGTTTGTAATTTCGCATTTCCACCGGCAATCGAGCGTCCAGTTCCGGATAAAATGACAGAGGATAGCGACGATGATGTGGATGAGAGCGAATTCGATCTAGTCGCTAAGCCCACGGACATGGGCGAATCAACACCGGTGGACAATACAACCTATGCAAAACGTATCGAAAAAGCACTCAGCGACGTGAACACACCTGAGTATTTATCAAAATCGAATTTGGGCATGTTCAGCCCCAAGTTTTTGCGTTTACTGGAGAACTTGACTGACCCTGAAAACAAAGGACTTCATTTGATATATAGTCATTTCCGCACCATTGAGGGTATCGGAATTATGCGACTTATATTATTGATGAATGGTTACGCAGAGTTTAAACTAAAAAAGTCGGGGGATACCTGGGAACTTGTGGAAGAGGAAGCCGATGCGGAAAAACCCAAATTTGTCTTATATACGGGCACAGAAACCGCGGAAGAAAAGGAAATCATTCGTAATATTTATAACGGGTCATGGGATATTGTTCCGTCCAACTTGTCATCCATTTTGAAACAACGTGCGGAAAATAATAATCTGGGCGAAATCATCAAGGTTTTCATGATTACCGCATCGGGTGCTGAGGGAATTAACTTGCGAAACACGCGCTTCGTCCATGTTATGGAAAGTTATTGGCATAATGTCCGCTTGGAGCAAGTCGTTGGTCGCGCACGCCGTATCAATAGTCACAAAGATTTGCCACTGGAATTACGAACGGTAAAGGTGTTTTTATATTTGGCCACACTAAGCCAAGAACAAAAGGTCGATGATAAACACATAGAATTGCGTATTCGCGATGTAAGTCGTATCGACAAAAAGACGCCGATTACGACAGATGAATATTTATTTGAAATTGCGAGCTTGAAACAGCGTATAAATAATCAAATTTTACAAGCCATAAAGGAGACGGCAGTGGATTGCAATGTCTATAATGCGGTGCCGAAACCGAAGGGAAGCGAAGACCATTATGTTTGTTATGGGGAAGGACGGGTGGAATCGAACCAATTTTCGAGTTATCCGTCATTTGATCGTGACCAAGAACGCAAGACGGGATTGGATATTAAAGCAACGACATGGGAAGCGCGGAAAATCGCTATAGGGAAGAAGGAGTATGCCTTGAATGAAAAAACGATGGAATTGTATGACTATACCAGTTTCATAGAGGCCCAACAAACGGGAAGCCAGCCCCTCTTGGTGGGAAGATTGGTCAATGAAAATGGAAAATACAAAGTTGTTACGGCATAAGGTAACGGACAAAAGTTTACGGGCAAGTTTACGGACAAGTTTACGGGTACAATCAACGTGTTTCTTTTTGTTTGCAAAAATAAAACAAAAAGAAAAATTGAATTCAAAATCGACACGATTTCTAAAAGAAAACCCAACTCTCAACAATGATGACCGAATCCCCAATCTTTGACATGTCAGATGTCTACGTAAAACCCGCATTCCCACGAATGAATAAAGCGCGTAGTTATATGTTTGACGACTATAATGTAATACAATTGTGGAACTGCCTTGGAGAAAAGACATGTGTTTCCATATATGACAATGAAAGTTTACAGACATTGTATGAAAAAGCAATACATGTGTTGTATGCATCCTCGATGATTTATCCACATCCGTCGGGGACGCCGAGTCCAAATCCGGAGACTCACCCTCATGATTATATACCTTCGCCACATGCGTCGAAAAAGGAGAATCAATTGTATCACCTCTTTGTTTGTGATACAAAGGATCATGTTGTAAAAATACCCTGTGATGAAAACGCGACATTCGGTGCATTTCGAAATAAATACCCCCGGTTTTTCGTGCCTTCTTCGAAACTTCCCATTTTACAGTTGTTGCAAATTTATGTATTCGATGATCGAATGGTGGAATATTTGGAAGAAGAGACAAAAAAACTAGAGCAAACAACATTTTACAAAATTCAGAGATTCTTTACGTGCAAATTTCGATGATAATTCATAACAGGTTACAAAATTTGGCAACAAGGAGTTTTTTTATCACGAGGGCAAGGAATCGGCGCGACAGGAACATGCACGATGGACGCAAGTTTTTGTATAGGAGAAATTGGTGTTGTTGGCAAAAGCACATGCTTTGAAAATTTCCCACCCCCCTTATATTTCAACTTTAAATTATTATATATTTCCGCATATATTTCACGCACGGTAGTTGCAGTTGTTGAAATCAAAATTCCCGAAAATATATTTCCATACAACTTGCGCTCTTCTTTGTCTACTACATACTCTTTTCCGTGGCGCATAATAGCGACGACGAAGTTGTTCCAAACGTTGGATAAAATGGGGTTTCCAAATTCGTTTATGACATCCGAGTCCAATATAAAATCCATAAGATAAATTATCAATTCAAAGGATTCATATATAACCGATGCATCTGTGATATGATCAAAAAATCGCAATTCTATACCATGGTTATAATGTTTGTTGAAATTGATGTCCATTCCGACTTCGGGCAATTGTTTATAGCCCGATGTTTGGTGATACGTAGAATACCACCAACCGTCTAATTTACTGCAAATATGTTTATCCACTGGGCATGTCAATAGTTTCCCCCTTCGCATTGTATCACTATTATAGGTTCCAACCCCAATATACCGAGATACGGCGCATCGTTGCGATGCTTTCGAAAATTCGTCCATGAACGAAAATGGGTCCGGAGAACCATACATGGCGATGAAAAAGGGTTCCATCCATTGAATGACGCGAATCGCTTTTTGATGATCTTTGACAAATGTTCTCCAATTTTTAATTCGGCCATATTCATTGAGTTCTGTGGGAAGAGTGATATTATAATGCAAAGTGCCATTATTAAAAAAGGCCACGTTTTCCGAATTTGTCATATATGAGGCAACAGGATAGTTTTGTTTCATAATCGAAATGCTCTGGTTCGCATAACAAGAATCTTCCAAATTTACCAACGTGTTGTTGAGTTCTCGTAAAAAGTTTTGTTTGGTGACCGATAACTCATCCATAACATCCCGTAAAGATGCATTGAAAAAGTGTTCCGTATTGAATTCGATCGTGTCGCCGTCAAACAGCCATTTTTTTTGAAACTCTGATGAAAAAGCGGGGTTTTCTCGCACCAGTGTTTCAAACAGGGTTTCGCCTATAAACAATGGGTTTTTTGTATTATCCTTTGCATAAATCGTCTCGGGTTCATTATGTAAATCTGTTTTTGTAAAACTATGAGAGTTTATTAAACGCGGAATCGAAATGATATTCAAAGATAGTTCGTCCACATAAGTTTTGCATGCCGATTTAAAAACACCGAGTTTATAATTTGCACAGTAATCCAAACAATAGCGTTCCCGATTTTGTTTATCCAACACATCCGTTTTCTCTATAAAATGTGGGGCAGATAATTCCAAATACACTTCATTTTCAATGCCCAACCCCCAAAACAATGTATTTTTTTGGTATTGACGTTCATATTTTCGGTGTTTTTCTTCGAATTTCGGGCGTAAATCTTTTCCAGACATCGCATATTTTGATGTGGCCGTCTTTGAAAAAAAAGACATCCACTTGGATATGTATATATATTCTTTCAATATTTTATTTTCTAACCGAATCATAGATGAGTAATCCGCGCCGTCTTCTCTATATACGATCAGAAACGATTCAAAACGAGCATCGAACACCTATTGTGCCGAAAGACATCCCTTTGTTACTATCCTATGGATATATTGTATATGTAGAGTCGGCACACAACCGTATTTACAATGATAGTGAATATAGTTACAACGGCGCAATTGTAACAGAAAAAAAATGGTGGGACCCGCTCTTTCAAACAGCATATATCGTGGGATTAAAAGAACTCGCGGACACGGACCTCATCCATGGGCACAAACATATTTACTTTTCACATAGTTACAAAGGCCAAACTCATGCGAAACAAGTGTTGGAAACATTTGCTAAAAATCGCGGGGTGTTGTATGATTTAGAATACTTTTTGGACGACAACAACAATCGCGTTGTTTCCTTTGGATTTTACGCTGGTGTGGCAGGATGTTATTTGGGGTTACTTCAATATCTACATAAATCAACGTCTCGAAAAAACATTCCATCGTTGCACATCGAAGCCTTCCGACATGAAACGATAGAAGCTATATTTGACAAAAAACGAACCCCTCTTGCATCCTTGCGCATCGCAATTGTGGGAGGAGGTGGAAACTGTGGGAACGGTGTGATATCTATACTTCAAACATTGGGCGTAAAATATGACATATTTGGGAAAACAAGTGACAAATCAACGCTGCATACTTATGACATTGTATTCAATTGTATAAAATTAGATCCGAATTCAAATGAGGTTTGGTTCTCAACTACGACCGAATTCCGAAACCCCCTATTGATCGTGGACATCAGTTGTGATGCTTCCCAATCGAACAATCCAATCTCCATATATAAAGAAGAAACGACATGGGAGAACCCGGTATTTTCCTACAACGAATTCGTGGATATTATCGCCATCTCAAATTTGCCGAGTTTATTGCCCAAGGAGAGTTCGGATTATTTTTCAAGAAAGTGTGTGGAGTTATTTGCAGATACCGGTTCGGCTACCTGGGAAAAAAATAAATCGATATTTTTGAAACACATCGAACCCTTTTTCTAGTCATTATATAGAATACAAAAACATGTTCCAAGACAAACTTCATGTTCCACAACGTTATTTGCCAAAAACGTTGTCGAAACGCGACAAAGAAAAACAACGACAATACCTAAAACGGTCACGAAAGCTGTATCGACAAGGAAAATATTATGAGCGGCCAACCTTATCATCCTTTCATTCCAGAAAATCAAGGCACATTCATAATGCCGAGAAAATGTATCATGTCGAAAACGTAAAACCATCCAAAATCCTCGCAAAAAGAACACAATGTTCTCAACAAGCCTTGGAAAAGATTGTAAATAAAGGCCGAGGAGCCTATTATAGTTCGGGAAGTCGGCCCAACCAGACCGCGGAATCCTGGGGTTTAGCAAGATTGGCAAGCGCCATTACTGGCGGAAACGCCAGCGTGATCGATTACGATATACTTCGTAAAGGCTGTAAACCAACTAGCCCTGCACTTCTAGCCGCAACGCGGCTAGCAACAAAAACACGCAAAAACCATAAAAACGCGTAAAAAATCACAAGTTCTCCGTCCAGGTGCGTTTGTTTTCCAATAATACAAATTCTGCGAAAGAAATATAGAAACAAACGCACTAGATTTCCTATATTATCTAGAAACTCGATGAACGAAGAAAGCAATGTTCTCACTATAAAAACGGTGCAGATTCAACCGATTCGGAATATGATTACTGCGATTAAAGACATATTGACGGATGCTACGATTACCTTTACAAAGGATGGCCTAAAGATTATTAATTTCGACAAAACCCATACCATTCTAGTGAACGTGGTCCTTCATTCACATAAATTTGAGCAATATACGTGTCACCCTGAAAAAATCATCGTGTGTGCGAATACAATCCATTTGTTCAAAGTGATATCTACGATGTCAAACGACGACACTCTTTCTATGTATATCGATCAGGCGGATTATCACGACGGAATTGTCTCCCATCTTGGTTTACAATATGATAATGGCGATATCAAGCAATGCTATAGCCAAAAATTGCGGCTTATTGAGCCCGATACGGAAGAATTGGTTGTGCCCGACGTCGAATATTCTACCGTAATTAATTTGCCGACGTCGGATTTCCAAAAGATTATTCGTGACTTGAATGGTATTTCGGATCGCATTGAAATTAAGTCGGTCGGAAATGATTTGATTTTTTCATGCGAAGGCAATTTCGCGAGTTCGCGCATTTATCGCTCGGAATCGGATGGAAACATGGAATTTATTCAAAAATCCGATGCATCGATAGTCATTCAAGGTGAATTTTCACTAAAGAGTTTGAGCCATTTTATCAAGTGCACGCCTTTGTGTAGCCATTTGGAAATGTATTTGGGTAATGATTTGCCATTGATTGTGAAGTATGATGTCGCTTCCTTGGGTGAGATCAAGTTGTGTTTGGCACCATTGCCTCCGTCCTAATAATAATAATATAATATGAAAATGAGTTAGAATTTTGTATTATGTAGTATGAATATATTACAAGAAATGAACGAATCAATTTCATCCCCCTCTCGAAATTGCATATTCATTTGCGTTTTTCATAATGAAAGTTATGTCGATTTGTTATATTTATTATTGGAAAGCATATTTATGAATGGAAACGTAAACGAATGCACGGATATAGTTGTTTACACATCAACCGCATTTATGCAAAAAATTAAGAATTCAAGTTTATACTGTGAAAAAATAGTGTTTGAAATAAATGATAATTATGACAGCATAGATTTGGCATGCAAAGCCAGGTTGGATGCATTTGATTTGCCAGCAATGAACGCCTATGATAAAATTTTATATTTGGACACGGATGTTCTTGTGATTCGTGATGTAAACCCCGTGTTTGATATTATAAAAAAAGAAGTTATATACGCGATGGAAGAAGGAACAATCGACGACCCGCAAGATTTTTGGGGAACTACCTTATTTGGTAACGAAGCGCAAGAGTATACAGACAAGACGGCATTTTCGTCTGGAGTAATGGCGTTTATGAATTGTGAAAAAATGCGAACTTTATTTTTGAACATAAAAAAAGACATGAAAAATAGACGCTATAATTTCGCATGTTTTGACCAACCTTATATTGTATATAACGCAATAAAACAGAATTTGGTGGATAAAAAAACAATATTGGATTTGGTAATTACAAACGAAGAAGATATTCATTCCGATAAAACAATCGTGCATTTTGCGGGTTGGCCTGGGTTACAAATACGTAAATACTCGTTAATGGAAACTTTTATGAATAAATTTAAGGATAATATAAATATTGAAAACATCCAACGCGCAAAAGATTTTATAAACGAACAATTGATTCCTATCATTCGCGGACAAGGGGAGCCACTCGAAGGAAATATATTTATGATACATCATACGATGGAATATACAAATGTGTTCGAAAACAAGGCCAAAAATATAAGTAATTTGGTTTTGAATAAAAATATAAGAAACGTGTTAGAAATCGGGTTTAATGCGGGGTTTTCAACATTATTAATGTTATTGTCGAACCCGTACATGAAAATTACATGCGTTGATTTGGGCGAACACAAATATACAATTCCTTGTTATGAAAAAATAAAAGAGTTTTTTGGGGATAGAATAAATTTAATTATTGGTGATAGCACGGTTGTTTTGCCTCACATAAATGATACATATGACTTAATTCACATTGATGGTGGTCATGACACGTTTGTGGCAACGAATGATATTATCAACTGTTACCGTTTGTCAAAAAATAAAACCATACTAATAATGGATGATTATGATTTTCCAAATTTACATCAATTATGGGACGAATATGTTCTTCGTTATAATTTAAGAACTCCAAATACGAGCAATTATATTTCTCCACATCATGACATAAAAGTTGTTGCAAAATAAACGTTGAAAGGTGTAAAATTGAATAATTTCTCTAACAACATGGAAATTATTGTAAGACATATCACCAATCCACAATGGAAATCGACGCATTGATGTATTTAGCAACCACCCTGCATTTGCTTTGTTTCCTGATCAAACTACGCACGAACCAATGCACTTACGATATCCCAATAAAAGTAGGTGTATGGATTGCTTCCACGCTAGCATTGTCTTACTCCATAGTAAACGGATCCGCACCATTCATCGTAAACTATACTATAGTGTTCTTCATAAACACATATAGTTTATCTATCAAACTCTACATAGCATATCAAAATCGTTACCAAACGTTGAAAGATCAAAATGAAAGCAAAACACCAGAAATAGAAATGACAAAGTTTTTGTCAGAAACAAGTGATAATGTCGAACAAATTATGGAAATGTTTACGATAGACATAGAAACAAAAAAATCAGACCTTATTGTAGAATGTCCAACCTCCCGATAGAAATCATTCGTTATATTTTTGAATATATTGACGACATTGATATTCGGCGCGCGTTTGGTTTGTATGGGCGCATTAATATGTCAGACTACCAACTTCCAATCGGGTGCACAAAAATACATCAAAATACACCAGAGAAATATTTTTTTCATGTCCCGAATCTTCACGCCTTTGAAAAACGTGCAGAAAAACGGGTCATCGACGATTTTGTGGAGGTGCGAATATCCACGGTGGATGAACTCTTCCCGCCATTTCCAACCACGATTTTATATTATGTAGCCGTATACCGATTCAAGCCGAAATCTATGAAAAAAAACAAATATGACCTGGAATTGTTCTCCTCCAATGTCGCCGATTATTATTGGGATTTTCGCATTTATAGTTACATCAGAAAATAGACAGATCGTCAACCAATACAAAATTCAGATGGAATACCGCTTACAACAACGACGTTTTCGGGAAGTTCGGTGCTATTTATATATTTCATAACATCGTCGGCCAAATAAAGTGTCAGGTTCATATGTTTATTTTCTATAGCACATTGCTTTGTCCATTTGTCGAGTTTCAATACGTCATTGAGACCAACAATTCGCCCTATAACACCACAATGTTTGTCCGGTCGTTTGCCAGGGCGGCCATTGGTATGTTTTATGCGCCATTCACAGGAAAGGGCGTTTTTATGATCCGGAAACCCGGTGAGCAATGCATAAATTTCCCATCCACCACCTCTTCCATGTGTATATTTTGCACCCCCAGTAATTTCTTCATTGTGTTGCCTTAATCTACGTTTTGGATTGTTGGTGGAACCATTATAAGATAAATGGGCATATCTAGGGTTACGGTTACGAAGAATATAACAATACCAGGGGCCACGGTTGTCGGTTACAATGTCTTCTTGAAGAGGCTCTGGTTCCTTTTCCCGTTCCTTTTCCCGTTCCTTTTCCCGTTCCTTTTCCCGTTCCTTTTCCATATGTAGTATCTCATTATTATTATTCTTATCTACGAGACGAATCATACTATATCACAATCACCTTTGACAGATTGACGTTCACCTGTCCCAAAACCTCCGTTTTTGTGACATTCTGGATTTCGGTATAGACAATAGAAACATTCTTTTGTGACGCATATTTCGAATGTTGTTTGCATATTACAGCACCTTGTTTCGCAATTTTCAATCGCTGTTTTCGGTCGATGTCCAGATTCTCTGGAATAGATGCAACCACGTGTTCGGATGGCAACCCGTCAATATGAAACCAAATATCATTTGGCATAGCGTTGTCAATAAGTTCGAAATTCTCTTTGGCATTTCCACCAATAGAATAATCAATGGTGGATTTTATACAATCGATGTAGACGCTGACTTTCTTCATGATGTTGATTTTTATAAACGTCAAAATCATGACAAAAACAATTCAATTTTCCAAAATCGGCGCTCGTTTTCACATGAAATCTTTCTCGGCATGGGCTAACAAAACGCAAATATTTGAGTGCATGATTTTCAAATCTTGTTTGCGGTCGGGTTCGTGTGTGGTGGAAATCTTGTATTCAATGGAATTTTTGAAACGGTGCAAGGAGTGAACGTAAACGCTCACTTTGTCGAGCATGCCACGATTCTTTGCGAGAACCATCCAGCCCAATTTCTCAAACAGGTGTTTGTACCATGTGGCAAGTCCATGGTGAGTGGCATGCGCGCATTCGCTGTTCCCACAATGGCGTTTCGATGTTTTACGACGGCGAGTCATCGCGTTTTTCTTACTTGGCATAACGAAATTATAGAGTTATATATATTCCAAAGAAAATTCCATAGATCGAATATTCGTTGTGACGATGACTCCGCCAATTCCGTTTGTCGATGACAATGTATGCAATATAGATCTTTTACGTAATGCTTCATCATGATCTCCACACAATCCTCGCACACCATATGTCCACAATTCATAGAGAAGACATCGGGTCTCTCTTGAAGACAGAAACAGCATTCATTTTCAACCAGGCACATATTACGTAATACAGAGAATATATATCTAAAATCGAACTGCAGTATAGCAGTGGGTTTACAAGTCTAACTACAAGTCGCAAAGTTATAAATCATCGCTGGTATAAATTCACGCGTGATCTTGAATCGTCGCCGTAATACAAAACGAAAAGTCGAACCCATGCATATCCAGTGGTATTCCATATTCATTGATAATTCTTATGTAAAATTTATGCAAATCAATGGGCTTGTTATAAACACGGGTGTCGCTGATAAGAAGTCCATTGAATATATTCGCAGGCAACACGGATCCATAGGTGAAAGTTCGCTGATCCACCACAATGCGCGCAATGGCATGTTTTGTGATACGTTCGCAAACCAAGGATGATACAAACGCGTGTTTTTTATCATGGTCATTTTCGTAAATCTCTAAAAATAAATAGCGTGGATGTGTAAAATCACAAATATTATCCGCAATAAGCACACTGTTTATCGATACATCAACACAATTCATACTATATGTGGAATTACAAAACCCCAATGTTCTACCGAGATTTTTACTCCATAAAAGGGGAGACCCATCAAATCGAATCTCATAAGATTTTTCAGACGACATCGAAACAAATTCGACGATATTGGATGCATTCAACCGAATTTCCAATTCAGATGTCTCTTCGTTCGATGACAATAGTCTTGAAATCATGGCTACAATAGAAGGTGGTGTATAGTTCCCATCGGGAATGATTATTTTGCACATACGTGTTTCGTTGGAATTCGGCGCGTTTTTACCAAAAACAATCACCCGGAATTCGTTATTTCCGAGTATTCCACAGATATTATAAAATGTCATGGGTATTTCCACACAAGATACCGTAATCGATTTCACACCTCGAATTTCATGTGGAATTCGAATTTTGTATTCACATCGGTCAATGATATATTCTTCATGAAATCGCGAATCGATATTGATATATTTTATTTTTTCGGAGGAAGCCATATGTATTTCCGAACGTAAAAAATTTTCTAATCTATATTGATAGAATAGAAAAATCTGTCAACCTATGATCCATTAGAACTCCGGTTCATGTTTTTTGAACAAGCACCCCTGTTTCGATAAATTGGGAACAGGAACAATACTGTTCGGGTCTTGCAATGAGGAAACATCCATCCAAATTTTTATAATACAAAAATTCTTTTTCGGCGAAATCGTAATACCATTGACATGTTGATTACAATCCGGGTCAATGCATAACGACTCACCACATAATAAATAAAATAGGTTTTTCCAAACTTCAGGGACAAATTTATTCGCCACTTTATATGAAAAACAACCACCGTTTCTATTACGCGCGTCTTCCCACATGGGCGTAATCCCATCCCGCATCACAAAGAGCATACAATTTTTCACAATGTTTTCATGAACGGATTCATTTAAACTAATGACCTGCTCTACGGAGTGAATATTACTCATCAAAATTGTATATCCAGATAACTCCCAATTTTTGTCGTGTGGTAAATGGTAATATAAATTCCATTTATCATGCAGAGTATGTTGTGGGGTAGAGTTATCCATAGAGATTACGCCCGTAAACACAATTGCCGAAAAATCTTTATACTGTTTTCTAGGCAACAATCATACCGTCGTTTGATTGTTCAATTCGAATCCGATTGGACTACAGGCCTAATTTTATCCATAATTTTATACGTATATGCCTCAAGCACAACATATTGATTGCTCTTGAGAACAAAACTATGAACATCCGAATCCAATATTTGCAATGTATAGGTGTCATCAAATATATAATTTTCCATCTGATGTTCCAATGCACGTTTCACAAATCCCATAGAAAGAATCTCATTGTTTTCATAATAGATGTCAGGCGACAATTTTAAAACCACACTCTTCTTCATGAGCGGGTGTTTGTATTCCACCGATAAAAATTTATATTTCAAGGGTTGTTTCGGGATGCGAAAATCGCCGGGCAAAGAGGATGGGGTGTCGCCAAAACGCATCGTAGAAATATATGTGTCACCCACTTTCATCGTGACGAGTATTTCTTTTACGTATTTATGGTTCGTAACAAACGAATTGCCACAATCCACGGATTCTTTATAATTTTCAATAAAAAAGGGTTCCATCGTTTCGTGGTTAATCGAGGACAAATTCATAAATTCATACGACTCGATAAAGGAATAGGCGTCTCCCACATAACGATAAGGATCGCGCTTTAATAGCATAGATGTGCATATCCAGTTGGTGCGTAGGGGTTCAATCTCGGCGTTGTAAAGTTGCGCTGTAAGATATTTTTGAAAATAAATGCTCTTGTCAACTGCATCTTTTACAAAAGGGTAATTGGAATAGAGGCGTAATGCAAAAGTCTCTACATTTGCCGCCGCAATGGTATAATACATAAACGCTTGCATACCAAGCGCTTGGTAATCGGCTTGTTTTATTTTATTCACAACATCCACACATTTTTGGCGAATAAGTTCAACTACTCCTGTCAAAAATGCGAGATTTGGCGTTTGAATTGTATCGCGAAACTCAGAAAAAGAAAACATCAATCTCTGTTCTTGAATATATTATATAGAAAGACATTGCTCCATGTTTTTATGTGTTTTTACCATAAAATGTTTCGGCTTAAATTGTTTGCAGAATAACGATTTTTTCGCCAATTCCCCTTGATATATTTCGTCCGCGTAAGATAGTTTTTGCGCCGGTGTTTGTCTTGATGTTTGGTGTAATCTTCATACCCAAGTTGTCCAAAATTCACCCATGTATTATGGGTTTTGTCATAGATTTTATATTTTTTCTGTGGATTATTGGCGGGATATAATTTCGCAGTTTTACCTAAATATCGATATGCCATTTGCTGTGCTTTTCGCGGATTGGAATACAAATAGAGTCGTTTCGGATAGGATTTCTTTAGAGTTTTGTTATGCATCGTCACTATATACATAGGGGTGTAAAAAATTGATCGAATTGATTTGGAAAGGCTTTTGTGTAAAACTCTCAAAATTGATACAAAAATGTCCACGCTTCGAATCAAGAATGGTCAACCCATTGTTTTAAAAACACCCATCGGGATGTCGGTGGATATTTCAACAAATGAAAATGGTGAAATGGTGGTGACGGTTGAAAAGGAACGGGAAAAAGAATGGGAAAAGGAACGGGAAAAAGAACGGCCGTCGACACCTCTCCGCATTGAAATTCCCGAAAACATATCAGAAATTGAAGGTTCGGATACGTCAAATATGTTATCGGTCTCGTCGGGCGACATGACATTGTTGCCAATGAATCTTTTACACGATTACGCTGCCATACGCAATGGCGTAATCGAAGTAGGGTCAGAATCGCCACCGGATTCAAAAAGTAGCAATGTAGGTCAGCAGCTACGCAAACAAAAAATTCTTCGTTTTCATCATTATCGTTCCATGTCCTTTGAATACGATAACGACTCGTATCCCCATATAAAAAATACTCTACAGACTTCTATAAAAAATCAATTCGAGGTTGAAACCACAGTGTCTCATTCTCCATATGGGTATTCGGCAGAATCACGCCCAATATTGACGGGGTTGCATATTGTAGTTTTGGGGAATTATTTTGCGGGAACAACCATGCAAAAGAATACCCTTGAAAAAATATTGACAATATTTGGTGCTACATTGATAAAACATGTTCAACCCCATGCGGATCTTGTTATCGTCGGATTTTGTGGATACCACTATGCCACCGAAACACAACATGTTACAGCATACAATATCCCCGAAATTCATCACGTGGGAACATTCCTATCTTGCATGTATGAGTTTGCATTGAATTATGCGTCTGAAACACAGCACCGCATCCAACTTCTGAAACAGCAAAACCCAACACCACCAGTGCCATTGCCATTTTCATTTCCTTTCCCGACACCGGCTCCGTCCGGGGTTCAGTTTCATATGGGCGTAAATTATAAGCAATTATCCGGGCTCTCGCGATCAAAACAAGGAAGGGAGATAGAAAGATATAATCTATCGGAAGAATCCAAACAAATTGTGCAGAATAAACTTTCAACCTTGCCGAACTACGCAACAAAACGATAGACGAATTATCCACCCGGCGAAAATTATATTTTGAACCCCTTTTTTATTTTTTACATCTTTTCTCATAAAATGCGGAATGGTGCAAAATACAACGAATATGTTTAGATATCTAACGAAACGGTGTTCTTCGCTGAGTTGTTACGACGACGATTTGTGCGTTTCGGCAACGACGCGTTTTGCATATCCTTCAGAGAACTAATCGATATCATAGAATCGTCATCCGGGGCAGTCATTGTAATATTCGGGGTTTCTTCATGAATGTTTACGGTGCGCGTCTTGAGCCCTGACAAAATGTTGTCGATGTCTGTCGACTGTGGGCCACGCATTTCTGGTCGTTGTTGCGATTGCATTGGCGCTTGCATTGGCGCTTGCGCTTGTGTTTGTCCTACCGGGGCCATGCGAACACTTTTTTGCTGATGAACGCTTTCGTAATTTTGACCCATTTCTACACCTTGTTCGCGAAACATCGCGCCGCGACCCGCCTGAATATCAGGTCGGTTCCCAGGAGCCTCTGTATACATCATACCAGGGCGCGGCGGGGCAGGTTGTGACTTGGTTTCCACCGGAGCAGGAGGAGGTGGGCCACGAGGTTTATTTGCTTGTTCTTGCATCAAATGGTTCGCAAATGCAAATGCCGGGTTTTGTTGCTCCATGCTATTCACAGTGGCGTTCGTAAACATTTTCATTAACTCGGGACTTTGACGAAGAACATCATTAAACGCGGGGGTGGATGAACTCAACATTTTATTACTCATATTTAATACACATGCACTAAACCCGATTCTTAATAAAAGAGAGATTTCGGGGGCCAATTTCCCACCCTTGTATTTCTCATACAATTCGTTGAATATTTCATCATAACTATCGATATCTTCACTGACTTGTTCTCCCCACCCATCCAAATTCAAATCAAAGGGGTTGAACACGGCATTTGCATATTCCATGGAATTGATAAATGTCATAAACCACCACCCTTGTAACTTTACGCTGTCCTTTTTACGCTTATCTTCCAATGCGCTTTCATACTCATCTTCAATCTCGTCGTAGGGCGAGTCTATGGTAAAATGAGAACTATGTTTCACCAATCCCTTGTCACGCCATTCTTCCAATTTTTTCAACATAAGTCGCTTCTTGCGTCTGCGTTCGCGGTCGTTCATTTTCGCAGAGGACGGCGCACTATGGCTATCGTTCAATGGTATTTCATTCAGTTTGGAAAATCCATCCCAGGTCTTTGTGTTCCCCGCACTGTCTCGGGTAGCGGCGCCAATATTGGAATCTGTAACATCAATGCGAATGGGATCCGGTGACGATTCGTTTTGAGTAGGGCCTAATCCAAATAAATTCGCGGCACTATTGAATAGGCCATCCGTGCTAAATCCATTAAGTTTTTTTGTCTCTCCCGATAATGCGTTGAGTTCATCCTCCAAATTATTCAATTCGCCTAAATCCAATTTGGTGCTGAACGATGCCGACTTTTTCTTATCATTCATTAACAATTCGATTCCGGGGCCGAAATTCACACCCATTTTTTGCGAACCACTCCCTGGATCATTCAATGAAAAAGAAACGGGTTCCAAATCACTCAATCCAAGATCAATAACTTCCATATTATGATTACTGTATAAATAATAAAGTTTGTCTTTACGCAGTTTAGAGCCTTAAGTTTATATGATTTTCTCGGTTATTGTGTTATTATTCGAAGTTCGTTACTATACCGAATTTTTTTATGGTGTTTTGCATACCACAACCCTTGTAAAAAAGAATCGGCTAAATCGTCCTTCTTTTTACTCTCCAAAAATAGGGGTTTCTGTTCTTGGAATTCGGGGTTCGCGTTCAAGAGTTGTTGCGTATAGTCTACACCATCCCGTTTATGGTCTCGATAATTTGACTTATCCCCATTGTCACCCTTAGTGGAGAGAACCACGCCCGAAATGTCTTTGAATTGATTCAATTTATGGATTGAAGACACAAATTCAATATGCGTGTCGGAATTTTTCATAATAAAATATTGTGCCAACATGCCCTGTATTGTCTTCATCCGATTTGCGATCGGAGAGATTTGGTTTTCAATGACCACATGTGTGGTCTGATCTATCCCGGAAACATCATTCAAAAGGGTTTTCATCGTTTTCCCAATACATATAAGGTCAATTTCATCGGCATGTTTCGCTTTTTTGAGAACTAACACATTGAAACACCGTTCTTTATAAAAGTTGTTCAATGTTTCTACTGCCATCTTTTTGGTTTTGGGTGCATCCTCTAAAAACAAATGGTGTGATTTTCCAATGGCAACCAGAGATTCCAAGGGTTGTTTTTGTAAATATGCATGGGTTCTCTCTTTGGTGGGAAGAATGAAGCCCGAACAATGTTGTGTGGCCGAGTTCTCTTGTGTGCCAGAACATTCTTTTGTGGCCGACTTCTCTTGTGTGGCCGAGTTCTCTTGTGTGCCAGAACATTCTTTTGTGGCCGACTTCTCTTGTGCATGGTTTTCACAATAATACCCTCCGTTTTTCTCATATTTGGCGGGTTTTGCACAGGGTTTTGGCAGAGCCCGTTTCGATTTTAGAATTTTCAAACAACTACATATCGGTGGCGGCGCTTGTTTTTCCATCATGGTGAGAACACCCCAATTTTTTATCGAAAATGAGTTGGAAATATCGATCATGCAATAGGCCATGTTTTTGATACCCACATCAAAACTTAAGATACGCATTCTGTGTTTTCGGTTCGTATATAGATACAGAATAAGAATTCTATATCTATTTGTAGAGATAGTATCTACGGGAATGGGATTTATTTGCGTAAAAACCCTTGAAGAATTACACCATTTTGCGTTGAAAACGCCCAAATGGCGACGTTACCTTCACTCATTTACGCCCACAAAGTGGGCGTTTTGAATGAGAAAAGGTGTAAAATGGAACATTTTAATTCCGCAATGGCCAGATTCAAGTAACGATTTGAAATGACGCTCCTACGAGGAACGTGGAGCGTCCCATTTTAAATCTTTGCTTGTATAAATTCATCCTGGGTTACAACTGGCGAAATACGACGAGCATCCAATTGCTCACGGGACAAATATATATCTTTCAAATCACTCGTCTCATAACCCTTGGGTTTTGACGTATCTATTGCCGAAGAATAGAGATAAGGCGTAGACGAAAACCCCACGACCTGATTCTTATCAATAGATGGCAACTCCGAATGTCTTGTGAAATATCCCGCGTCGGTAGATGCTTCGCGAAAATTATATTCCATGATTTCCTTGGCATGGTTTGTTAAATATCTGCGATATTGCCAATTCGACTGTATGTTATTCGAACGTATTAATTTCTCATTCAAAATGGCCTCGGGTTGATAGGAAGCAGTAACCGCACGACCATCGTTCATCAAGGGCGGAAATTCAGGGTATTTATTGTTCGTTCGATATCCAAGAGCAGATTGAGGAACGGTTTCTTTGATGATTGGATAGGCGCAAGAAAGAGTTTCAAAGGAATTTGTGGACATATATTCTATACTTATACATAGAATATATATTTTTCTGCCGCTATGAATTTACTCCTCGGCTTCTTCTAACATTCGGACCAAGTCTATTTTTTTCAATCTACTGGGGTCGCTAGACAATCCTTTCGATATCACCAATGCTTTCAAGTTTTGCAAAGGCATTCTGCGATACATATCTTTGGGAATTTCCTTCGATGTATTTGGTGCCGTGTCTTCTAAAGTTGCGATCGGTTCTTCCACTGGTTCGGTGGCGTTCATTTTTTCAACCCGAATGGGATCCTCCATCTGAAGATCTTCTGGTGGGTCGATCGTTTCTTCTGCGGAATTTTCAAGTTCCGTATCCGATATAGGATCAAGAATGTGTTCATCGAGTTCAATGGTGTCACCAATTTCCACATTTATAATTTTAACAGAATCAGCACTGGATGCAGTTTCGACTAAAGAAGGCATTTTATCATCATCAGATTCATCACCCTCACCCTCATCCTCATCCTCACCCTCACTTCCTTCCACACTATTGTCGTCAGATTCATCATCACTACTATGATCACCAATATCACTGCTATCTTCACTTGTTTCGTCATCATCAGACACAGGTATTTTAGAAGGATCCAGGTGTGGAGATAAACCGGGTCGCAACTGCGAAAAAGGGAACTGTTGCAACATGACTTGTGCATTTCTCACGGCATTCAACTCTTTTACCATTGTATTCAATATGTCAAACATGGTGTCACATTTTTGTTCCAACGTTGTTACACGCTGTTTAAAATGATATACCAATAACAAAATCAATACAAAAGTAATTCCTAAACTAAGAAAAAAAAACGTTTCAATAAAATTAAAAAATCCCATAGTAGAATACAACTCTAAAATATAATGAAAAATCAAACGAACAGGCAAATTGGGTAGAACGGGAATGTTTTCTATTGTATATATATCCAATAGGCCAATCGGGAAATTAAAATGGATATGAACCCAAGTGTATCGTCCCCTCCTTCCCCGCCTTCTCCGGAAACTGGGGGAGTAAATAAAACCACGATCATCATTGTTTTGTCGGCATTGCTATTTTTATCTATTTTAGGAATAAATATATTTCTTTTACTCGGGCAAGGCATGAATTACGCTGGCCAAGGCGTGAATCACGTAGCGTCGATTCTTAGTCCCGCCGTCAACCAATTGTTATCCTCACTTGGATACGCGAGCGGAACAATATTAGAAAAAACCGATGATGCATTGGTGACCACGACGAAAACAGGCATTGATATTGCAGGCGGAGCAATTAAAGATGTTGCGAATTTATTGAAAGGTGGCGCGCAAGGCACAACATTGTCCGATGCAGTGAATACATCGAGATCTCGACACCATGAACCAAGCGCCGATAGCAGCATAAACCCGATCCAAAAACCGATTACTGCGAATAAGACAAATTGGTGTCTCGTGGGTGAACATCAAGGTCGCAGGGGGTGCATTGAAGTAGGAGAAGAAGAAAAGTGTTTATCGGGCCAAATTTTTCCCACCCGCCAATCCTGTTTGAATCCGATGTATTTACAAGACGTTTCGCCCTTAAAATCTGTATTTACGCGATCGTAAAGGCATGAACCATTGTGCGCAGAAACATAGTATAACCATGAAAATACATATAGAAAGAAATTCTATATGTAGAATACCAAAAACGATGAAACAATTTGTGCATACCCTTTGTCTAAAAAATAACAAGTGGTTTCTGTATGTTTCGAATTGCCCAGCGGACAATTGGAATTATGTATGTAAAGAATCGGCAACCTTGTTTGAATATGTCCGTGAAAATCAGCCCCTTATGGTATTTGACACCACGCCTTATGTGGATATGTTCGAACTCAACGCACTTGTAAAACGATATATGAAATATTACGGGGTCGAAAACGTCCGTGGGGGATCCTATTCGGACCCCATTTTACCAGAACATATAACAAATGCGATCGAAAGCGAATTGTTTCAAGACACTGGTATTCTAGATGGCGATATTTTGTTGGTTGAAGATATTCACCGAACCTATGAGGATGGGCCAGGCGACGTAGCAGAAGAAATTCATAGATTGCAACGTGATTTGGAAAAATATCGTGCGATAAAAGAAAAATGCCACTTTATAACCATAAACAGAACCGTATTTGATGATTTTGACTGGATAAAGCAACGCGCCCTTCAAGTAAAAGCCCATTGCGCAACCTATACGGATTCCAAACCCCCGATTCTCTCACCTATAGATGTGAAAAAATACAAAACAATCGTTGAAAAAATGCAACAAATTACGATTCAATTCAATGTAATAAAGGAAGACCATGCTCTGATATATGACGATTCACCAATGCTATTAGAAAAACCCTATGTCCAACTCGACACACTATTTTATCATTCGCATCTTATTCATGATTGGGACATCTATTTTTCACGTATTGAAAAGTTATTGAATTATTTCGAATATATGTCATGGGTGTTGGTAAATCGTTCCGAAGAATTTCACTTCGATATAGGACAATATGAAAACACCTTTGAAAAAAGAACGGAATGCGCAATCCAATATTTACAACAGGAAGCGTGGAAAGTGTAAACTTGTTGTTATATCCCAGAGATTGAGTTTTTCGTATACGGGATTTTGCCATTATTTGTAGAAACATTTTCAATACCGCCTATGCTGTGGAGGCTGGTCGATGCATTGCATAATACTCCATATTTTGTTGTTTCTCCGTATAGCGCTGCGTAGGAAGGTTTATTTAAAAACGGCGCATTTATTGAAAATGTCAAATAAAAGTCATAAATATATCCTGGTTCTGTGTATAAATAAATATTGGATATAGAAAGCATTCCGACATAGGCCTGATAGAAATAGTATGCATTCTTTGGTGAAGCGGGAATGTCATATTTTAAAAACGCAGAATTATTTGAAAATGTGGCGGTGCCTGTATTATTTGAAGGTAATGTCGTGGTATTCAACTGAAATGCGGGGTGCGTTTGTAAAGAAACGCGTGTTTTATTATTATAGACTTGTAATGATACGGATTGAATATTCAGAGATAAATCTGTCATGGGTTGAAACGACGGGTTGTTTGAAGTTCCACTTACGAATAGTGAAATTGGCATTTGAATCGTAAACGAGTATGCATATTGATCAACCGGTTGTCGAATCACTAATGTTCCATAAAGATTCGAAATCGATGTAGTAAATGAAAGATTATCGGATGTGTATAGATTCCAGAGGTCCTTATTGTCGGACTGTAAGATAGAATAATTATCTATATTTGTGGCATAATTATACAGAGGAACATTTTGATCACGGATTAAATATTCAATTGGACCAGGTATTCCAGACGAAGATGTTGGTGTAGGAATAAGATCATTACTAAGAGAACAATCATAAGATGGTTTTATAATATCAAACAATTGATCAAATTTATTATACGTTAAATTTCCACAAGCGTCTATATATGTATATGGAGCAGTAGTTCGCTGAATGACGGTGGTATACGAAGTCGCTTGTTGTGTTCCGCTTACCAATTGCACCCATTTTTGTTTTTTTGTCAAGTTGTTTGTTTTTGTATTCGTTTTCGTAGCATTATAGGACAGTATTTCTGCTTTCCTTCTCATATCGAATTGTTTTTGTGTGAACTGTGGAAATTGCACATACGGCGATGGCGGAGTATATCGCGCAGGCGGTATTGTAAATAACATTTGGCGATGTCGTTGTTGACATATCGTGTTCATGCAAATATCAACAGTGGACATATTTATTCATATAGTATCTAGTGTGATATTTCATAGATACTATACAACGCTAGGCCGGGTCATCCTGCTACATTCATGCGTGCCCGGAATACCATAAATTCGAAAGGTAATTAAAATTGGTTTGTTTTAATATCTTATCCGATACAGATAGATTTGGACCACCATAAACGATGGAATTAATTTCAAACACATTCAATGCATACCCGTAGTATCTTAAATTTGAAAGTTTTCCATTAAACCCGCCGTTTTGACAAACATAGACATCGTTGTAATTTTGTTTCACTACGTTTTGTAAGATTAAACGGTTCGATATCACTCCGTTCACATAAACATCAAACACGCTATTTTTCAATCGCAGAACAACATTTACCCACTTTCGAATTGGAACGTTCGATATATCCACCACGGTGTTTTTATCTGCTGAGTCCACGGTATCGATTACAATATGAAGACTATTTGTAGCCGGATATATATACATGCCGGGGGCGTTGTTTATATTTGTCAAATTGTCAATGCTACTAAAATTACCGTCGCCTTTGTTGAAAATATGTTGATATTTCTTCGCGTCATTCCCTAAATCATTCAAATAAAGCCAAGTCGACCACGTAAATTCAGCACCGGTGGTCTCATTGTTCGATCGTAGAATGGGAATAGCGTCAGGATTCGTAGGGTCTTGTGGAATTACACGTGGATTGTTTCCATCAATCATCCCTTTTATCAAATAGGGGTTTTTGGAAGGGCTTGTGAAATAAGCGATGAGACTAATTCCTAAATTCATGAGTAACAAAAATCCCACCAATATTAATATGAGGAACGCGAATTTGGCAACAATCGTGTTGGATTGCAAAAATTGACTGGATGCATCTGCCCCGGCCTCGGCTTTTTGTGAAAACTGGTTCAGGGATTCCGTGACATTCGATTGCATGTTCTCGAGGGAATCTCCCACATTACGAATGCCGGTCGAAAAAGATTCGGGCATTTTCAAGGGTTCGGCATTTGCAGCAGGTTGTTGGTAATTCATAGTAGATTATACTATAGCTACATTTTTTACATTTCATAATTCACGCTATACCGATACGTAATTATGAAATAAGAGTGCTCTAGAACAACGAAAATCTGGATTGTTCCACGCTATTTTTTAACAACGATAAATCGATACCATATGCTGACCATTGGTTCAGCGTGCTTTGTCCGTTTCCGGCCATATAGGTGTTCCATGCAGTTTGGGGATCCATAGGTGATGCCCAACGCTTAAATAACCCAATATAAATGTCCTGTTTTACGTAGGCAGGTGTCCCTGCATATCCTAAATACACAGGAACGCTTTTGTCGGGAGGATTTGCGGGAAGAACAATGGCACCCGTTGCCGCATTTCCAAAACGTTGTGACGTTACTAATTTTCCATTCAAGTATCCATCGAAAAATTGTCCGTCAAAACTCACAATAATATTCACCCATTTTTGTATAGGAAAATTGTCAGTAAGTTTTACAGATTGTATCGTGCCGTCTTGCATAGAAACCTTGCAACGTAACGTGGGTTGCGCAGTGTCTAAACTTAATACCAAATTTCCGTTTCTAGAAAAAAGAACTTTATCGCGTTGATTGTCCCAGGTGTTCACGTATACCCAAATACCATAGGCGTATCGCGCACTTGTTGGACTATCCGAGATCGGAATCGCAGGCAAAGCACCCCCGTTCAAACTTGCGGTGGTTTGAAGCGTGGATGCCGTATTCGAGTAATAATGATATAAAATATATATTAAAACCACGATCAGGATCAAAATAATAATAACAGAAACATTCATAACGGATTATACACTATCTATATATGTATCGGAGGATTTTTATTCATGAGCAAATTATACGAGTTCGTGATTTCAAATTTGGATAACACATTTGGATAATATTTCACATTACATATTGCACCGTCTAGTCCATGATTCGCCCCTGTCACAAATTTATCATATACGGCATACGTGGGCAAATTGTCGGTAAATTCAAAGGTTCTCTCTAAACTTCCGTTTATAAATACATCGACTCGTTGTGTTGAATAATTAAATACAATTTGATTCCATTTTTGTTTGGGAAGGGTGATCTCGAGAGAGGGTTTCTGGGTCGTGGAATTTGTAAAGTAAATGTTTACTTTATCTTTTTGTTCCGGATCATCTACATGATTCACATAGGTGAGTTTTGGCTTTCCGTTTCCGTAATCAAAAATGGTGGTTTCTTTTCCATAGGCTTGGAAATTTTTGGACTGGCTATCTAAATATAGCCACATCGATAGTGCATAATTTGTGGAGAACACCGGTTTAGAACCCTCCGTGGCTTGTTTTTTCACCTGAAGTGCATTCCCAATTTCTGTTTCTGAGTCCAAAAACACTGCGTTTTCCAATAGTTGAGTTCCATTACTATTCACAATGGTTTTTATCAAAGAGGGTAAATAGACATATAGCAATATAAGCACAATTTCAAATAAAAACAGATAATAAATTAAGAGGGGTGTCGATCGAAATTCATTGGACAAAAATCGGAACAAATCAATACATAAACAGGGTATGTAGAATAAAAGAGATACAATAAATCCAGGGGTTCCAGTGAGAGATTTAATTTGTCGAGAAAACATCAAAAATACAGCGGCCAATCCAATGATGATCGAGAGCGAAAGAACAATGTTCATGACAATAGAAACGCCACTTGTGTATGACATGGATGCGGGCGTTGATCTCAACGATACATACATGACACCGATTAAAAACAATCCCACAAACACGCCTGTCAAAAGAGAGGAATAATTATTCCCCTCGAAACTTTTTCCGACGAACAAGTAAAACAAGATATAGAGGGGGAGACCAATTGAAAAAATATAGAGCGCGGTTTTCCAATTCGACATCGAGTCATGTTCCGAAAAGAGTTGATACAAAGCATATCCGGGAATTCCGGCCAAACACGCTGTTCCTAGACCCGAAAATAGGCGAGGGTGAGTAGTGATATAATTACTTATATTTTGGTAAATGGGTAGAAGAATTTCATGAATTATATTTGACATGGTAGATATAATACATGGGCATTTTTTTTCGAAGCAGGCTACAAGTTCTCCATCGCGGTCTTTTTTCCATGACATTCACGACACAATGCAACTAAATTATCGATATGGTTACTACCTCCGTGCTCCAGTCTTATTTTATGATCGACTTCGAACCATGCGGAAAGTTGTTGTTGGCAATCCCCACAACACCAATTTTGCCGTGATGCCACAAATTTTTTTTTTGTTTCACTGACCGACCGTTTTGTCGTTTTTTTCCCGGAATGTAACATGCGTGTTTCTCCAACACGTTCCGTTGCGTCTGGCATAGAAACAACCGGGTAATTGTAATTTCCACCATCTATGCTTTGGTATTGACTGTCAAAAAAGTTTTGCTTCGATGTGAAATCTAAAATAGGTGATAAAAAGGTTGATGTGTCGCGATCTACGGGCAAATATTTGATATAGTCATTGGATGTGGTTATGATTTCTTTCGCGCGCAAAGGGTTTTTTTTAATAAGTGTATATAACATCAACGCGCCGAAAACGACACCCGCCATTTGGTAATATTTTTTCCAAGACATCATTAATTTTATATATTTTCCTTCCGTGTAAATATTTGCTACAATAAATCCGGTAATCAATACTAGAATAAGTTCGAAGCGCATCCCACACCCTTTTATTATAAATCGTTGTTATATTCCGTGGAGAATTTTTTCGCACATGAGATTGTTCATTCGTAATAAATCAAAATAAATAAGAATAACAAAGATATAAGCACCATATAGAGAACCCGTTTTCGAAGTCGTAATGTTTCATGTAAATAAATGGGTTTGGGTTTATACTCACTTCTATATTTATCTAAAGCCATGGGCAAAGAGAGTTCTTCTTTCCCGAGATAGACATTGAATTTGTTATGTATAAAATGAACCCACCGCACAAAAGAATCTCGATTGTCCAAATAAGGCGTCACCGGATATTTATCCAAAAATTCACTAAATTTGTCACCCATGCTGCTCTCTGGTATGAAAATGGGCATGTTTTGAATAAGGTCATAATATTTACGTTTCGTAACCGAATTCGGTGTCATAGGATAGGATTCGGCAATCGTGTGTAGAAAAAACCAATAATGCGGACCCCACACCGAAGAATCGAATTTCATATTTGTAAAATAAATATATAAACATAGCCGATTATATCTAGTTAGAAATGAACGATACATATTGCAATAATTGTGGAAAGCAAGGACACTTATATCATCAATGTAAAATACCGATTACAAGTATAGGAATTATCGTATTTCGAATACATGAAAATGAATTACAATACTTGATGATACGGCGAAAAGACACGCTTGGGTATATTGATTTTATGCGAGGAAAATATTCGATTTATAACAAAGAATATGTTATGAACATGTTGAAACAAATGACGGATGAAGAGAAGGAACGGTTGATCACGGAGGATTTTGATACCTTATGGAATGGGATTTGGGGAAATGAAAACATATCCAACCAATATAAATCGGAAGAGGCCATATCTAGAGAAAAATTCAACGCATTGCGGTCGGGTATTTTGGTAAAATATCATTTTTATACATTGGCAACCATGGTAGAAGATAGTAAGGCATTTCCTTGTTGGCAAGAACCGGAATGGGGGTTTCCGAAGGGTCGCCGCAATTATCAAGAAAAGGACTATGAATGTGCGCTTCGTGAATTTTCCGAGGAAACTGGGTTTCAGATTAAGCATTTAAAACATGTTCAAAATCTGTTTCCATTTGAAGAAATATTCACCGGTTCGAACTATAAATCCTATAAACATAAATATTATTTGACATACATGAAGAGCAAACACACCTTCGACATGGAAAATTTTGAACCGTCGGAAGTGAGTAAGATGGAGTGGAAAAATTATGATGATTCTATGGCATGCATTCGCCCTTATAATATAGAAAAGAGGAGGATGATTGCCAATATAAATAACATGTTAAAAACATATCGGATGTTGTCGTTTTGAGACATGTGGTGTATATGGTGCATTTAGTAGAGTTGTTATCCCCGGGTTCAATATATGGGTAAAAAATATCCACATATTGTAAGATATGCCCCCTAAAAAAACGAAAAAGAATAGCAAAGAAGAAGAATCCGAATCTGCCGCGAAAAAAAGACGTACCAAAAAAAGGCTTGTTTTCGTAGATAATCTGGCATCGGCATTGGTGGATCGTCACCCCATAAACGTAGATGAAACTACGCCAAACCCGGTCGTCGATGCACTTTTGGGAAAAACATCGAATGTTTTGGAAGAGCAAACATTGGTAGCAGAAAAGCAACGGAGAGCACCTAATTTGACAAGATGGAATGAAAAAACGGGGCAATATGAAAAACTAAAGAAAACCGCCAAAGTCCAGATATTGGGGTGTGATTATAACTATGAACCCACTACAGAAGACGCACCACGTTTGGCCGAGTTAAATAAATTAAAAATAGATGAATTGAAGGAAATATTGGCAATTTTGCGCGAAGGCTCCACAGAAGGCGGAGTGTCGGCGGGAGCAAGACGACACCATGAATTTGTGAATTTAATTTTATGTATTGAGAACAAAAAACGCGAAACAGCACCACCTCAAACTGTAGCGGAACAAGAACTTTCACCTGCGGCCGAAGAAGAACTTTCACCCGTAATTTCCGAAAAGGAAACGGAGAAAACGAATGAACCAGTAACTGCAGAACAGTTGTCGCCAATGCCGGATAATAAAGAGGTGCCGTATCCATTTAGTGAACTGGAAACCGTGGTTGGTGAATCGGAAATTGTGGTTGAGAAACCAGCCCAAAACGTCAATGTTCCGGAACCAGGTTCTCAACAATACAATTTATTTTTGTCAGAACAAGAGAAAAAGGAGTTCGCAGAACACCGATCTACCTCCGACCCCACACCCTTTCTCTATCCCACCCTAAACGACCCGAATTTTAATGTCAAAATTGCCAGTCGTAAGGAATTTCATGACACGCAATACGATGGTAATATATACGATATAAAAAAACAAAGTGAACTCCTATGTAATGCCGATTTTGAGCTATTGCCCCACCAACTTTTTGTCAAAAACTTTTTATCCTTTCAAACGCCTTATAATGCATTATTGCTTTACCATGGATTAGGATCTGGAAAAACGAGTAGCGCAATCGGTATTGCGGAAGAAATGCGGTCTTATATGCGACAAGTGGGTTTTCATCAACGCATTATGGTAGTAGCATCACCGAATGTGCAACGAAATTTTGAATTGCAACTCTTCGATGATCGAAACTTAAAACTAGAGGATGGTATTTGGCGCATGAATACACCGATGGGGAACGACTTATTACAAGAAATTAATCCTACGCAATTGAAAGGCATTCCGCGCGAAAAGGTGATTTCACAAATCCGGAGATTGATTTCGCAATACTATACGTTTATGGGGTATAGAGAACTTTCCAATTTTATCACCAAAAAAACAACCATTGACGACGAGACAAAGTATTCAAGATCACAATTGGAAAAATTAAAAGCCCGTAAAATTCAAGCTATTTTCAATAACCGATTGATGATCATTGACGAAGTGCATAATATTCGCATATCGGATGATAACAAAGAACGAAAGAAGACAGCCACGCTTCTTATGGAAGTCGTGAAACACGCGGAGAATATGCGATTGTTATTATTAAGTGCAACGCCGATGTTCAATAGTTATACAGAAATTATATGGTTAGTAAACTTAATGAACATGTTAGATAAACGTAGCACAATACGAGAGAGTGACGTATTTGACAAAGAAGGAAATTTCCTACCCGAGAGAACATTGCCGAATGGGATGCAACTCGAAAGCGGAAGAGATCTTCTACAGCGCAAACTCACTGGATATGTATCCTATGTTCGTGGTGAAAATCCATTTACATTTCCTTATCGTGTTTACCCTACGGTTTTTTCACCGGAAAGCACGTTTCAATCCGGAGACCGGCCTTATCCGATCTTACAAATGAACAAACGGCCCATTGAATCGCCATTGAAATATGTGCCCCTTTATCTTTCACCTACCGGAGAGTATCAGCAAAAAGCATATAATTTTCTCATGGAAACCATGCGAGAAAAATCGTTTTCCACACAAACTATATATG